CTGGCAACAGCGAGGCGCAATGGCTTTTGTTTGGGATCACAGTGAGGGACCTATTGCAAGAATGCAGGTGAACATCAACAGTTACACCGGGAGACCTCTCGGAAATTAAACAAGCCATACCAAGGAGGGTACTATGGCACGCAATATGCAAAACAATTTTAAAACACTTGCTCGAAAGTTGCGGCGTGAGTTTCCGTTGTCACGTCCTTTGCGAATTGTGTGTAAAAAACTGAATAAGCAAAAAATCTGTGGGAGTTGTATCACATATCTCGACAACGATGGATCTATAATTCGTTTTGTTATTGAAGTAGATACACACTTGTCGGCATTGTCTGCGATTGACACGTTACTCCACGAGTACGCGCACGCACTCGATCAAGAGCTTAACGGCGTAGCGGTTGAAGCGCATCGCGCAAGCTGGGGCGTTTGCTATGCGCAAATTTGGAGATTTTATGTGACACATTTCACTTGACCTTGTCACCATTTTTAGGGCACATACTCACATGAGAATCCTGCCGCATCGTTTCGAAGCGACAATAGTCACACGCGGGCCAGGATCAACCATATGCCGATGTTCGTGTAAAATCTTGAATCGCAAATTATTAAGAACACGATGAATCTCAGCCAAATTAGGCCAAAAACTAGTACCACAAACTCCACTCAACGCATCATCCCAGTCACCATCAGGGAAATTTTTGCCATAATATATCTCATCATTGTACACTTCATATGATGGCGTCAAATGAGGACGGTCCTCGTCGCCAATATGGGTATCGAGGCAGATAGTATGACATTTTGGCAACACATGGTATAAATGCTTGATCGGGAATGACAAATGATATAAAACCCCGATATGAACTAGAACGTCACAGTTAAATTCAAATGATTGAACATCGGATAAAACTACATCAACATTATTAATGCCCAACAATTTTAGCCTCAATAGGGCAAATGCGACATTGGTGGGGCGGGCATCGACGGCAATCACATGCCGAAACTTTCTGGATAGCGTGGCGGTATGCCAACCATGCCATGATCCGAATTCAACAGCAGTTAATTGATTGCATTCAATATTATCAAGGAGATATCGAAGACGATGATCAGTAGGAAATTCTAAGCTACCGCCAAGTATCTGTAATGTCCGCTCCTTGATCGATTGCCTGAGTTGGTCGGCAGACGGTTCCCATCGTTCGTTTCGTTTGTGTTGGAGCATCAATTATCTATTGAATCGTAGTCAATCAACACGAATTCGCCTTTGATCCATCCACGAGCAACATGCATATTCATCGATTCAGCTAATTCTTCAGCACGAAGTTTAGTTTGCTGAAGAGCTAGCTTCAATGCAGCATTCCAACCATTACCGGTATAATATTTCCCGGTTAGATTATCAAAAATTACATACATTCAACTGACCTCTCCAAAGTTTTAAAGCTAGAAAAAGTTATCGGAGAAGAAAATGTTACCACGATACGATCACCCAAAAATCTCAGAAATTTGGTCCATTGGCAATAAATACCTTGTATGGACGCAAATTGAATTATCATTTCTGTCAGAACTAAAAGCCGTCTCCATTCTCGCCCCTGATCATTTCGAGTCATCGTGGATCGATGACATCCAATCGAGAGAAATGCAAACGAAACACGATGTAGTCGCATTCGTTGAGTGGCTCGAATCGAAAGTACACGAAACTGATCCATTATTCAGCCGATTCGTGCATTATGGTTTGACTTCATCGGACATTGTTGACACCGCTTTTTCTATGATGATCCGTGCCAGCAATGAAGTTATCACTGATCTCTTGCGAGCACTCGTATCTATACTCAAGCAGAAAATCTCTGAGTGTGATGGAATTATGATCGTGGGACGAACTCATGGGCAGGCCGCAGAACTAATGCCACTCAGCCAAAAGTTCGATACATATTTGCACACAATTCTCAGGTACGGAACATTCAAATGTGCTTATTACGGACGATTGGCGGATAGTGTAGGATCACTAAAGTATGTCAATCGTGCTGTCGTTATAAACACGCTGTCTAAACTGAATCTCGTCGAAGGCTTGTATGATGGGCAGATCATCCACCGTGGCATCTATGCAGAACGCATGAATGAATGGGCATTATTGGCAAGTGCAATCGCGAAAATTGCAACCGATATTCGGCTATTATCACAAAGCGGAATAGAAGAAATGGCAGAAGGATTTGAAGAAAACCAAGTCGGATCATCCAGCATGCCGCACAAGCGAAATCCTATACAATGTGAGAATATTTGTGGTCTAGCCAGAGTAATTAGAGGATATCAAACCACAGTAATGCAGAATATTGAACTGTGGAACGAGCTAGATATCAGCCATTCAAGTGCCGAAAGGATCGTTTTTCCAGACGCGGCAGTATTATTGGGATTTATGATTGAACGAATGACAAATATTATCACAAATCTGAGAATCGACAAAGACAAGATCGCTCGAAATACACAAACGCCCGGATTATCCGTGATAAATCATATGTAAACTATCTTGAGACCATCCACGTCCTTCCGGTTCAAATCCGTAACGTCGTTCCAGATAACCGGCTAATTTCGGATTCACAACATACACACGGATGTAGGCATTTCCAAATTCAGATTTCAGTGAGCGGTAGTGGTCTAAAGCAGCATCAATAAGTTTTGGCCCAATCCGAGCAGACGCCATGCCCATCGCTCGCGATTTTGGATCAACTGCAACGTCAAAATCGAAGCGGTATACATCCTCTCCGTATTCTTGACTTGCTTCATCGTCACGTTCGAACGCTGACCAAACCGCCCCGACAACTTCGCCACCTACTTGTGCGACTAGTGTTAACTCTTTATTCCGAGATATTCTAATTCCCGAATTGCTAGCAATACGGTCTGCCTGATCAGCAGCCTCCCAATCTTCGGGATCTGCCGCATTAATCTCAGGTTCTACGAATTCGAGTATAGTGCGAAGTTTCATGCACTATATTTTAATGAGCCGACATAGAAGAAGGTCGTGAAAGCGGCCTTCTTCTATGTCGGCTCATTAAAATATTGCTGGCCACGCTTTAACAACTTCGCCGCTTTCAATAACAATTTTTTGCGAGATTGCGGCGACAGAATTCGAAGAATATCATCATCGAATTGATCCAGAGATTTAGCCACTCGCAAGGCTTTCTTGTCGCCCTCTGGATCGCCTAGACGCCCTTCTGCCCGCATTTTAAGCAGCCACGTTTCAAGACGTTCTCGCAAATCGATTACATTGTAAAGATTGTGTTGATATTCGGCAGGGAGATGTAGAATAAATCCATTGAATAATCGCTCATCGGTATTTCGTTCGATAATCAAGCGATATAGGCTCAACTGAATACTATATTTAATTTCTTCACAACATGGAAGATCATCAAATGGCGGAAGCATCGTTTCACGAGCATACTTCCGAACCATGAATTTCCCAGTCTTCCAGTCGAACAAGCATCGCTTTTCTTCGGATTCAATAACGATCCGTAAAATAGCATCCACTCGCCCAGCAACACCTAATTCAGCATCACCAACAGTCCACTCCTTACGATCAAATTTCGCTGACAATCTGGAGCACATACGCCCCCAGGCGATGTCAAATTGTTTCATTTCATGTAAATGGTCGTTGACAGAAAGCAATAAACGCGGATCACGTCCTTCAAGAACATTCTCGATATAATTGTGGACCCGCGTACCTTTGTCTAATCCAATATCACGCTTCGAATCCCATTCGGCTTGGATATCCGCTTTCGATCTTCCAGATGTGGCGGCTTTTGTTTCCAACATTTCGTCACTACGGAATTCTGGAGTCAACCATTTCACAATGGACGTAACAGGAATCAGAGCCTGATTACCAAGCCTATAGGTATGCGATTGTGCGTCGAACGTAATATCATCAAAATTGGTAGCCATAGTACCTTATATATCAATTCATATTCGGGTCGAAGATCAGCCCACGTTCTTCGAATTTCTGTTTCATCTCAGCTTCGGTTAGTCCCCAGAAGATAATGACTTCAATAGAAGTCGTACTACCCTCAACGGAACGTGATCGAAAAGTGAGAAATACCTTATCTCGAAGCTTTTGGTAAGATATATCATCGAGTATGATTACATACAGAATCCGCCCATCAGATTTACTCAAAACAGCGACATAGAAACTATTATCAATGTACATGACTGGAACAGATGCATCCGTCATAACAGGGACACGTGATAGTATTGTGTCTAATTCATTCTGAATTGCTTCTCGATCTTTCACAGCGAGAATGACGAAATCACACCCAGGTGGGGGAAGTTTAACACGGTCATTAGCAACAGCGATGGGGCGGGATTTCCGCAATTCAACAAGATTGTCTTCAGAAAGACCAAATCCTACTACATATGCTTCACGTTCTTGCTTATATCCGGCAGATACTGTTATCATAACTTGATCCGTGTGGCACTCGATTGGACTCTCGCATGATTTTAAATACTTCCAAACGATGCCTAAATACAGTAAGACCCGGCATTTTAGGCCGGGTCTCACGTCAGTGCTGTCACTCTTCACGTCGGACGAAGGCTTAAAAGCCTCTGATGACCGATCGTTGGCGAATGACTCGCCGTGTAACCACCGGAGCCGCGACGAATCGCTGTTGAACGAAAACCGGAGCCGCGACGAATCGCTGTTGAACGAAAACCGGAGCCGCGACGATTTTATGCTGGACCATCGGAGCCGCGAGATATTGCTGTTGAACCACCGGAGCAGCAACGAATACCTGTGACACGAATGATCGCATCACAAACGGGCTTGCCACAAATTGCTGCTGCACAACAACTGGTGAAGTGCACCCACCGGTCACAAACTGAACGTCGCTCGCGGTTGCAATACCCGCAAGGCTAGCACAGCCCACTAGGGCTAACAGTGCTACAAGCCAATTCTTCATGCATCATCTCCATACGGGTAACAGGTCGTATTTTCAGGATGTCACGCAACATCCAAGATAAATTTGCGTGAATAATTCTCAAGGGAATTGCCCCTCGCTTTTCAATACATATAAACGAAAGTGGCCCGGTTGTTGTCAACCGGGCCACTCGAATTGATGCGGATCGAATGGTCTCGATTAGAGGTTAGAGACCGTGATGGTTGCGTAGTACAGACCACCGTCTTCGATGAGCTTCTTGCCGTATCGGGTCATGATACCCTTGTTCGGCGTGAAGCTGTTTGGATCGAGAACGGTCGGCGTGCTGAGCAACGGAATGTATGGGGCGTAGAAGTAGCCCGCATCCAGAACGCTGCTGCCCTTAAATCCGAGCAGGATCTTGCAATTCGGGAAGAGCGGATCTTTGTAAATCCGCATCTTGCCTTGGATCGTGCCGACGTTCATGATGCCGACATCCACACCTTCTGTAGTGAAGGCGTCCGATGCACGGAAGTCATTCAACTGCTCGAACTTCGAGCAGATGTCAGCACTCATCACCATCCAGTTCGCCGGACCACGGAGAGTGGTGCGGTGGATGATGTTGGCGACTTCGAGCGTCTTGTACATCAACGCGATGTTGCGGTCTGTGAAGTTGACCGATGCACCGGCTGCCGTCGCGAAGTTGTGATCAGCACGAATCGAGGCGGAAATGATCAAGTCGTTGATGATTTCGCGGTCGATTTCGGCGACCATTTCGTCGGCCATCAAGTCCGTCAAGGTGCTCTCGGCATCGATGTTGTGCACCGACTTCAGGTCTTGAGCGGCTTCCAGCGACCAAGAGGTCTTCAGCTTGCGGGTGATAGCAGCGACCGAATCGCTGTCGATGCTCAACGTAACTTCCGGCTGGAACGGGTTGGCTTCGAGATCGTACTCGTAGTTCACCCGTGCGACAGCTCCACCCGGGAAAACACCGGCACTCAGAGTGATCTGAACTGCACCGGTTGTGTGGTTGAAGGTTGTCGCACCAGCAGTAACCGTATCAACAGAGATGTTAGCGGTGAACTCAGTGCAGTCACCAACCAACACGGTATCGGGACTGCCGTCCGCATCGAAGGTAACTCGCAAGCAAGGCACTGCGTCATCGCAGTTCGGGCCTGCATCGGCTTCGCTGGCGAATGCTTCGACCACGACCGTTCCAGCGAGAACCGGGCGATGGGCCAGAGTCGCTGAAATCACTGTGCCACCGACAATCGTCGCGTCTTCGCCACGAACTTCTTGCGAAGAGTAATACGGGTCAAGTGCCCAACCGTTCTGACGGGCAGAGCCTTGAGCGGTGTTCTGACGCATGATCTGCGTTCCGGCAACCGTCTGTCCCTTCGTGAGAGCGTAACGATATCGGATGTAGAAGATCAAGCTGGCTGGCTGGCTCATCGGTTGAACGCCGACGAGATTGTCAGCAATCAACTTCGGATAGGACTTCCGGATGAGCGGAAGAGCGAACCGAGTAAAATCGGCGATGTTCGCGGTTGTCGTCTGGTCTTCGAAGATGACCGAGCGATTTTCCGGATTGTTGTGCTTGTACTGGTTTTCGAGAATTGCCGCCATCAAGCCGAATTTCTGCGGCGTGACTTCACGGCACTTGCTGAGCACCGGGGACCACTTCTTGACGAGTGCATTCTTCTTGGACTCGTGAAAAACTGATGCCTTGTGCAAATCGGTTTCTTCCGTAATTGGACGGCGACCGGCTCCCGCACCTTCAACCAGATGACGGCGACGAGCGTTGCCAGACACCGCAGTACGGCTGCTTCGCGTTGGTAACATATGCTAAAACTCCTTATTGGTTAGTATTCGATTCAGGTACAGGTTAGATCAGGTCTTCGTCCATACCCTCGGCAATGTCACCAATGTTAAACCCACGTTGTGGTTGGGTTTGAACAGGCGAAGCCTTGCGTTGTGGCTGGCGTCGGTCCTGATTTTCGAGGAGCGTCTGACGAGTCGTTACCGGGTGAGTGGCAGTACGGCTTACGTCAATTCTCTTTCGTCCGCCTTGTGTTTGGCGTGACTCAGAGACCGTACCCAAGCGTTGCTTGAGTTGTGCGTTCTCTGCGGCCAACCGTCGATTCTCCTTGAGAGCTTTCTCGGAGATCGCTACTTGGCGATTGGCAACTTCGACTGCACGAGTGCGTTCCTCGTTGACCTGCTGGATCTTGAGCTTTGCCTTGTCCAACGCGGCTGTAGCTTGTCCATTTGGCTCACCATTCGGCTCGATGCCCTCAAGGAGGGACATAACGTTCTTAAGCCTGGTAACAGCCTCGGACTCACTAAGGGCCGACTGCTTAGCAAGCTGTGCCTCAATCGCAGCAGCTTTCGTCTCACAGAAGATCTGAACTCGACGAGCGAGTTCTCTCTTGTGTGCTTCCGTCTCTTCGATGCAGACTTTCTTAGCCTGCTCGATACGATTCTGGTAGTCAGAATCGTATTGCTCACGAAGAGTTGTCTTGTAGTCCTCAAGGGCCTCGCAGATGCTGCCAACCAAGTCCTGGTTGCAACCTGCCTTTTCCAAGAGTGTCTTGATCTTGTTCATAACAATCTACTCCTCACGAGCTTGCTGAAAGTTATTTTTGCTCGAATATAGAAAACTTAGTGTTATCTCCGAGACCGGCTCGGAATCTTTGGTCCACGCTTGTCCAAACCGAAGTAACTTTCAATCTCTTGAACCAAGAGATTTTGGTATGCTTGCGGACTGAATCGATTGCGGGATTCCTTAATTGGTTTCAACCGCCGACTCAGGCTTTCTTGGATTTGCAGAATTGCCCCATTCACTGACGGTTCCGCCACAGCGTCCCACGTCACAAATGAATATCCAGGCATCACGCGATAAATCTGATGTCCATGGTGTTCCGCGACTTCCATATCACCCACACCACGGGATGAAATACCAACTCGAACTTTATGTTCAAACAACCCGCGAAGGTATGAACCGCAAGGCAGTTTGTGAAGCACTTCAGCTTCACCGAATACCTTCTTCCCATCCATCCACACTTTCGTGATCAGATGGCTTACGCGGTCGAGATGGATTTTGGCATCGGCTGGGTGGTCAAATTCACCCATCACGGCTCGATGAGAAACGTCTTCTTGAATTCCCCGAACAGCAGGAGCAAGAACATCATTGCTTGGATAGAAGCGTTGATTGGCGTTCTCTTTGTCGCCCATTTGGAAAAGCCCAGTGACTCGCATCACTGGAACTTCTTTGCCGTTAACGTCTTCCGTTACTGTTTCTTTCCGATCAATAATTTCGAATGGGAAAACATCACGGATAAGCTGCATACCGGTAGGAATAACACCAGTTTCAGCGATTAATCCCCGATTGATGGCAGGGAAACCACGCTCTTCCATAAGCGTGGCATATGATCGACGGCTAGGCAACATTCACTAATCTCCCTTTTTCGCCGTTGGCGGCTTGGTTCCGGTGCCATCATCCTTCTTGACGGTCGGACCAATGTCCTCTAACTCGTCGTCAGTGGCCTTCGGCAACTTCGGAGTTGGCATATCACGTAAATTATCCTTTACGTGCTTGGTATATTTGGCATTCGATGGACTGGTCACATCCTGATCTTCGACCATTCCTTCGGTTTCGTCCTCTTCCTCCACTTCCTCCTCTTCCTCCTCGTCCTCCTCGTCTCCCATTTCTGGTGGACCAGCGACTTCTCCATCCATCGAATCTTCGCCATTTTCGAAGTCTGGCATGGCATCATCATCGCCACCCATGTCTCCAGCATCATCTCCGGGAGCATTGATAGAATCGACCGGCGACATTCCGGAAGTATCATCACCGGCATCGCCCATATCATCCATGGAGTCGCCCATGTCGGCGATCATACCATCATCGCCGCCTTCACCACCGGCTCCAAGTTTTCCAACATCGATATCATCAGAGACTTCGACGGATATCGTTCCATCCGGACCGGTCGTGATTTTCGCCATGGCCTCGTTTAAGGCATTGTCTTCACCGTCATCAATTGGACGCAATTGCTCAATCGATTCACTGATCCATTTGGTGAATGCACGCGGATCGCCGTAGCTCATCTTCGCAGCGGCAAACGCGCTTTCATAAAGTGCTTTCGGAATTGGAATTTCAACCGATCCGTCTTCACTCAAGATGACAGGAGTGAGAGATTCATCAGAGCCACCATGGTCGAAGATGAATCGAACTCCCGCATATTCACCAAGAACAGCATCTTTCTGTGCCTGTCCCCATCTAATGCGGCTTTCCTTGGTCGTCTTCCCAACGCTGGCACGGCCATATCCGCGTGGAGTAATTCGTGGGCTTCGGTACTGATCTTCGGCCACACCCTCATCGTCCGAATCATCTGATTCCCATGGCTTCTCGGAATCGCCGGAATCGCCAGAATCATCACAAACAAAATCGTCCGAACCACTCTTCTTGAACGGCGGAGCGGCACCAGGGAATGGACCACCCTTATCGTCGTCACTTTCCAAAAAGCACGTTACAACCTGTTCCAGTGCTCTCGACATCTTGCCTTCTGGGATTCGCATTCCCAAGGCTTTCAACGAGGCTTTCGCCATGCTGGGAAGGCTTTGTTCGAGAAGCTTACCAGACAGACGATTTTCGGTCGCCAAACGCTGCATGATTCTGATGATCTTTTCGAGGTCTCCTTCATCAGTGATTACCGGCGTGCCGTAATCAGTGATATGAACACCTTCTGAGAGATCGATTCCTTCATCACGCCGAATAGCATATGGATCTAAGCCTTCCTCAATCTCATCGTCATCGCACGGCATATCGTCATCTTCGTCCTTCTTCATCTCATAATGAACAGGACGGGATTCTGATAGTGGTTTTTTCTTCTTGTACTTGCCTTCCATCGGCGGAGCACCGCCCGGAGCCGGAGGAGCACCCGGAGCAGGAGCAGCAGGAGCAGCAGGAGCAGCAGCAGGGGCCGGAGCCGGAGGAGCACCACCGCCAGCACCCAACAGGGCATCCAGATCTTCGTCACCACCGGCTGGCGAAGGCGGAGGGACTTCTCCAGCGGCTCCAGCACCCGGTTTACCGGCACCACCGCCAGAACTCTGACCACCAATTTGAATCAGCGGAGAGTTGATATTGATGACAGGAGCACCACCGCCGCCCCCAAGATCGCCACTAAGATCGAGAGCATCACTTCCAGCCGGACCACCTCCAGGTGGCATTTGATCGAATCCCTGAAGTGTGTCGGCGGCAGCAAGCTCTTCTTGAATTGTCGCGATCAAATCCTCGGCTTCATAGATCGCAGCATCGTCGAAGTTTTTGTCCTTCAACCGCGTGATCAAGCTGCTCAACTTGCTCGACAATTCGTGCGACTCCCGAATTTTCGGAGTCTTGTTTCGCAAGACATCCAAAGTCGTGGCCAAAGCTTCGGCGGCGACTTCTCGGTTTGAAATTGTTTCGAAAATCAATGCCAAGAATTTCTGGTATGCACTCTCGAAATTCTTCGATTCTTCGAGAATCCGCACATTTTCCATCAACGCCGGATGTTCCGACTTCTTGGCAATATTTCTCCATTCATCGATAATCTTACGGCGGCTCAGCTTCATATTGGTTCTGAAGAAGAGCGTAGCGGTGTCATCACACAGTTGCTGGTTGAAAATCGCTTTCGAAGCCAATGCGTTCTCAACCAATGTCTGGAATTGAGCACGATTGAGGAGTGTGAATTCCTCCATCGATTCTAAGAATGGTGTCACAGCCTGAACAGCGTCGTCGATTTTCGCTTCAGACACCAATCTGGCAGCGTGATAGACGCGGTTTTGGAATCCTTCGGACCAGTATGCATTCTTGGCGGCTTCCATCATCCGTCGAGCGACCAGCTTTCGTGCCGCCCATTTCGTGACAGGCAACGAGATCGGTTCTCCATCGCCGAATGAACCGGAGACGACTGTTCCGTTCTCGACAAGAACGCGATCTCGCAGATTCTCGACAATCACAGCGACCAGTTTTGACCGCACATTGTTTTCGAGACTGACATTGTTCGGTTGAATACTGATGCGTCGCAGAACACCATCTCGGCATCGAACAGCACCAGAGTAAGGAACAGCCCGACCTGAGAATCGCTGGGCTTTCATGCGGTCAAATGAAACCTGCATGCCCTTTTGGTCGTTTTCTTCAATTGCCGAAACCAATTTCTCGCAGGTTTCAGCAAACAGACCTTGCTTTTCTTCTTCAACAATTTCGAGAGGTCTAATATTAGTGATTGTGACCTTGCCATGGGCCTCGCGGACGTGTTCTGCAATGAAGAATTGTTGCGCATTCACATCTTCAATATAAAGTTGCTTGGCGTGAAGAGCAGCTAGTCTCCACTGTTTACCAGCAGAGCGGCCCATTTGTTCGATCCGCTCTTCGAAAACGGCAACTTTTGCCTGAGCAGAATCGTTCAATGCACCAAGGAATTTGCGACTGTCAATTCGTACCGGGCCGGTTGTATTCGATGTCATCTAATTCGCTCCTAGATCAGCACGTTGCCTTAATATAGTAGATTTTGATTCTACTGGTTCAGCAGCGTTTCTTGCTTAACTATTACTAATTTTGACCAAATGCGTGTGGGCTAGTCTTAATCCTAAAGGCCACTAACGGCAACTGACGGAAGATCGCTTTCGGTAACTTCAGTTACTTCCTCTTCGGATTCTACTAGCGATCCATCCATCAGAACGTCGTAAATCTCTTTGATTGCGTCATTGCGAGTGTCTTCGTCAACAGACCATTCGACGAGTAACTCTTTATCTTTGTTTGGGTTGTAAATTTCTTCCAAAATCGTAGAGGGTGATTTCCCATTACCTTCATGACGAAGGGTAGGAGGAGATCCCGATAACCCATCGAGTTCTTTGGAAGCCAAAATGTAATCGTAGCCGCTACTATGTTCAATCAGAGGTTTTTCTGCTGATCGACCTATCCGAGCCGCCCATCGCTCCACGATAACTTTGGCTTCATTCATGCGACCTTGTTTACGGAGTTCAAGTATCAAGCGTTTCTCAGCAGCATAATCGAATCCTTCAATTGGCGGAGGAGTGTCTCCACCAGCTTCAGCCCCCAGAGCACCCGCTGCGTCTTCTAGAGCACCACCAGCCGCATCCGTGGGAATATCAGCCGCATCAGTTGGTGGGGTTGGTGCTTCATCACCAACTCCAAGATCCAAGCCACCACCACTGCTGCCACTTTGCGTAGCAGTCTGCTCCATATCCTTCAATTCTTGAATTTCATCGGGAGACAAGTCGGTAAAGTGAGTCACAATCCATTCTTTCGGAAACCATCCCAAATCCTTGAGATCGGCCATCACAGCTACGCGAGTTTGCCATGTTTCGATTCTATACAATTCTTCCATCGCAGAAGTTGCAGTAAGAGCAACTTCAAATCCACGCAGATCTTCGACACGATATCCACGTAACGCGAGGTGAATGATAGCAATTTTGGTTAATCCGGTGGCAACTTCACGTTGTATCCATTGAACAGCTTTCGAAAATTCCGAGTGTGATTGTGAGAGCGATTTTTCACTGGCTTCGCCAGCCCCCTCCCCAATTCCAACCCGTGCGAACGGGATTTTCATTGGAGACACCATTTTCTTCTTGAAATATTCGATATCCTTAATTTGGTCGAGGTTCTCAGCACCCGGCAAAACGTCAACATCCGGACCAGTTCCGTCTGGACGACGCGGCAAGAAGAAGTCATCTTCTTGAATAAGTGGAGAATATCGCTCGTCGAACGTGCCGGTAGTTGGATTATAGAATCGCTGGCGTTTGAAATTCCGTGCGATCATCTGCATATATTCCGGCACTTCTTTTGGCGGAATCATGCCGACAGGAATAGTGAATTTACGTTTCTCCGGTGCACGAGTAATTCTGTAAATCAACGCAGCATCTTCCATCAGCCGCAATTGTTTGAATGCCTTGCGTCCGCCATCTAACACTGAACGACCATATGGATGGTAGATGTTTTCAAAGCTGGTCAACCGCAAATGCATTACTTGCCACGGATGAAGAAACATTGGACGCGGCCAAATTGCATCCATATAAAAGAATCCAACAAGATCACCATATCGTGTTTCAATTCTGGTGAAATTGTAGACGTTCATGAATTTAAGAGCAGAGACGCCGGAACGATTAGCGTCCAGAATTACCTCGAACGGAGAATCACCATATTTGCATAGGTATCGGACTGTGGGACGGCAGAATGTGTCCCAACGAAGCGTATTGAAGAATAAATCTTCAAGCTCGTGCTTCAGCCGCCGATTGCGTGCTCGAATAATCAATGTGTGTTTTCGTTCAGGATCGACTAAACTAGCTTCATCGGCATATAAATCTAAACCAAGGCTGATTTCGCCAGTCTGATCCATTTGTTCATAATCTTTATACCTCTCCAATCTATTAATCTGTAGATTGGTCTGATCGAGGATAGCGGCTTGTTGATTAAAGTCAAGAAATTCGCCGCCAGCAGTTAAACGATCAAGATGTGCTTGATCTTGATATACTCGTTCTGCTTGATAAATACGGTGCTGCCGGGTAAGTGCACGTATTCTGTCGAAAACTAGCCAGTTACTCGGCATATGTGGTCCTCAAAATCTATTCTATATTTACTGAAATTGGTGCCATTGAGGGTAAAAACAATGAGCGATTTTTGGTACTGGCTCCGAGACATATTTAGACGAAACCGACCTACTCCGCCACAACCCCCATTGCCACCACCTACACCAACGTCCGTTGCTGGAGAATTGTTAGTCGCTCACAACAATGAACGTACAAAAGCGGGTGTAAGTATATTAACTCTCGATAGTAAGTTAGTTACAGCCGCAGAGAAGCATGCAAAATGGATGGCCGATAACGAATTGTTGTCGCACAGAGGATCACGTGGTTCGAACGTTGCTAGCAGAATCAGGGATGAAGGACATCGTCCACAAGCAATGGGAGAGAATATCGCACGTGGTTATAGCACAGTCACGTCAGTCATGCAAGGTTGGATGTCATCTTCCGGACATCGTAGACACATTCTAGCCAGAAAATATAAAAATTGTGGGTTCGCGAAAGTTGGGCGTTATTGGTGTGCAGTCTTTGTAACATCATTAAGCCGACAGTTGGTTTTCACTAAATCCGTAAGCCACGAACCAGAACCGCTCTATGGTACGGAAGAATAGCTACCACCACCGTTGATACATCAACCTTTACGCTCGTAGAAATATTTAGGCGGCGTGACAAGCGGGCGACCCTGGCTGATGGGAATGCCGCCAAGTTGAAGCGTATAAGAATCGAGGTGTCGCTGTGCTACAATTTCTGGGAAGTCTGTCGGAGCTAAAGCCATAGGCATTAATAACGCAGCCCCGCCTTTCCCCGCCCAATCTTCTTGCACATGTGCAGATTGTTCATCCGACAGAATGGTCGGGCCAGTTTGACTCTTAAATGTAGAATTACCACCAAACGGAGTCAGATTGCCCGCATCAACTACAAATGCATCCGATGTACCTAACAGAGCCAATGCAGTAGCGATTACCAAGTCATCGAAGTTTCCTGCACCTTCTTCAGCTTCTGTCTTAGAAGTATCGTGACCTAATCTATCACGCTTTCTAACATACGTGTTAAATTCCTTCAGTAATCTCTTGCTATAAATTGTATATCCATCTTCGTTATTATCACGAATGCAGTTTAATAGAAACTGATTCAACGTTGGTTTACTTGCCTGCGATGTTGAAAACCCATATGGGCTGACTTTCAACGGGCGTGCACGCCTCCTACCACGACCTTGAGGTTGCGGCTTATCATTAATTTCTTTGCGTCGCCACAACCGTGGATACATTACAGTATATCGCAGTTCGTCGATGATAATATCACCACCATTATTACGCTCGACGACCGCCAATGCACAATTATACCATCTTCCAATTCGATCGATATACTTAATCAATTCTCGTGGCAAACATCGGGCCATAAACTCAGCCACTTGTTCACGAGTATAAACATCGAAGATTTCTATAGCATGATAGTCCTTCCCTTTGCCAGTTGCGGTATCGACACCCATCACATATGGATGTGCAGGTGAACTATGCTCAATAATCTCATTGCCGCGACGTTTTTCAGGGCGAGCCACCACCGGTTTGGCCCAAATCCATAATCCTTCATCAGGTTCATTAAAGTCGAAGCTGAGTTCTTCAACATTACCCGTCACCGGATGCACGTATGTCTGCATCCCTCTGACACGCTGAACCGGCTCACGAACTGTTGTAGCAAGATGTGCCAATACTTCTTTTGGAAGTACCGTATTACCAGATCCGATAAACGATGCGAGAATTTCCTGTTCAAACTTCCACGACTCGCCACGAGCTTGCAATGCTCGGTACTGTTCCTCCAACCATGGAGACCAGTATTGTCCGTATTTGACAATCTCTTCTTTAGTCGTGCATTTCCGCAAGCCATCACGCGGAGCGATTCGTTTGTGTTCTTTCGAGATTGGATCGAAATATTCGATAACCCAGTCCATATCCCACCAATTGATAACAATGGGATTGAACTGATTCGATCCGCTTTCCGCTTCGGTGCATGTTGCCCAATACCAGTTACCAACACCATTCGTAGTGCTGATGACTATAACATTACCACCGTGTTGCAGAGTAGGCCAACCACCAGCCCACATGGAATCCATTCCCTGAATAAACGCCGCTTCGTCAATAATATTCAATGACGATGCATTAGAACGAAGAACGTCCGGATGTGAGGTCAAGCTCTGGATTCTTGACCCATTGGGGAACATGATTTCATGCTCATTTTGCTTCACCGGTTTCCATAATTCCTTCATCCAGTCTGGCAAATGCCCGAATAGGAATACAATATGTTCTCGTAAAAACGACATCGCGTCCTCATCACGACGCGAAACTATCAGAATAGTTTTATGATTGTGGAACATCGCAAACCATAATGCGAATGCTCCAGCAATTTTAGATGCACCAGCTTGGCGGCATTTGCGGAAAATATTGAGGCGATATTTTCTAAACGCTCGAATCGCGTTTCGTTGATATGAAAATGGGGTGAATGGGATAATACCGGCAGACGGATGCTTTAATTTACCGTAGGTACGGAGAAACCATACCACGGAACTTTGGCATCTTTTGATGATCGCTCTATGTTGTGCAGTTACTGCCATTAAAACTCATCATCTGCGTTCATAGGTTCGTCAAGAATTCGCTCCAAGTCGTGGTCATTGCCGGTCACACTTACATTTTGATTATTGACTTGGACGCTGGTAGTAGCTTTCATTGAAGCCAACATTTTCGCGTTAGCTTCCATCATTTTGACTGCCGTCATATTGATATTGGCTTTGACCTCGACTGCCTTAACCAATCCATCGATAAACATGCGAGACGGAGCTTTACTTTGATTTAGTGCCTGCTCGATCTCCTGCCTGAACATCTGAATCACATCTTGTGCTTCCTGTCGATCTGACCGACAAGCACCAAGAATTTCATCAGTAACACCATCAAGACGATTGAGATACTTCTGAAGATCGATAGATGGCACTGCCGGTGCCAGTGGAGTATCCATCAATGTTGCAAATGCAGTCGTCGAATCAGATCCAATATCATCTATATTTCTAACGTCCGTAGGAAATAAAATGGCATCATCGGGTTTGGATAAATCGGATTGAGATGGATCGACAGATATCAATTCAGACGGGTCAATGACCCCTTCAATCCATGCTGCTCCACTATCACTCACTTCTTCATCTTCTTCAATCGGAGGTTGTGAAGAAGCCTTTGAAGCTTTGGGTGAAGTCTTGGGAGCGGCTTTTGAAATGACAGGAGTTTCTGGATCTAACTGATTTAACAAATGTTGTAAATCATCATCCATGTTTCACTCCGATATGTGAACATAAATCCAACAACCAATCTCTATTTATGTTCGGAAGTGCCATCATTTTCCGTGACACCAATAATAATTGGCGACGGTTTATATTGGACAAATCACATTCAGATAGATTCTTACCAATATTATACGCGATGAATTGGATTTCTTCATCGAACTTGCCCGGCATTGTTCGACGTTGCGTTCGGGCACTATGTGCATGTGCGATCTTACTGCGTCCGTGATTCTGTTGATGCTCCGGTTTTCGCTTTGGGGCTATTCTCTTCTTAAATTCTGGCAATTTCAGTTGTTGATGCCCGTCTTTGTCGATATGCGAACTCGTCGCATTCTTAACAGTTCGCCTGCGAATTCGATCGCGAATAGATTCAGGAGTGGTTTCCTGAATAAGTCGATTAAAGTCGTCACATGTGACAGTACCTTCATCGATTTTCTTCAAGATACCCTTGAGCAACTCATCCGACTCATTTTTTGGTGGCCCATGGCGTTCACACACTTCACACATGGACACGTCAGGATAAGGTTCGTCTTTCTCGAATCGTTTATTACAACCTGGGCAATTCTTTGTAGCCATAATCCTCACCTCCAAAAAAGCTACAATATTTTTGGTGAGGTCTACTCTTCATCAAAGTCCACATTCGATTTCCGATTGTCGATCTTAGGTTCGCCAATAGATCGATTCAGCATCGAATCAGAGAGTTCGAAGCTACGTAGCTTCACAAGATGCAAAAAATTCGTCACAATCACCCGCGATAGACCAGACTGGTCAACCAATTTACCAATAAGACCATCATATGGACGGTCATCATTCAGAACCAAGTATTCTAATGCATCAATGATTTTCAAATGATTATCGTCATACTGATTCAATTCTCTTATTTCTGATAAGAATCTAGCCATCACTCCGCTGACGGGCTTCTGCTTATTTCCGAGATGACTAACATATGACCCAGAATTCTTTCGGTCACGACCTTCTTTTTTGATGTGGGCAAGAATCACTGTTCTGGCAATCTGAGACCACATATTAAAAACTTTTGACATCCCGCGATACAAAATGGTCTCAGAACCACCATATCGCCCTTGGACCGGTTCAATAATCGGGGTTGTGGTCAATTTGATTCCGCACTTTGGGCAATGCCGGTGCATCGCCACTACTTCATCTAATGTCTTGATTCCATATTCGAGATCGCCCGGTTGATACAATAACGATTCGGCTGGACGTTCCCAATTGAAGCACTTACGACAATGTGGGCGTGAACGATACTTGTACAAAGTTCGTTCAATTTGAACCCATGCTGTCTGAAGAAGATCACCGAAAGACGATTCATCCTGGCCGGGATAGATGGTATGCAAGCCTTGCTTACGAATGATCTGGCGAATCAATTCGGTAGCATGCGACATAATCATGTCGCGTAATCGAACTTGGGTGCAACCGGTCCATAAATATTGAGTAAGCTGCCATTCGACTATTTCATTAATGAAATACAGTTTCCGCAGCGGAACCTCAGGTGTTGAAGAGGGTTCGCTGGGCTGTTGTTGCTCTAGAGAAGAACTTTCGTTCGATTCTAAATCGTCGCTTTTCAACGAGTTCTCGGCCATCAATGACACCACCGGGGAATATTACCTGAACGTCGAATCCGGCATTTACCATGGCTTTCAATCTGGATTTCGAGTGACTGTAGAGATATCTGTTGCATCGGAAGAAAAAATCAAAAATCCTGCTATATCCTTGTTGATTTCTTCGAAGGGCACGTCCGACTTTTTGTATCAAGTCGGATTGTAGTTTACCTCCTCCAGCAATTATCAGATTCTCACAGCCTCCTGCCAAATCGAGTCCACGATTGATAATTTTACCACCAATAAGTACGTTGAACTCTCGCTTTTCAAACTTCCGCAGTATCTCATCTCTGCGACGCTTTGGTGTCTCGCCATAGATGAAGTGAGCTTCCATTCCCTGACCGTTAATTGATTTCTCCAATGCGAATCCAAGATCTTTACGATCCACAAGAATCAACGTTCCGTCTTCCCGATATTTCTTGCAGATACTAGTAATAAGCTGATGAAAGCGTTGGTTTTCGATTAACCATTCAACATACGCCATATCATAAGCCGAAGCTTCATCAATGTTTCCCTCTAGACCGAATGCCATCATTTTGTAATGGCATGGAATGATTCGGCCATGCTTCTGAACATTATCGCGGGTTTCCTTCACGATAATCGATCCGAGATGCTCCTGCATCACCATCGCTTCCACTGGCTTATCCGGGTCGATAGGCGTTGCAGAAAATCCGTACCGTCTTCGCCCCTTATAATAGTGTCTGAACAGTGATTTATAAGATTCCGAAGTGGCTTTGTCGCATTCATCGACAATTATCATCTCAGCCTTTCTGACATATGAATATAAGAATTTGACATTCTTCACCCTAGTCTGATGTGCTTTGTATGATTGATCCCATTTTTGCAGCCGTTTGTTTAATGCATTATCTGTTTCATTAAGCTTTCGTATCGGAACATCTGGCGGCTTTTTTGGTGGATTCAATGATTGAATCAACCCAACTATGACCATCTCGCCGTTCGGTCGCTTGCCAGCATAGAACAAACCAACTTCTTCAGCGATATCACGCAATTCAAGCCGTTTTTTCAACTGATCCACAACCACTCGTTGATCTGCCAGAATCAATGTGGGGCAGGGAATCGCTTTGCAAATGCCACAAATGACTTCACCCTTCCCACTTCCAGTGGGCATATCAATGATTCCGCACTCAGCCTTGCAACATTTCTGAATCGCCCGAATTTGATAATCTTCGAGCTTAATACCTGGCAAGAAGTCTGGGGTTATATCTTCTGGCTTTGCAGCCTCGTATGCCCACTGCTGGCGACGATCTTGTATGATCAACGGCAATCCGTGCTTCGTACACACTCCTCGAAGCATGCTCAATAGAGGTCGAGCCATTCGCTTTTTAGCCCGATTGTATTTGCGATAGATTCCATCCCAATTACCACGCATTGCTGGATCGATATAGACATTCGGCTTACAAACGCTAAATTCTTCCCATATTATCTGATCCTCAGGATCAGTAATATGATCAAGATAAATCCATTGATTGTCAACGTAAGCTATCATAAGACATATAAATACGCAAATATAACATCAACCAAACCAACATTATACATGGGACCCATGGCATGAAATTATCACTGATAATTGAAGCTGAATTCACCAGACGAAATTTCTTAAAAAGTATGGCCGGTGCGGCAGCAGCACTTTCTGGAAATGCGCCAATAGCTCAAGCTGTGGCAAAAAATACTATTGGTGCTCAAGCTGTAAACAAGTTAATTCCACAGTGGGAACGATTCCGTGGCTTTCCCTGGGGCGTGTTTACAATTTTTACTGGCACTGATGCTACCCGGTATGAACCAGCCTTAATAGATCAATTTAAATCTGTCGCTAGTGCGGCTAACATTGCCAAACAAATTGGATATGGTGACATAAAATTTGGAGTTGATAAGTGGGATGGTGATGCGATTTTCGTAAACAACCTTCTGCCTGATATATATTCTGAAATCGAAAGAAAAGCAAATGCCGGTGAAGATATAAAAATCGCCGGAAAATTATATGATATAGTAGATGACGAAGATTCATTCTCACTTCACCCACGAGAAGGCGAACTGCAGGGCTGGATAAATATACCTAAATATGGTTCCGCCCCAAAAACCCACCACTTCAATACCGGCCAGCTCCGCCCGGTCGGTGACGATCCGATCAAAACATGGTGGGATAATTATGGTGTTCATATTGATGTTGAAATCGATGAAGCCGCCAAAGAAGTAATCAAAAATCACAATTTAGATACATCTAGACACGAGAAAAGATTTGCAGAATATGAACAAAAGCATCGAGAGCAACTAGAGCGAGAACAACAGCGAGAACGAGAAAAACTTAAACATGACAATGAAATGATGCGATGGGCTGACGACGGTGGCCGTGTGGCGGAAAGCTTCTTACGCCGCCTCAACCGTTCACTGCAAAAAATTCATAATTAATCGCGGTGTTAACACTTCATTACTTCTGTATTTCGCATTTTTCAGAATCACAGAAGTAGCTTCCAGCCGCCTCCTGAATGTATGCACCGTAGTCTGCCTCTTTGATAGATGCGTTGTACGCTTCAACTTCTTCGGGCGTACACGGTTCATACGGAGCTTGAGCGTATCCGTGGTCTTCCATCGGCAGGAAGCTGATTCCCTTCAACTGATCTTCGTAAGCTTCAAGGACGCGGGCAATGTCAGGTTTCTCACTGGCTTTGAATTTGATAGTACAAGAAACCTGATTGTCAGCCCAATATCGCTGATAATCAACAGTGTTTGCCATCTGTTCCCAGATAGAAACTTCTTGCACGGGACGAACACGCCGATCATCAACAGCGAATTTCACGACGACCGTGCGTTCCGGATCGCTAATCGTCGGTTCGATATGATATCCGGCGTCCCGGAGAATCTTCACCAAGACACTATCGCGAGCAATGCGAACCCGTCTCCAATAAGTCATGGCTTCCGGATGATGAATGCCAGGAGTGGCACCTACCACCAGCGACACGGTTCCACTCGGCTTAACGGACGTGACCTTGATCGAACGTTGGACACACAACCATTCAGCGTAAATTGAATCCCAACGGCGGATCTCGTTGTATCCGGTATCGCAGAAGTCTCTGAGAACCGCCCGGCGTCCAAATTTCGCAAACGCTTGGACGATCCCACTTTGAGATAAGCCAATACGACGATTTCTCAGAGTGACTTGGTTGGTTCTCGGATTGTGAGTCGGAAGAAGTGTGACGGTCTTTGCGTAAAGATATGCGAATTTCAGAGTTCGCATGTAATCTTCAGCATTTTCATGATTCGCAGGGAACGTCTCGACAAGATTGCAGAGTTCATAGCTCTCCAAGCTTTGTTCCATGCACGGATTTGCTCCAAGAACTCGCCCATCGATTCCCGGCTGTCGCCCATCAATCAATCGACTGAAATCTCGAACGTTATCCAGCCAGATAAGACCCGGCTCACCATTGACCGCGATTTGTTCAGCAACGTTGGTATAATCCATACCAACATGAGCGAATATCGAATTGTTCGATGCCCAACGATGATGATTCATCGCATTCCACGTCTCAATCGCCGGTGCAAGACGGTCATGCGGGATACCGGTTTCGTCAAAATCATGCAACAACCCTTGTGGGCAGGCATTGTCTTTTGAGACTTTGAGAGCATCTGCCCACAGACGGCCAGTGACAGCCTCGAATTTCGAGATGTCCTCTGGCAAAAGCGTTGATTTGTAATTCTTCATCGATTGATATTCGGCATCATTGGCGTCTCCAAACGCGATTTCTGCCGTTCTACGAACATTTCCGGCCACAACGCAGCGACCGATATAATTCATCAGATCAGTGATATCAACGCTCGATAGTGTCTTGCCGATCTTTTTGTGCAGGTGAGCACGAATGATCTTGTGCAGCTCCATCAAAATGCCGGGGCCAGACGCTTTTCCACCAAATCCCTTAATAGTGGACCCCGCTCGTCTGATTTGTGAATAATCAAATTCAATTGACCCCTCATCAGCGGTGGTGGTATAAGAGCGAATCAAATGTCGAACTGAATCAACCCAGCCCTCGCGAGAGTCTGGGACGACATACACACGTCGCATATCGGCGGGCAGATGAATCAGAATCTTACCCGCTCCCTTGGTGTCGAAACCGACCCCTACACCAAGCATGGACATATCCATCAAGAAGCAGAATGGTTCCGCTGGGTCTGATTCGATCAGATCGTGCGTGCTAACGAATCCACAGTTGTTCAACGCGGCACTACCACGTTCCCACATGAACGGTGTGCCCATCATCCAAAGACCACGACCCGGAGGCGTGAATTTGAAATCCCAAATCCGCTGGAACATTTCATGGGCTGACATCAACGCCTTGGTATAATCCCACGGAATATGCAAGCGTTTGCAGTGCCGTCTCTGGATTTCGTAGCAACCTTCGACGACCCGACGCACCATGTCGCAGAAAGTTTCCTTGAGGTTGTCATCTTTGAGACGCGAGTATGTCCGGTAGAAGACCAACTCGCCAAGACCGTTGAATCCGAAGTTCGGTTGGCGACCTTCGTAATTCGAAATAAATTCATCATCCAATTTGAATGCGTCACTAGGATCTTCGTTTTTGATCCCAGCGAAGTATTGTGCCGAAATGTTCGGCACATCGAGAAGGTCGTGAGTATCAGCGTCACGTCCGTGCTTGCTTGAACCTGAATCTTTAATTATTGCCAAACTCACGGTTTTCTCCAGTCAGTCCCAAACAGGGTTCTAGTTGTCTTCACGTTATGTTGTTCTGATAAAAACTCAGAACGTAGCAAATACAGTGAAGTAGTTGAGGGAAGTAGACGACACTCGACTTCGTTGTGCAAATGAGACATCGCTCGGCCACATGCTCTCGATAATGCGAGAAATAAATCCGACAATTTCGATGCTTGATACCATAGAATAATATTGGGCAATGTGTTTCGTTCGCGTCGACATAACAAAGTTTTGAGCGAATCTTCGTTTCCGATTTGAGCATCAAACCAACGTTTCATCGATGATAAAGATGCGATCTGATCGACATTATCTTTTTGTTGCGAAGTTAGAATTTGATAACAAATATCTAGCATGTTCGACTGATGGAGTGCCGCCAATCCCTTCCTCAATACTCCACGCTGTTTCGCTTGCCCCACTGCTATTGTTATAAACCGCTTAGCAGTATTGTCATCAAATCCCCACTCATTGAATTTCCTGGAGATCGATGAGGCAAATCGCCATTGATATGTTCGATGCGGGTCTGTATTGGCAGGAAATGAAATTCGCATCCCTTGCTGTAAATAGGCATCGGAACACCATCCCCATACAGTCATAACACGGTCAGCGACAACAGTTTCAGTGTTCATAAGACCGTCAATACAAGGAGATGAAATGGCCGACAAACTTGCATCCTCTGCTACTGAACACAACCGAGAGCTATCACCCGAAGAGCAAAGACAAGCCATATTTGACGAGCGATTCGAATCTCTTACGAATGGATTTGGGAAAGCATGTGAAGAGCACAAAGTACCAGTTGCAATCGCAATTGCAATTCACCCAGAGGAAAGCCATCCGATCGTTTTCGCTCGTGGACATCAATACGATGTCGCATCACTACTAGCAAGTATATTGCGTGGATTGAAGCAAGAATTGATGTCTGGACTGAATGCCGAGCCAGAGATCGATTATCCAGAAGACCGCTAAAAATTCTTAGTGAATAATTGGCGAATTCGCTTGCGTAGATCTAGATCTTCGATTTTATCATAACATTCACTAAGAATTGCATGGATAGGACTAGTACGATCCAGAGACCATTTATAAACAACAATCTTTAAATTACCAAATTGAATCGGGATACATGAAGCATCTTCTAATTCGCTGATTTGCTGCACACAATGCGATATCACATATTCAATCTGTGGGGTCTCATCAAGGACATAACTACGAATTGATCCGTCGATAGATGCTACTGCATTTTCGAATTTGTTAAAACTATAGATTCGATCCGGATCAGCGTCATAGACAACCATCCAGATCGTTATCGAGTGATGCTTAAACACGATATACCCTCAGATCATGTTCTTAATTATATTCCACGGAAGCTTACTTAAGTCCGAGACATCCATCTTACCACCCTCAACAATGCGAATGATATCATCGCATAGCACTTGTCCGCCGCGATCTCCATAATATTCTTCAATCATCGATCCGGCTTTGTGGACAACGAACATGTGCGTGACTAAGGATGGCACGTCATGTGTATTATCTGGACCGAGCAGTGTCCTAACGACATGCGGCCCATACATCTCGATTATCTCAACTTGTCCGCTGACTACTAAAAATTTATTAGCACGGTGTTGGTGATAATGAAGGGAACAATATGTTTTCGCTATTAATTGCAGTTCGTGTTTGGAATAGAATGGAGTATCAATTAATTCACGAGTTTTGCCCCAGACTTTGTTAGTCCACTGGATCATTTATAGCCGCCCCGTACGAATGCCTCCAGGAGGTGGAGCTTTTTCGTAGTAGTAATTCGTTTTTCGCTTTCCTTCTATAATTACCTCGTTGAATCCGATTCCAGCAGAATTCGGGTCCTTAGGCACACCGGTTGGAATAATATTATCATATGGGAATAGTAAGTCAATATAAGCCACACCATCAATTGCTTCAATGGTTTCAATGAAATTCGAGACATAGAAGGCTTCACCCATGTCCCAACGTGTCAGATCGAAAAATTCAGTGATTACCGATTCTACCCGTTCACGCACCACCGATGCATCTGCGTTGCGATTGATAATCACATTGAGTTCGATATCGACAGGCTTAATCTGACCATCCAGCACTACTATATGGTCAGTTAAGACATTAAGATCAGAGAAGTATGTAACCAACCCGGCTTTCAAACCAGCATTGGGGGCTGTCGGCAATTTGTCCGGACCTTCAGCCAGGACATACAATTCAACTCTGTTAGCGTTCAACCCTGTCCGCAGTGTAGCAATGGCTTTGCTAATCGAGCCGAAGACCGGATGAGCAAACGCAATAGCAGCCTGGGCGTAATCATCAGCGGTCACGATACTACGTTGTAACGAGAAGTCACGAGGAGCACGTCTCTTGGCCTGCTCGACGGTCTCTTTGTCAGTACCGCCTATGGACGGCGTGATGTTTCTGAAACGCACGGGAACGGCAGCGTTGGCCGGAGGAAGCGGTGTTACTTGACGAGCCGAATCGATTAGGCCGACGCCAATACGCCCACGCCGTCCACCACCACTTCTAAACCTAAATTCTATAAGTGATCCAGATAATGGGGCCTGACCAGTAACATCATCACCAAACCTGAATATTGTTTGGTTATCAATAAAGTTTACTTCCACCACTTTATCAGTAGGTCCATACCGCTCCAACGGATCTATTACAACTTTCCATTCTTCTTTGGTATTGCCCACCGTCACGAAAACAAAAATCGGTGACTCCAGCATCGTCGGTTCTTCGAGCGTAAACCGCTGGTTCGGACCACCGCTGCTTGTGACAGTCGTCGGATTGCCAAACTGCCCTTCCAATCCGTAAGCTATAACGCCACGCTTGCCTGCTGGAATAACGATCTTACCGGTCCAATCGCCGGGGGCACGGAAGACTTCGTAAAACACCGATTGCCCATCGGTGCCGCTGGTTGAGAATAGTGTACCAGGATCAACTTCGATATCAGTGAATATTGGTTGGTCAACGGTGACTTCGATGTCGGTGACGGCTGGCGTCTGACGCTTCATTCTCTGATTGATCAGAGCCAAATGATTCACTACAGCTTCTTCGGTGGTCGATGTTGGCAGTGTTCCTTCATTGGCCAAGATATCCGAACGCAGTGACAATTTCGCCACCACGCTGGACAAAATCTCGATCAACATGATAATACCGTTACTGGCGATAAAATCATTAAAATCGTCTGGGAAATATGTTCGAATATATTCAATAATAGCTCTGCGGGCCGTAGGATAATCCAAACCGCTAAAGTCGATGCGACGAAGATTAGGCGGTGATAATACGACCCCAAACTCGTCTGGGACGAGTGGAAGTTCGAACAATGTTTCGCGAATGTCGTTTGCCATTATGTCGTTTGAATCCCTTGTATGAACTGTTCGATAGACAGTTGTTTCTTTGGATCTTTCTTGAGCGTTACAACTATCTTTATTTGTAGCCCATTTTTATCTGGATCGGGAAGAAGATCAATAAATTCTAAATCTACTCGTGGCTCATATATTCTCAATTGCTCTTCGATATTCGATTGTAATATTGACAAGTCGGAACTAACCAAATTTTCAAACACGAAATTGCGTAGGTTTACCCCATATGTGGGCCGCATGACCCTTTCACCTGGAATGGTCAATAACAATTGCAAGATGTCATTCTTAATGAGCCGATCGTCTTCCTGCCGAGACATAACGTTCTGTGCTCCACCAATAAATGGTGGATTGAATCCGAAAAACGTTGCTCGTGGTCTGAATTTTGCCATTATTTCACCAAAGTCCCAACAGTGCGTAATTGGTCAAGAACTTTGGTCGCCTCTTCTGCATACCGATTAGCATCCGCAACAGCTTGATTTCGGATCACAAACGCAGAATCTCGTTTGGCCTTCAATTTAACAAGCAACTGTTCGACAACCGAAGCCTCAGTTGATGCAGTGCCAGTTGTCGGTCCCTCTTCCAGAGTAACGGTCAGAGAGGTGATCGTCTTGGTCGTATCATTAATCAACTTCTGTTGAACGTTAATGACCTGTTCGGCATCTCCACGCAATTGTTTCAAATCATTCAAACGATTTGCAAGTTGATCCTGAGTCAACAACGACAACTCAGCAATTGCTTGCTCTTCCTCCGGTGTAAGTCCCATTTGCTCATAATCGAGAACATTCGTATCATGACGAATTTCGGTTACGGTCCCAACCAACATCAAATCAACAACTTGCCCGGAAGTATCATTGAAGTCTAATACTTGACCGATTTCAAATTGCCGAGCGTTGTTTCCCTCTTCCTTACGAGTAGATTTAGATATAGAAAATACTAAATTTCCAAATGTACTACGACGATTCACCAACACTACTTCTTTGGGCGGTTTCCGCTTTTCAACGATCCCAGTCGGTACCTTAGGAAACAATAGGTTGCTGCGTGGAGGAGTAGTGTTACTTATAAGGAATGTAACATTACCAGCATCTTCCGGCTTCGACGGAAGAGCTGTACTATATAATCCAGTTGGAAACTTTATAATCATTCGACAGGATGCTCCACTTCATCCTTCGGACATTCTTCAAATGGTTCATTGTAAGTTTTAGCCCGATCCGTTGGTTCAATTATATCTGGAATTTCTGGTGGTATAACGGGTTCCACTTGTGCGCCCGATGGATTCGCACATCCAGCACCAGGACCCGGAAAGACACCACAGATAAAAGCTTGGACACGAGCAGCGTTTATGGTCGTGTTAGTAAGAATATTTCTACCGACGGTTAGTTTAGTACCACCGGCCTGCATCCGGATAGAACGCCCAGCCTTCATGAAAATATGCCCAGCGGCCTGCATATGAATATTGCGGTCTGAGACCACTTGAACATCCGTGCTCGAATATATTATAATTTTTCCATTGCGATTAAAGATCACAATTTCACGCTTCTTCTCATCCATCCACATATACATCTTACGCTTTTTTCTGGCTCTCCAAATACCAAGTTTATAGCGTTTGGACCACCACATCCCGCGATGTTGACAGTCCACAATTTCGACCCAAGGTCCATCGCCCTTTTTACCGTCACGGGCTTCAAGCCCTTGGTTAATCTCAGATTTACCGACCCCAGATGGATTAGCTGGACGCTCTGGCTTTGGACCCTTGTTCGCTCGCGTTTTCAGTCGCAAGTATTCGTTATCATGGTCTAATTTCAAATGATATGATGTCCGCTCTGGCTTGCGGATCATCATTGGTTTACGGCTAAATTCATTCTCTTTCAGATTCTGCCATTTGCGAACCCAGCCTTTGCCCATTGACACCGCCATCATCATATATTGATAGCGGTCATTCAATTCTACCGATTGTCCAAGCGGCGATGCCCACATAGTGTGGTTAGCCGCATCATTTTCATTGAACTCCCAAACGAAACCACGCGGCTTTCCGCGAGCTTCTCGCATTTTAGCGGCTGGTGTGCGGCGTCCCTTAAAAAGAATCCCATTAGGACGTGGAAGTTCTCTCTTATGTGAACGCTTATCGTCGGTGCCCCGATCATCAAGGACTAGCTTCAACCCATGCCGGGTGACAATCCGAATCCATCGAGCATCTTTATTTTTCCAGTATTTGTGCTCTTCTTCGCTCAGATGCCCTTGTTCTTCGATCAAATTGCGTTTAATGAATATATCTTCGTCGGGGTGGAATCCCTTATCATAAGCCTGAAATAACATTCCACCTTTTGTACGAATCTTAATCCATCTGAAATCATTCTTTTCTTCTTTGGATAAAATCTTCCGTGGTCCATATTCTCCTTGACGAGATTTCGATTGGATTGGTCCTTGTTGTGCCCAACCGACATCACGGCATTCAATTCTATGCCCATACCGCGTCAACATAGTCATTCGGCGTTGATCACCGAATGGCCTATCGGATCGCGGCTTATCCTCGTTCATCAGACGCTGAAGGTATAGCCATCGCTTTATCTCAAATTTTTCGTCCTCTTTGAATTTACCTTCGAATTCTCCTAATTCCCCATATTCGTCTTTCTTCCAATAATATCCCTGATCACCAAGTAATAGCATGTGGCCATACTTCGTAACCCTGGCCATATACTTCTTATCAGGATTATTAATCTCCGGCTTGCGACGCTGCTGATCAAAGTCAGCCTTTTGAACTGCATCGTGATCTGGGGGAGGTGGCTGACGATCATGTTCGTTCGGAAAGAAGCCAACAGCAGAGTGAATATCAAGACTGCCATAGCGGTCTTGCCATCCATGCATCATCGGACGCCCGTCTTTGGGCAGATACTCCTCATCGTAGTCTGATGGCTTGTCAGCCGGTCTTCCCTCTTCATTCACACTCAGTGGTGTGACCTGAAATACTTGTGGGTATGTGTATAATTTCCGTCTTGTAGGACTAGCGAAGCCGACCCACACAGGAGCGTATGGATGTTGACGCTCAAACGTAATCCAGATCCAATCACCAATGCACGGATGTGTGAAACGACCTGCTCTATATCCACCAAGATCATGGGCTGGAACCGCATATGGACAATCTTCTGGCTTTAAGTCGAAATCATGTATATCAGGACATTTAAATCTCACTCGATATATGTTAAGTGGATCGTTGGTTTCTACAACCAACGCCCGATAATATCCAGGAAACCGTTCCCACAGTACACGGGTACGGTGCGAGAAAAATTTCGACCATACGACATGGATATTGTCCATTTATTGAAGAACCTCCGGTACCACTATCGATTCAACCGGGTATTCTACCAAGTCACCCGCTCTTGGCCAATTCAACGCATTTCGAGCAGATTGATTGTCTATTGTATTATTGAAAGCGATTAATACCCAATCTAAGAGAGGCGTACCATATACTTGTTGAGAAATGAGGTCTGGACGACCTTCTACAGCAGATGTGACTCGAAAGACTCCAATATTTTCATCTGCCGGACGTTCTTTCAAAAATGAATATGACTTCCACCTACCGAATGTTTCATGACCATCAGTGATGATCATTTCAGTCCGCGAGAATCTCGAAAAATCGTCTAATATTCCGGCCATATTAATACCACTCTGGAATCAATGTCTTTCGCAAGCCTTCAAGCGGTTGATCATCAACTTTAGCGGTTCCCTTTGTCCACGACGCCAGATCACACGTAATATCAGTGCGTAATGGATAAGCGTTTTCCGCTTTTCCTTTAAAAATCATTGTCTCGCTATATTTAACATCGCAAGATTTCATTCGAAAAGACATCGAAGATTCTCCTCCGATAGACCACAATTTCAATAGGATAGCCAAATTTCTTTGCTGCTTCAGATCTTTAACTCGTTGAAAATATCCACGCAATAATCTAACTTGTGTTTTGATCTTATTAGAATCCCAATTTCCATCATATATATAAGTTATTTGCATCGTTACTTCACGAGGCCCGGACGATGCATAAACCATAATTGGTTCGACTTGACCAGCATACGTATTTTCTTTCCACGTAGCTCTTCGATTATCACCTGTGATTTTGGGTGGAAACTGAAATTCCACTTTTGAGTTTTGTGGGAATTCAAATACGACTGCCGAAGCTAGTTTAGAGTCCGCAGGGATGAGGAGTGCTGGCATGCTACTTCGCCCAAGCGTTAAATTCTGTAGAAAGGCCCGTGTCTTTTCTAGCCATTGCTGGCAGGTATGCCTGCAATAAGCTCACAATATCTTGGATTGGACCAGATCGACTTGGTTGCAATCCTGCAACTGTCTCTTGCAGTGCTAATAACGCGACCAACTGAGCCGTACCAATAGCAGCTAAATCAGTAGAGTCGTCCTCTCCACCTTCGGAATCAGTCATTACCTGTACTGTAGTAATCGCTTCGGAACGAACTGCTTCTTGTAATCCGGCCTGCTCAGCGGCACGCATTGCAGGAATCGCTCGTGTTTGAACAGCAGTTTCCATACGATCAGCCGCTCCCTCTAAGAGAGATGCGTATTGATCCAACATGTTCGCCAATTGGCCTACATCTTCAGCGAGAGATAATCCCTCTCCAAATTGAGAGATAGCAGTACCAAGTCGTTCTAAGACTTCAGCCAATTCATTCGCTGGGCCAGCGAATCTTCTGGTAGATTCAGCAAGCTTTCCAGACACCTGATCCAAACCAGTCGCGAGTGCATCAATATCCGGCAACGCATTCAATGCATCAGCGGCAACATCTTTCAATTTGCTGGCAGGAATGTCTTGAATCATCTTGAAGGCTGTTGCTAATTTGAGTATGCCCTCACCAACGATCTTAATTTGTTCAATGGTGTTAGCAAATCTTGACACAGCCATCTGTAGCAATGACAGACCGAGATATATCATATATGATCCAGGCAGGATGGCCATACCAGCCTTCAACATTTCAAGCGATGCTACAAATAGCCATGTCGAAGCTATAATTAACAACATCGATCCGTCAACAAGAACACTACCGGCAATCATCATCATTGTACCGGCCATGTACAAGTATGCCGCCGACGCCATTAGCATCAATCCGCCCGTGGTGAACAGCATACCAGCCATCACCATCAGTGTCCCAGCCATAACCATCATTAAACCGCCTACATACATCAGTACCCCGACGCCCATCACCATTCCAGCGATCGGAACTAGCAATGCAATAGCGGTGCCCAACGCAATCGACGCGAGCAGCAATATGAAAGATAGACCGGTCATCAGAGCAACTGCCGCTAACATTGCGATCATACCAGCCAACATCATCAAGCCACCGACGCCGATCATGACCCCGGCAGTGAATACCATTGCAGCTACCGGTAACAGCAATGACACACCGACCGCCAGTAATGCAGCACCAATAGCAATCATGCTCGCTGCTATAAAGAATATAACACCAGCGAGCGATAAAATTAACGACGCGACCAATAGTGCTAACGCTGCTGGGACAAGTATTATTGATGCTGCAAGCAATAATACTCCAGCAACGATCGCAATACCAGCAGCGGCTATAAATATTAATGATGCTTGTAAGAATCCCGTAGCGACTTGAACAAGCTTAACCCCTGAAAGATTCTCCAAAGCAGTAGAAAGTAATACCAGTGCTGATGCAATTAACGTTAGCCCAAGACCAACGAACAACAACGCAACGCCGAGAAGCACCAAACCAGGAGCGGCAACCAATGCAGCCAAACCGAGAGCTATCAGACCAAGAGCCAGCGTCGGCAACTGCGTCACTAGTCCGACGCTGATAACTTGGGCCATGATTTGCAGGCCCTGTGCAGCCCACATAATCCCAAGGCCCATCAGCATAGCAGCAAGGCCGACCAACAGAATTGCACCAGCAATTGCCAAAACACCGCCCGCAACAGGACCTGCAAGGTATCCCAAGCCAACTAACATAAGCCCTAGAAGACCAATGGCGACAAGCATACCCAAGGTAACCTTAATAGCTGCCTCACCCACTTCAGCGATTGTCTTGACAGCTTGTGCGAACATCCACGCCGCAGCACCAACCATCATTAATGCTAATCCAAGTGCCAATAATGGCAGCATAACCGGCTGGACAGATCTCCCAAGGGCGGCCAATCCTTGACCGAGGCTTTGTAGTATAATAACAATTGATTCACCGACTGCACGAGCGACAGACACCATCGCTTGAGCCATCGATGTCACTATATTAATCGCACCAGTGACTATTCCACTAGCCGATCCCACCGCAAGTGCAAATATCGATATTCCACCAGCAGCAGCCAAGAAGACAGCACCGGCGACGACCAATACTGCTACGATGATTTTTAAATAGGTAATATATCGTCCGAGTATCGGGATTTTTTCAAGTAAATTGATGAATTGTAAAACTTTGGTAATAACTACACTTATGGGATATAGAATTTTATTTAATGCCGATATGAGATACATCAATCCATCAGCAACAAATTGTAATACACTACTTGACAGAGCACCAAAAGTATTCTTTAGACGTTCAAATTCGGCATATAATGCAGCCATTGATTCTGCATATTGATTGTCCATACTATTGGACATAGTATCCATGACACGCTGGAAGTCGGCAGCCGAAGATGCCGCTCCACCAGCTTCCTTGCTGGCTTGTCTATACATATCAATTAAAGCTTTTCCCGAATCTTCATTAGCACCAATAGCATCTAACAAGCCTACCATTTCGTTTTTTATTTGCATGCCTTGATTTGTCGCAGCACCACCAGCAGCATCCATCTCAGCCTGCATAGTGCTTAATCGACTACCAATTTTCAGCAATGCAGCTTGGTAATCCTCCGCACCCTGAATCACCATATCAGTCTGATTACCTAATGATATCCACCGCTCTGGGTTAGTCGCATTTTTTTGGAATTGGGCAATTTGTGATACCTCCCACCCATATTGTTTAGCCATGCCGGATAAAGCGGCAAATGTCGCTTCGAATTTCTTAACTTCTTCTGTATTGCCACCAAATAGGTCTCTTAAGTCTGCGGCACTACTAGAAGTATTATTCATCAGTCGGTTGACATCATCGGCTGTCAAGCCGAATTTTCTCATTTGTTCCGTCAATCTGGCGATATGCTGCTGCAATGGTCCAGCAGTCAAGCCAAGTGCCCGCATTCTGGCCGTATAAATCGCCAATGTCTGGATATTCGCACCCGTAGTGCGATTAGCCATCGCCACTACTTGTGCATACTTCTCAATTTCCTCTCGCGGTGTACGAACATCCGCAAGGGCTTTATAGGTCGCAATTGCAGTTTCAGCGGAAACACCAAGCTCAGTGGAAAGTTGTCGGGTTGACTGCAATAATAATTGCTGTGACCCATACGCTCGATAATTTGTTTGGACGAACGCTTCAGTGCCTTGATCAACCTTCGCGTAATATGCAACAGTACCAGCAAGGGCAGCCGACACACTATGCCACATATCCGCTATTGCCTTGACTGCATCTCGCTGACCACGAGCTAACTTATTACCGTGTTGTAATCCTTTGTTTCCAGCATCGATAAACTTATTTTGATCATTGTGGCCTATATTCTTGGTAAGAATCGCTTGATGAATATCATCCAGCAATTTAACATCACGAGTATGCAACTTCAAATGTTGTTCAAGCGATTCTGTGACTTCAGCGTAAAAGTCTACGACTTCTTCCCAAAGATCCCGTTGTTTCAATAAATTATCAAGATCTTCTTCAGTTGTTTTTTGGCTATCCGTTGTCGATCGATTGATAGAATCTAGACTAGACGCTACTTTGACCGCACTCATATCCATCTGACCAATTAAATCGGTCACATGCATCAAAGACGTTTCGATCTGCTGAACGATATTGTTGATGTTATGAAGAGCTTTATCAGCGGCCTTTGCCATCTGCTCTTCGACAGCGGTAATAGACTCCCCAAACCGATCAAGAGTGGAGAAAGCCTCTTGAGAGTCTAATTGTAACTGAATACTCAGTGCGTATACGTTCGGGTCAACTGCTGGCATTCAAATCCTCAGAAGGTTTTATAGGATATGTTTTCCTGTGCTCAGCACATAATAACATATCTACAATATCTGAGGAAAGTAATTAATTCAGCGTTCGTTCTTTAATATAACATGTTATCTGGCTGTCATTGCCACAATTGAGTTTCAGGACATCCTTGATCGCTTACTTGCCGAGCAATCGGTGGACTTCGTCCAGATCAACCCCAACACGCATGCCGCTGGCAAGTTTTTCACCAATGAATGCGCCCAAAGCGATAGATCCGGCTATCCCTAAGATCTCTCGGAGAGGGTTAACAGTCTGTGAGGCTTCCAACGCTATCCTTTGCAATTCGCGTTGCTGGTATAGAATAGCTTTTCGAATCACCACACTGTCATGCGATACATTGAAACCTGGTACCAACTCCAATCGTGTATTGAAATCAGTGATGTGGTAATTCAACTGAGGTGAATTCGACGACAAAATCGCACGAAACCATTGATCTACTTCGGCTGAAGTGATGTTGTCGTTGATTTCAGGGCTAAAATAAGGTCTGAATACCATCGTTATACTCCTCCACCACATTGTCTCAACTTACAATATATTGGTTAATTTCCTCCTCCGACCTTTGTAGCATCGGCGTTCCAGTCAAATCGAGCACAGTACAAATCGGTGGTCCAATCTTTTCGAGTGACGTGATGATGGAATCCGTATACTATCCAATTTCCCGTCATCCACCAGTGAGGATCATTATCGAGTCCGCCTGGGCCTTGTGTCCATCGTATGAATATCGTGTCAACACCTAATCCATAACAATCAGACCATTCACCGTGACCAAGCACTTCAATTTTGGTCCGTAATAATCCATGGGTGAGATTTAACCACATCCCACGCGGGCGACCATCAATATATTCATCATATCGAAGTCCAAGATCCCCAGCAGTGTAAATTTCCGGAATACTGGCAACAGACGACCATCCAACCAATGGTGGTCCCGCATCAGGAGGTTTTGTAAACGATTGCTTGTCTGTAACTCTTGCAATTTGTTTTGTCGATGTTCGTTGGTCTTTGACGAACACAGTTTCCTCTTGCTTGTCTGTGATTCTATCCAGGTAGTGTCCCGATAATGCAGCCGCTCCTTGAGCAAGTAATTTAGTCTGCACAACTGATAATGCATTATCTGACAAGTAATCCCATTGATCAATATTCGAACGAGCTTCATCGGATCGTGATCGATAATAGGCTCTCTGACGAGATACCCATTGAGCTTGCTCTTTAATAGCCAGATTATATCCGTCTGATGCAACTAACCACTGCGTCTTCTTTTGAGTAATCGATGATGACCAATCCACGAACGATGACAAGAACGTCTTCGGATCTTGACGCATCATCCACCACTTATTTTGGTCAGAATCAGTGGTTTTTGATACTTCAACAGTCACCGCAGGAGCATATTTCTTAACAACATCTCTGATAACTTGATCAACACGGCCTTTCCATACCGTACCTGCCGCATCTCCCCTATTCAGAAACCAAGATGGTGGGTCCATTGCAATGAACTCAAGATTCGCAGTGTCACCACTATCACCCCTTGCTTTCAAAGAAAGCATTATAGCATATTGGACTTTAGTAGCACGTTCAGGTGCTGTTGCCTCTGGACCCCATTTAATCTGGAATTCGACTACTACCGGTTCTTGTCTGGTCTCTTTGAAGTATCCAGCTTTTATCAACATACCATGAACGTTGAAGTGTGCATCAAACAATTCTGCCCTAATAATATACCCACCATTGATCATGGCCTTGAATTCAAACGATGAAAAGTAACTACCAAGATCAAGCTCCCCACCCGCCATGTGAAATTTAATGCGGATTTGCGGTTTGGCTTCAGCTTTTGGGATACCACCCATGGAAATACTCCGAATTAACTATCACGCAAAAGGTAAGACCCCACGGTACTTACTATTGCTATATTTGGGCCAACGCGAAGGTAAAATTTGTGGAATCGTAACAGATACCGTAGGAGACCCAGAAAAGCAAAAGATCATCGACAACAAGGATAGATTATCTAGTTTGCCGCTCGACAGACAACTTATATGGATCAAGGATAATTGTCCAACAGCATACCGAAACGGCTACCGAGAAATTTTCAATTCAAATCTGACTGTCGTCGAACGTCACTCGATATAACTCTTGATCAATTCGAGATCCGGATGCTTGCTAAAATAATATGGATTCCGAAAATAATTAAGTATGTCATATCACTGTATTTAACCAATATAGAAGTCATCGTCACATAACATCGACGTTACCATCCTATGTTACCAGGAGGATTTACTATGTGGGGAGACAAGTACAAAGACGAACAATTGTTCGTCCATCAAGGTACCGGCCACAACAAATTTTGGACGATTGTATACGACTTAGCAACCAAAACCGTCACACGACGATGGGGCCGGATCGGAACGAAGGGTCAAGCGAAAACTGAACCATTTGCCGCCGACTATTCAGCCGCTCGATTCGTCGAAACCAAAATCTCCGGGCAGCGGCGGGACGGATACAAACCCATTGATCGAGCCACACTCGATAGAATGGCTATCGAGGCTGCTATTGTGGGTACGCAGAACAAGTGCCACAACTTCAAGTGGGTCGAACTGCACCAAGACGCCCACGGAATCGGTCTTCACGGATTCAGTACCATCAGCGAAGACCGGTTGATGGACCCATCCTGCAATCCAGGATTGGTCGTTGAAATCGAAACACGTAAAGAATATGGTGGACGAACCAAGTTCACCGTTCTTTTCGCTCTCGAGCAAGCCTACGAAGTTCGTACCCCACAGAATCTTTCTACCATCAGAAAGACAGATCCGTTATACGAACTCACCGAAAAAGTGGAGGAAGCTGTCGGACGTTCAATGTCGGGCGATTAATTCGGCTCTGATATTGAAATCAGTGATTAGATCAGGTATGGCAGGTAGCAATTAAATCACTATCGCTGTCATCCGCAGATTGGACTAACAAAACCAAAGGACCAACAATCAGCACAGCTTTTCTTCACTTCGGAACTCGCACGATGCCACCATTCCGAGAAAAATTCAAAGCCATCGATTGCGTAACAGCCGCATCATTCCCCGTATGCGGCATTCGGTTCCACTTCTATCGGCCCGTCCGGTATCAGCGGAACCGATATTAATGTTTTGTCCCCAAGCTTAACATTTGGGACAAACACCAGTGCCTCGCTGATACTTCCCTCAGCCTGTGACTGGGTGCGAACAATGCACCCAAGGTTAGGAATTTCACATACAGATATTATCGATCGCGTTTGATTATCTTCATGTTCAGTAACAGAAATTATTTTAAACATGCGATCCGTTCATCTAATTCGACTAAGGCTTCTTCGGTAATCTTCCGAATTCCATCGTCATGCAGTTTACGTACCTTATCGAAGCTGGTAACAAATTGTCCTATTTCATTCCAATCTTTCGTATATCGTTTCTCGCCATCACGCTCGTATTCTAAGGATGGTGGAATGCTATAATAGGTATTGAATCCGTGTGATGATAGCAACTGATAATTTGAAATAACACTTTTCAGTCCAGCGACATCATTGTCTGGAGCCAGAATAATGCCATTACGCGGCCCCAAAATCTTCAGTTTCCCGATTTGTTTCGGGGTAAGAATTGCACCACCCGATGCTATCGTTTGGTCCCCAAGCGTATGCTTATCAAAAATCGCTTCAGTTATAATAACATAGCTAGCCGGTTCGACATCATCAAACCCATACAAAAAGTCTCCTTTGGTCCCATCGACCTGTCCGACGACTTTGCCGGATTCGTTGTACACATCCAAAGATGGAAAATTGAACCGCTTATTAAGCCGAGACCGGCTTTGCCAGTACACGAGTGTGTCGAACTCATAGTATGGCCAATAAACATCCATTCCAAGATGGTGTATATCATTCTTGGTGATGTCGTCTTTGGTATACCCTCTTGTACCTAACCAGTGGATCAAAAGCTTCGCTTGACGGTCCGTCGATGAAGCTAATTGTTCAACGCCAGCAGGAAGGGCTACGGCGATCTTTTTCTTGGCCGTCTGATCGGTAAGCCGGTTTTCGGGCCTGAGATAGAAGCGAATGTCAACGGCGGTACCGAGAACGTCCGAGACAGCTTCTGCATATCGGCATTTCTTGTATAATCTAACAAATTTTATAAATGAGCAATTGCGACGATTGGTTTCCGGATTTATAGGGCCAGCCCACTCATCGCCACGCCAATCATGGCATCGTGCTTTTTCCGGATTAATATTGAAATTATACCCAGTATCGTCATCGAACGGATTATTTATACAATATTCTGCTCCACCCTTTCGGGTCTTGAACTGGAAGTGTTTCGTAATCCATGCAATAATCTTCGCGGGTGGAATAGACACACCACCAACAGCATTGGAACGAAATTGACTGAGGTCATATCGCATACATCTTTAATACAGCTATTTGCCCCACACAAATTTCGCCACAAGTGAGGCTATCGCAATGGCAAGTCCGGCCAAGAAGCCAAAGAGTGCGGCTTTTGCCTTAATTACCTTAATTTCGGCTGATGCTTTGTGGTAAGAATCCTCCACTGCTTTGATCAGAGTCTTCAATTCGTCAATATCATGCTTTTCTTTCGTCTCTAATTCAGCTTTGACATCTTCGACTATTCGTCTATGCCGATCTTCGATCATTTCTTTGAGAGTCTGTAATCTCTCAATCAGTTCGGTCTTGCATGCGGATAGAGTCTCAACCAGTTCTCTTTCATGTTCGAGATTGGTTTCAGCGAGTTTGCATACAGCGACATCAAGCCGTTCTAATTCAGCGAGAACCAGACGACGATACTCTGCCCACGTATCACCGGGTTTATCTGTGCTCGCCATGTGGTTCCACCTCAAAGCCGAACCGTGATGCCGCTTCGGGACAGGTTAGGCATAAGGATGGAACAGGCCGTGCGACAGCGTAACATTTCCCATCACGCCACTGAGTCGCACTCCATTCCAAAGAGACATATCCGCCTGACTTCTTTCTGTACCGGTTGTGAAAGCGGAGTAACGTGTTGGTCGTCATATGTCCGATAACTTCTCGTGTCGGACGTACGTCGTTTGGATGGATAAAATCAAACCACGAGGTTGATAATAATTCATCCTTTGTCCACCCCAGTACACTCGTCCATGAATCATTGATCTCTAGGAATCTTCCGTCCGTTGATGCCACAACGAACATATCCGGAGATAAATTCCAGAAATTAATTAAACCTACTTCGCCGATCTCGCATTCAGTATCCAAACGTTCCGTGAGTTTTTTGATTTTCCTGAGGTTAGCACGTCCTTCTTGTATCCCGCCAATAACCATCTGAAGCGACTGAGATCTCGCTGAATCTGACATTGATCTACTCCCTAAGCAACCGTAAAGATGAACTTACGGCTGACACGAGTGCCACCGTTAGGTAATCTCAAGGTAATGTAGTATCGATACGTTCCCTTCAAAAATCTGGTAGTATCGAGATCGTACTGAATTACCCAAGGATTAGAACGATATGATCCCTGTCGCACACCAATGCGGCAAACGTCATTATCAACTAGTAACTCGTTGTGTTGTGTTTCAATCGTGATCGTCGGTTGCAAGAACGGAATCATCGGGTTGACTAAATTGAAATTATAGTCATATAGCGGAAGCGGCATTAACCCGATTTCTAACGGACGATATTCGGGCTGATGGAATTTCTGATCCAGCGGCTCAAAACCAAATCGTATGGTCTGTAATTTATCGTCGCACATCCACTCGTCTGGATAAATCCAGAATCGGTGGCAGCATTTCAACAAGAATTCGTCATATTGAGGATCATCGATATCACATTCGGTTCCGGACGTTCCTAACTCACCGCACGGATTATCCGCAAAGTAATACCAGACGTCAAAGTAAACATCCGGCACACCGAAGTCTGTAGGAATCAGATATGGTAAGTGGTATTTGCCAGCAATGGGAATTGTGTCTGCTGTTGGTTCTGTGCAACACTCGCCAGTTTCAGCATCCTCATACTCTCGAATCACCGGAGCAGGGTACAACGGATCGGTCGGCAACATCAACGGAATCGTGGCGACCAGATTGTGCGGGACGACTTGCGTCTTATAGATCTCAATATGCCGGACCGCGAACGGATCAGCAAGCACTCCGGCATGTAGGAAGTCCACATTTAAATCCACAACCTGTCCGCGACGTGCTGATATTCGCGGAAACGCATTCGCAAGTTGTGTCGAACTCATATATGGTCTCTCCGTTATACCTATTTTTGTACTGGTACACCCAATCGACTATAATGTATATTTAAACGCTACCGACGCGGAATTGATGGGCGAGAAACGGTAGGTTTAGAAGGCATGCGAGGCCGTGGTGCAGAACCAACTTGCTTGTGTTCGCGTTCAGCCTTCTCTTTAAATTCGCGTTCAAGACGCTTTATCCACCATCCACGATCTTCAGCGACCATAGCCGCCTGTTCGAATAGACTCAGGTTTCCATGGTGCTTCAATTGGAACTGTTGTTCCATTAAGTTATAGTATGCTCTATCGTATTCCTCAGGCTTTTGACGGTCGAAAAAAGGATTCCGTAATCGGAAGCTCCATCGTGAATTCTTGTGAACACTCTGGGCATTCAACGGTTACGGTATTATCAATACCTGGGGTGTTATCTCGTAGCCACTCACGGACGGCTGCGGTATCCTGCGCATGCATCCTTTCAATGAATTGCCGAATCTGGAAGTGATCCGTAACTCCCATTACACTGACGATGATCTTGCCCATGTTTTCGGACACTGAGTCATCGATCTGTTGTGTTTGCTGTTGTTGGCGTCGAGGATCAACCGGCATTCCACCGCGTGTCCCCTTTGTCCGAACACCACCGGGGCGAGCGAACATCTTCTTGCGAGCTTTCCGCTTCGCCAAAATGTCATTGGCATCCGCACCTCTCAGGAAGCGGACCCCGACGTAGAAATCGCGATTCGTGGCTTTGCTGAGATAGGGTAACTTCACCTTGAATGGTTCAGTACCAAGTGCAGGATTGGCCCACACCACCGTGCGAGCCAGTTCGTTCAGATCATAAGTGTGAGTAGAAACGGCCCCGCAATCTGGGTTCGGACATGTGATCGCAAATTCGTACATGTTGCCGTGCGTGATACCACGAATATAGTATAGCAAGAATACACGATCGCCAAGCAACAGGTCGGCTGCATCAAATCCGTCTGGAAATTTGCAACATTCTCTGAACAAATAATCAATCGATTGTCCCGATTGAGCAAGCCGCTGTGTCGCCAACACCTTTTCGGCGGTCTGACCCATGGCTTTCACCATGATCGTACCGTCTGGCCAGCCATAATAAATACCACGACTCGGCAGATGGCATTCTTCCCACGGAATGAGCTTTTCTTCAGGGGCCTGAAGAATACGTGTGAGCAATTCCTCATTGGTGGCACCCGGCCCAACTAGACCAGATAAATCACCAACAGCAGTGTAAATCTGGTTGATTTCTTCCTGAGTGGTAGAGTCCCCAGAAGAAGGCTTGGGCGATGGGGCAATCGGATCGAGATTAATTTCTTCTTCGTTGGCCATTTTGTTCGTCTTCCCATGCGGAATAGAATAGAAGTACCAGCGACTCTATATACATCGAAATCGCGAAGAAATGAAATTGCGTGTTAAACAAGATCAGGACGGTCTGGCTGTCCAACCTTTTCGCCAGTCAACCAAGAGGCACGCCGCCTCCGTCCAATGCCGGGCTCACGTACGGAGGTGGCTGTTGAGATGCTGCTGGCTGGAAGAAGATATCTTCCGCCCAATCATATGAAACAGTGACTTCGACGAGTTTCACATCACTGTTAGTATAGGTTAGATCACCACATCTAATTTGCGATGGCCAGCTACCATTCAATTTCCATCCATATGTTCTCTTACCAGTAGGCAAGAAGCATTCCAATTCAGTGGTTTGTTTATATTCTGTGGCTGGCTTTAATCCGTCCTTCGGCGTCCAAACAGATTCCCGCCAGCCTCTGATAATATCTATCAAGCCAACACTATCATACCATGTTAACTTGATATCTTCCCAAGTAATGCTCTTCGCATACTTGTATTCAAGACTTGATCCAACGTAATTCTCTTTGTTCGCGGTGAATGTCGGGGTTGTCGCTTCCTTTAATAGCACTAATGGCGGACTTTGTGCACCGATGCCGAAAATTGTTGGCAGAGACCACGTATATGTGTAATAATATTGAATTGTTGATGGAACTGGCTTGCCTAATGTTTGGACTTGAAATCCTGGCATATTACTGCTCTCTAGCTTTATAGCTTCGGCGCATTGAACTCTTTAGCTTTATTGTAACGTAGAGTTACTGTGATTTCTGCTATATTACTATCTGCATAGTCTAAATCAGAAGGAGAAACTTTCAGCGGCCAACATTCGTATAATTGATATTCCCAAATGCCTATACCGCTTCCATCGAGCATTTGTAGGTTGCCATATTTCAGATAGTCATCCAGTTCTCCATGTCTTGATTCAGTGAGGTTTATCATTGATCTAGCCCACCAGTCGTAAATTCGTCTGGCTGTTTCGTCTTCAGTCGGTGGGCCATCACCAGTTCCGGGAGCCTTTTCATAAAACGTGAAATCTATTGGATACCAGCGATTCTTCCCTGGCCGATATATTACATCTTGTCCATGATGAATTTCAATTTCTTCGATTTCTGGTGTCGGTCTCGTGCATTTATGAGCATAGAGCAATATACCGTTTTTTATGTCCCCAAATGGCTCGAGAAACTCTAATATCCATCGGTTCCGACGAGCATATTCCATGTTAGGATCAGGACCTTCATATACAGATTGACCCTTAAATCCTTCATTACATGGCTGCGTATTCGGAATTAAAAAGCCCGGCATAACATACCTACAAAAACGGGACCATTGATGCAATCGCAGGTCCCATTGAGAATCGTAACGTGTTATTAGGAAGCTTAGCTCCCTTGTGGGCAGTTCGGCGAAATCGGTTGCGGGCCTGGAGCCTGAAGGCACGTCCGGACCGCACGATCATATCGCATTGTGGTTTCGCAGGTCATCAGGTCCGTCGAAGTGTAATCGAGTTCCTGCCAGTTGATCGTTACTGGCCACGTACCAAACATTTGCCATTGTTCCGTGGTTTGTCCAGTACCGTCGAGCAGAATAAGCGAAGCGGTTCTCTTGTAGAATCGCGGGTGTGCTACCGCGATGCTTTGCATGTTCACCACGGTTTCTAACCAGTGGTAAATACCACGCGAAATATCGGGTGACTGTTCAACGTCGTACCACACCATGGTAACTGGGTCCCAGTTCTGCTTACCAGCAAACCATACCTGTTCTTGGTTATGGTGCATGTCCGTTTCTTCAAACTTGAAGCTTGGCCGGGACGCCGATTGTAGCACCAACAGTTCAGCTTGGGAGAAGGTGCTCGTACCGCGACCGAGGGTTTCGAAAACCCAACGGTGCTTACGCCGCACTTCAACCGTATTCGACGGTCCTTCGGCAGAATAACCACCGCCGAATGGTTGAACGTTAAATCCTGGCATCTTTTACTCCTACGTTCGATTTAGTCTTTCAATCGACCGTTAAATTATACGGCTGTTGCCGAAGTCACAATGCCGCCAGCAGCCAAGACCTCTTCAGCAGAGAAGCTCGCTCCTGTTCGGAGAACCACAAGGTTCAGCACGATAAATTCAACGGCTCGCGTTGGCTTCAGGAAGACCGAAACCCACAACTCGTTCCGGTCAATTCTTTCCGGCGTGTTGTTCGTTTCGTCCACGACGACATTGAAAGCCGTCAGACCACGACGAGCTTGGATGTCAGAAAGGAATGGGTCAACCGTCGCCTTGACCTGTCTCCAAAGAATTCTGTCGTTTGGCTCAAAGATGAAGTTTCTGAGCAAGCGAACCAAATTCTTCTTCACATAGATCAAGAGCATTCTGACGTTTACACGATTTAGAGCCGACTGAGATCTTTGGAGAGTTCTCTGACCCCAGACCGTGATTCCGTCTTGCGGGAACTTTACAATCGGGTTAACCGAATTGCCAGAACCGTATAGCAAGTCGCGTTCGCCCTGTGTCGGTGAGTATTCGACATCGAGTGCGGTGAGCAATCGACCACGGCGAAGACCGGCAGGAGCGAACCATTGCTCTGCTTCGCGAGCGGTTCGCGAGAAGACCGCCGAAATGTGTCCAGACGGCGGAATCCAAAGTTCATCGGCAGTGAACTGATCGAACACCCGAATCCAGCCCCAGTACAATGCACCGTAGCTGCTGTTGATCGCTGCTTGGAGATCAGAAAGGAGCATACCGTTGTGCCAATCGACAACTTGTTGCGGTCGGAGGCCGAACGGTGGGTCAACGATGTAAAGCACGTCACCACGGCTTTCGCACATTTGCAATGCCGTTCCGATGACAGCCCCAGTTGAGAATCCGGGTGTGAGCAACAGGTTGATATCCAGCGTTTCAGGATTCTGAAATGCGTAGATTCCAGAACTGATGGCGGGATTACCAATCACCGCAGCATCCAATTCGCTAGAAAATGCTGGATCGGTCGGAATACCGTTTTCCTGACCTTGGTATTCTTTCTCATTGAGTTGCGACGGCTGCCGCACTTCAAATGTTGAGAGATCATTGACGTTGTTGTTCAAGAACGCCGGACGTTCTTCCCAGTTCATGTAGGCGTTACCGTTGGTTCCGCCATATTCAGTTCCTGCATTGATGACGTTGGCGATGTACCGATCGATTCGTTTATCGAATGACAGGTCTTCAACAATATCAACAACTTGCTTGTTCGCGTCTTTGATGGTCAGCTTGTACCGACCAGCGGAGTCACCCAATCCTTCGGTGAACAGTTCCAAGGTGGCAGAGGCACCCTCGACCCATGTTCCGGGGCTAGGAGCGACCAGCCATCCTACGATATTCTGGAAGTAGGCTGTATCAGCCGCACAATCAGCACCAAATGGATCAGTTTCGCAGGACAATGGCGTTGCGGCGGTAACTTCGCCAGAATTTGGTAAGGTCAACCGATTGTCGTTGAAGCCACGGTAGGCCCGCTTGTACGGATATGGAATGTTCAATTCTTCCGCAAACCGCAATGTTTTGAGGTTAGAGAAGCTGGCCTGCATATGGAGTGTATCAAACTGATGCCCCGGTGATGTGACAATCACTACGTGGGTGTTGCCGCCCGGAACGGTCAATTCAAACGAATCCCAAATAACGTCGCCTGCGACGATACCAGCCAGATCAATGACATTCGCAATGGCAGCAGCAGTCTGGCCCAGACCAACAGGCACATTGAATTCGATGGTCTTTGTTGCGGATTGGCCAATAGCATTGATCTTGACGCGGTTATTTTGCGTGGTGATCGCATATAGGCCAGCATCGAGACCAAGCAAGTACGAGCGGGGAATATCCCATGCATATTGTTGACTTCCGACTTCCTGCGCCCACGCACTGGTAGTTATAATTTGAATGCGTTCGCCAGCGGTGGTCGTTCGCAATTGCGGGATAACGGTATCGCCGTCTTCCAGCGTGTATTCGACCATCAAGTAATCTTCACCACCAGCAACAATCACCGCATTGAACGCGGCAACAAAGTCGTCAACTGTGGTGTACGATGCAATCGGCATCTGGTAGACAGTCGCCGAACCACCTTCAACGGACACCGAGAACGAACGGTTATTTGGCTGCACCGTGAAAGTGAAGGTGTCGTTTTCGTCCAAAACGCCAGATGTGACGTTCACTCGAACCGACAAACCATCACCAATCGGAATCCATTCAGAGATTCCATCATCGTTGCCGTCTTCGAGCGTGCCTTCGGCAACAACCTCACCGTCACTATTTCGAATAACTTGGAATGCGGCACCTTGAACTGATGCAAATGCCGAAGCGTCGGGTGCCGACGCGATAATCATGACGTAAGAGTCATCGATCTCGCCGGTATAGGTCCCAAGGGTGTTGAGAGTGGCGTTAGTTGGACCGTGTGTGCCGGACACATCAACATCGTTGTATTCGATATTAGCTACGTCAGCGTTATGGAACGTTACGGGGCTATCCGCAGAAATTTGGCGAAGATTGATACGACCGTAATCAATGCCAGTGAAAAGAGGAATTCGTCCCCAGCCTTTCCCACGACCGCCAGAGGTGTCGATACAGATGTCAGATAGTTCATCTGGTTGCCCGTCTTCACATTCAACACCGACCCGCATAACGTAGCACTGATTACCTTCTTCCAAGAAGGCAAGCACTGCGTACATCAAATAACTTTCGGGGAACGGTTCGCCGAATGTTTCGAGGGCTTGTTGAGAATTGGATATAAACAACGGCTGATTCATTGCCCCTTTCTTGGCAGTACCAATGAATGCTGGCCGAAGTGGACCCACTGCCGTTGGCAACACGCTCAGATCGATTTCTCGCGGGAAAACGCCCGGACTTAAGTATACTGGCATCTGTCATACTCCATCTGTCGTTTATCGACTTTGACGTATTTTTTCTCGGAGCGTTCAGGAAGCTACTAATTCTTCAGCAACTTCGCTGTCATAGACGACTTTGATCATCCCACGCTTCTGTAGGTTTTCAATTTGATCCCGCCGCAGATGGCTCTTTGGGAGAAGCACATCTTTACCAGGATCGAGTCGCACTTGTTGTTCACTTGTGAAAAAGTCAGCACCGGGTGCACGAGCCTGAAGCGGTATCATTTGCCGCGAATTGTTGTAAATTCGCACAACATGTGATTTTTTCTTAGGTGCCATTAGGTTGTCTCCGTGTATGTCTTATGGGGCTACGATCTCACGTGCTTTGTTCGGATCTTGAATCGGTTCAAACCACTGATTACTGCTTGTTGAACTCCCAAGCCCTGCAAGTAGCACCTCACCTAATTTTTCCTTGAGTAAGGCTACTCTACCAAGCACGGTCGGAACAATCTTCTCCGGCAATGGCAACCAAGCTTCTGCCGTAGTTGATATTTCATAACGTACATTTGCATGCTGGTCAAATCCTGTTTCCTTATCACTCGCATCCGTACATCCACCATATCGTAGTTGCACGTTGCCCTCGATTTTCCCGTCGAACATCCTGAATTCAGCGAGAGGGTTGAAACGAGTCAATATCTGATATAGGATATATTCAGCGTCTCGCTTCCGTTCCGTCCAAATGATCAATTTATACTCAACCAAGAACGGGACAGGCCGAAAAATTTTAGCAGCCATATTGCCGCGACGACTCAGATAGCGAGCAGTCATAGCATGATATGCAGGGCTAAATTTCTCTGGATTGAATTCGTGACCTTCACGGCTGATCGCCGCCAAAGGCAATCGGGCACGCCCCTCCTTCAGATCATCAGCCCAGATCAGCAGGCTCTTATCACCACCGGCAACCTTTACACGCATAAAGCGGTATGAGTCTTTGGTCGGGACCCGAATCCCACACCAATATTGCTTCATAGCAGAATCAAGAGACCAAAATCCTGGCTGTAGAAATTCTTCGAGATGATTTGGATATGTCTGTAGGTCAGATCCGTCTAGCGGGGTTCGTCCGCTTTCAGCATGACTTAGTTGCCGTACAGCCGGTATCTCTTTTAAGCCAAACGGCAACGATTGCGTCGCCGAGCCTTTAACAGAGAAATCGTTATCAAAATTGTAAACCGGCATCTTATTCTCTCATGGTTGCGAGCAAGTTTGATGGGTTTTTTAACCCTTGCATCGTTATTCGCACTTTGTCGGATGTGCTATCAAGCTCCTCCTTATCAGCAAGCTGAATTTTTCCAATAAGCACAGCCGATATCGAGTCACCTCGAATAGATTTTCCGGTATATTGCAGCTTAAGACCAGGAACAGTTTCTGCGATCAATGCAGAGATCCCTGATGCAATCATATTCATAAAGCGATGGTTTGATACTCGAAATCCTTCGTCAGCCATCTGCAATTGTGATTTAGTCTTGTTCATAACGATTCCCTATATTGACCACCAGATTGAATCTGTTCTTCATCCGGCATATCAGCCTCGGGACGAACGGTGACATCGGCAGTGAGCAATTCTATCTGGCATGTGAAATATAACCAGATATATCTAAAATTACCACTGGGTGTCGCATTCAAGATGCGGTAATTTTTTGGGCTTATTGGCACAGCATTGAACGGCAATTGAATAACATCACCGGCTCTAAGCATACGCTCACCAAGCAAGTTATAAATCTGTCGGTGACTGAAGACAATTTCCGTTTTGTTGGTAGTATCGACACCCCAACGCTTCAATTCCATCTCGATCGGTTTGGGCTTAAAGAATCCCTTAGTCAGCATCGGTGCCCAATAGGTCGGGTCCGCATCTTCATCCCAAACCGTATCATAATCACTGTTCTCAGTACGAACATATACCTTAACCTCCGCCCCACTAACATTTATCATTTCGTCGGCTAATCGCCGAGCCAATTTGATGTCAGCAGATTCGGGATCATGTAATGCTATAGGAGTATGTCGTTGGTCAACATCAGAGCGAAAGCTTTCGTGTACTGAGTCGAAAGCCTCGTCGCCAACGCCTTGTGAAATTCCAAATCTATGAATCATACCGTGTCCTCTACGATATGTTTGTGATAAGGCAAGCCAACCGATTATACTGTTATTACCCACCAATTGTTATCGCGTATATCCACATTCAAATCAGGGTCTTCAGTTATTAATCTAGCGATTTCTTCTGGATTCATGTCTTCTCAGCCCATGGTGGTACCGGTGGTAATACACCGCCAGCAGCAGGAAATGACCCTTCTTCTTGATATGGGTCTTGCGGTGGTGGTTCAACGTCCATGAAATCTGGAGATGGGCAGTAGCCCATGCCTATTAAATCGCATCTATCGAATTCTGATTCCACAGGCAATTCAGATCCAGGAATATTACGCAATATATTATAATAATCAGGATACGGTACACATGGGCATGTTGGGTCTATTGGAGGCAGCACGAACCACTTCTGCCGCACGCCTTTGTTGAAATTGAATCCGATCTTAACAGATGAACCGGGAATAGCAGCCAACGCATCATCTAAATCGACTAATGCGTTTTTGCAGCCTTGTCTAGATGCCATGTATGCGGATAACGTTCGCGACGACAACGCGGATGAAGGTTCGCATCCCGGAACCAAAACTTTGTTGCTTCCGCGAATTTCTAATTGATATTGGTGTGTACCCGCACCCATGTGATCACCACATATGTGGACCTAATGGTTCACCTAATTCGATGGCTCGTTTGACGATTTCTTCTTTCATTTTTTCGCCTTCTTGAACCAGATCCGATCCATCATAATTAATCGAGCCACCATCTGGTGTCGGCATACCGGCTACTTTTCTTCTTGCACTACCAACAGCAATCTTAGCTTCTGCCAGCATCATATCATAACAGATAGCTCTGGCCTGTGGACTGCGAAAATGATTCACGACCGGAATGTACAACACAACAACCGGGAATGCACCTTTTGGAGTTGGGTATAATCGGATCAATTGATCTTTTGCCGACAATTGATCGTCTGTGACGTTGCTTGTGCCTTCTCCGATTACTTCCCAATGCCCTTCAGTCCCCAAAATCTTCTGGCTAAATTTGCGATATGACTGTAGTAAATGATAGTCAGACAGAACATTTTGGGCACCAGAAATGTTGCCAATATTGAATAAGAAACTTCCCGCACCAAAGACATCATCAATGCGGGTCGTTACTGGGTCCCAATTTACAGATTGAACCCAATATGCGTCTTGCGGTAGAGGATATGTCGATCTAAGTGGAGTAGTATAAAATACGCCGAGCTTTTGCTCTCTTGGGAAATATCCGGCGATAAAATCGCCCGATACCTTGAAAATTGTTTCCCATTGATCTTCGGCGATTTCAACTTCGGTTATTGGATGGCCCATCTTCGACAAGACGAATTTCTTCATAGGTTCGCTACGAACCTTGAGAACTGCCGGAAGATCCGCTGGGGCCAATATCGCCATCGTTATGCCTCGATTGCCTCAATAATGTAATCAAACCAGGGTCGTTATCTATTTCTATGTTTGGTCTTATAAGCCTGATGAGATTTATTACTTCATCGGGGGTCAATTCACGACCGTGAGAGGCAGCGATTTGACGAATATGTAATACGTCTTCTCGTGCCATTCGCATATTGACCTCTTATATCGGGAAATGATAACCACGATCCCCATACATCACACCAGAATATTCGAGGCGGAAAATGTTGAATGTGACGCCGCCCGGCAGAGTAGTTGTGATGGCTCCCTCCAATGCGGTCTTAAGGGCCTTGACCTCGTTCACAACAGTCGTCACTGGGACTGAATCCCAAGAATGTGCACTCGGACCATTTAGAACTTCACCAGCGTGAATTCTTTCGAGTTCTGGATATGGTTGAATATTTTGGGCACTAGAATTATAAAACCCAGTGATCTGTAATTGTGCTGGGGTTTCACCAAATTGTGGCTTCACAGCACAACCATGGACCAGCCCGCTGTTCCCTCCGCGATCGGTGCCTCCGAAAGAACGGTGCTGTCCACCACCGGGCTGAGCAATATTAATAGTGTCGGGTACGAGCGTTTCCAAGCCCTCGTAGGCGAGATGTGCGATTTTCTGCATATCTCGCACGTGAGCAAATCGCTTGTTCGGATTTGCAGGAATGATCTTAATATGGACGGTGAATGGAACCCATTTCATGGCGGTTGTCCTCCTAGCATATTTTTGCTAGATGGATCACTCTACTATAACTCCATCAATATCACGGAAATTGATTGGATATTGCCATTCCTCGTTGCGAGTCGTCACCTCGCCCTCTTTCCGGAAATCACCCATCTCAATGCGGAGATCGCTTTCATACACAAAAACGACGTGGGTGTCACCAGATAAGGAACGCCATCCAAAAATGTGAATCACTTCGATGATGTTTTCGCCTATACGCAATGCTGTGCGGCGGCGATAGAACGGCATCTGGCCTTTGCGATATTCTTGTGCTATTACGACTTTACCGGATTTATCCCGAAGCTGCAGTATCCAGAGACGTTTGTGATCGATCAATTCAGATGAATTGTCTAGCTCACTGGTACGTTGAGCAAACGTGACCCCATCTCGATACTTGACCGCCCATGTGAGCTTATAATCGTAGCCTTCGGTCGTAGCCGCTGGCGGTGTGGCTGGTGCCGATGGATCATCGAGCCATCGCGGTGCATTTGGTGCAGTAGACATTGAAATCCCCCGGTCTTATATACCGTTAGGACTTCAGCACGACCTTTGGTAATTCCGAGTAAGCTGATACTTCTTGCTTCGCAGCTTGTTCGCTGGCATATTCATCTTCGGTCAACATATACTCTGGGCCTACCCATAAGCAATGACCATCTTTCCCGCGACCATCGCATGAATGTCCTCCGAAGCAGTCTTCGAATTCCATTCCAACGAGCTTTCCGGGTTCATCAGTCATGACGATGACAGTACCGAGCATCGCCTTTGGCAGACGCCGGTGGATGCACCAGAATTTATCACCTTTATTGATTGAATCTGCTTGTGTCATGACATCCTCTTAGGTTTCGTCAAAGAGCCAAGTAAATGTTTCTTGTGCAGTCACGCCGGGCGATGCTGATGTTCCAACTTCGATCTGATAGACGAAAAAGTCACCGAAGTCGCCGGTTGACGGATTCGTGAGCGAGCCGGTAACAGCTTTCGGAGAACCGGATGTAAAGGTGAAGACGCTAACAGGCGTTGTCACTGTTGCATAGTTACCAGTGGTTAATTGGTTCCCCGTGTCACCGGCTGTTCCGGTTGCCTGCACATATGATGTGGCCGAATTACCAGAGCATGTAACGCCGGTACCAAAGTTGTTGGTACCATCGGTGTGCCAGCCAATATTGTCGATTGTGCCGGAAGGTGTAACCGTGGCATTCAATCGAGTGACTACCCAGAAGCTGTATTTAGTACCAGCAGCGGGAATTCTGATTGGGTTCGAGCTACCAGCGGCTGTTGCTTGGTGAGTGTCAGTCGCGTTTGCAACAGTGTTCGCGCTCTGAATAGCCGTCTTAGTTGGAGATCCCGAAGATCCCGTCCACCGGTATATTACAACTGTTGCGGGCATTTATTTATCTCCAATATTGCCTAAAATAGACATATTATCTTTGTATACGACACTGGCCCGGTGAGGTATCACCGGGCCAGTGTAGAACATCCGAGGGTGTTAAACGACTGATTACAGGTCAGCCGTCAGATCGCGAGCATCCTGGTGAAGATCACCAGTGAGGCCGGCTTCGGTGTGGGTGATGAACTTGTCGTGACCAACCTGGAATGCGAAGTCCACACTCGCCATATTGGTCTGAGCATTCGCAAACGACACCTGACTCTTGAGTCCGATGACGATTGGAAAACCACGACTGGCGTTGTGACGAGCTTCGCCCATGTATGGCGACATGTCCATCGTATTCGTGTCGCGAGATTTGACCTCGACGAGGATCTCTTCGGCAGGCACACTCATGACCAATGGCCGGAGTCGCTTGATCAAAGCGGCCACAGATTCATGTCTGTGCATTTGCCGGAAGGATCGAACTGTCCGGAACACCTTGATCTCGGTGTTAGCTGGTTGAGCAGCCATTGCACTATCCTCCTTATGGGACCAATTACCTGATTACCGAGGTTTCGGTTATCACAATCTATTTTTGCGTGAAGTTGGTCTAGTGCAATTAAGTGTTAAACGCTCTGCGAATACCCTAGCCTCGCTGAGCGGTAAAGGTAGTTGCCGTGCAACTTCCGTATTCACTTCGAAGTGATATTGAACCCGATCACAGGGCCGAAACTCTGATAAATCAGCCCAACCGGGGCTGGCGTTGGTTCTGGAGTCGGAACACTCTTCTCAACCGGAGCAGGAACCTGTGTAGGTGCAGGCACGGTTGTGGCTGGTGCGACTACTGTTGGTGCGGCTGGAAGAACGCATTGACCGCCGTTGCAATTCAGAATCCAAAGGCCTAAAATCCCAAAGCCGTCACGGACGACTACTCGCTTACGAATGACTGCTCGTGCTTCACAAAACGGCTGACAGCAAGATTGGCTCTGATTACAGCCACGATTTAACATCCCACAACCGTTACGGACGACCACTCGCTCGCGGCAGGAAAATCGACCGCCGAACAAGCCACCAAGACCACAGGCTTCTGCTGAATCGCTCACGAGCATCGTAGCGACCAACGCCAAAGCAAACAGACCGCACTTCATGAAATTTTTCCTCGAACAAAGTAAGGGGCCGACTTACCAAGTGTGCTCATGCGGATGGCCAACCCGCACACGGTTTACGACTTGGATTCCAATACCAAATCGTGATCTACCATCATCGCGACTAATTGCTCTAAACTCGTTTCAGGTTCCCATCCGAGTTGGGTCTTAGCTTTCGTCGCATCTCCACACAATACGTGGACTTCAGCCGGGCGAAACAACTTAGGATCGATCTCGACATATTTATTCCAATCGAGATCAACCCTAGCGAACGCGGCTGCAACAAAGTCTCGAACACTATGAGCAATTCCAGTAGCGATCACGTAATCATCAGGCACACCTTGTTGGAGCATCATCCACATAGCCCGAACATAGTCACCCGCAAATCCCCAATCACGCTTCGCTTCCAGATTACCAAGCATTAATTTTTCTTGTTTCTTCAGCTTGATTCTGGCAACAGCATTCGTGATCTTTCTGGTGACAAATTCTAAGCCACGTCGTGGGCTTTCATGATTGAATAATATTCCAGATGCAGCGAAAATATCGAAACTTTCTCGATAATTAACAGTCATCCAATGGCCATATAATTTGGAGACACCGTACGGGCTTCTTGGATAGTACGGCGTTTGTTCAGTTTGTGGCATCGCCTGAACTTTACCGAACATTTCACTCGAACTTGCCTGATAAAATTTAATCGGTTTTCCAGAATACCGCACTGCTTCTAGAAATCGAGTAACCCCTAAACCAGTCATCTCCGAAGTGGCAAGAGGACTCTTCCAGCTTTCCGGCACAAATGATTGAGATGCCAGATTATAAATTTCATCTGGTTGAACTTCGGAGACGAGCCGGATGAGCGATGATTGATCAAGAATATCAGCTTGATGTAATGTGACCAAATTGATAAATGGCTGAATTCGCTCAAAATTCGGTGAACTGATCCTCCGAACTAAACCGTGGACTTCATATCCCTTCGACAGTAACAATTCAGCCAGATACGACCCATCCTGCCCGGTAATACCGCTAATCAATGCTCGTTTCTGACATGACATTCGTTCATTCTCCAATGATTGTATCTACGTAGCTAACACATAACAAGCATATTTATTCGACAAAGCTATTGTATGAAACTCAGAACTATCGCAGAAGCAAAATCAGACGAACCAATCCGCGATTCCGCCAACGCGATCGGGGATCTCATACAATATATCAACACCAGCTTCGACCCCAAAAGTGCAGAGGCACAAGCGATGCAAGCATTCCTTCAAAAACCAACCGCCAGAGGATGGGAACAAACGAAGTGGGTTGTCGATAGTGCCATTAAACAGGCTGGGGCTGCACCAGAAACGGCATCCAGAGCCAAGGATTGGGCCTTCTTAAAGTCTCTCACATCGCCAACGGTATCAGCGTCCTTGTACGATGTTGACCCAAGAAAAGCCAAAGGAACGCCTCTCCAAAAGACTGCTCTGAGCAAACCGCTAAGAGACAAATTGAAAGTGTCGCTAGGACCAGAAGGATATATTAGCTCCCTCTCAAACCTTGGAGGAGAGGTAAATAATAGCCAAGCTAAACATTTACTTAAAGGCACAGCAAAAAACGGGAAAGGCTTAATCAAAGCCGCAGAAGAAGATCTCCCAAATGTCGATCCGACAAAGAAATTCTAGAAATTTTTCATATAAGCACCATCGACAACCTTCTCCCCCTTCAAATAAACCGTCTCCACAGAACCGGGAAGTTTCCGCAAATCAAACGGACTCCAATTACATCTAGTATACAATCCACGACTATCTGCGACTGATTTTGTCATATTCAATATTGTAATTGAAGCCTCGTAATCCGGCAAAATCCGACCGATTTTCCTGCCCGTAAATTGATTGATCCATTGACCGGGCAGCATGCAACACATTCTGAATATCCTGATTGGATCGACATTTCCTGCAGAAATCAGCCAAGACACAAAGCCACCATATGTGTCTAAATGTGGAATTCCGGAAACATTTGTCATCTTCTCTGCGACGGTATGCGGAGCATGACCAGAAGCCAAGAATTCAAACTCACCACGCCTCAATGCTTGTAAAAGGGCTTCGGCGTCCGCTTTTGTTCTCAAGGGCGGGTTTGTCTGAAGAAATGGCCGATTCTCTGGCTTAATCATATCAAGATTGAAAAACAGGTGATGCGGAGTAATCTCAGCATATACGTGAACACCGGACCTGCGAATGCTATCAATCGAATTCAAACTAGCAACAGTGGAAACTTGACAAATCTTCCCTTGCAACCGGTATTTGCTTATTAAACCAATCGCAAAATTGATCGCGTCCGTTTCACAAATCTGTGGGCGGCGTGCTTCATGCTTCGATTCGTTCTTGCAACGATTCAACATGACCGGACATTCACAATGAAAACTGACAGACATATTACGATAACGTTCGAGAGCCACATCTAATTCATGTTGATCTCTGAAAAACAAATTACCGACATTTGGCCCCATGTACACATTATATGGCACATGTTTGGAAAATGGCGAAGTTTTTGGTCCAATTCCGGCATATAATAACACATCGATTGGGCATTTTTTCGCTAATTCCTGTTTTGCCGCATATGTTTCAGCATCAACTGTAGGGATGTGATTATCTGGCATATCGGCAATATAAGTCACGCCGCCATTTAATGCCGCCATGCCAGCGGTCTGATAACATTCTTTGTGGGTCTCGACTCCGCTAGTATCCTCTCGACAATGGGTATTGATGTCAATAAATCCTGGGAAAATCAGATAATCATCGGAATAGACACGAGCATGTGGAGGCGAAGATTCACATGGATATGTTTTGGTGATTTTTGTACCAAATTCAATGACTCCTTTATAAACAGCATCATCTACAATTGTGCCATATATCACAGTCATTACCCATCTCCGAAATCTGGTAACTCATGAGTCGGAATTGATCTTATCTTCCCGAACACCAACCGTGCGGCTTGCTGACATTGTTGGAGCGATGCGGTCCATTGTAATTTGCCAGTCTGATTGAATCGCTGTTCCCATTCCTTAACAACCAGAAGCATTCTAACCCCATCGGGTTCCTCTAACTTTTTAAATAATATTAATCTATGTAAATCCTCAATGGCAGGATTAAAATTAGTAATGTCGTCACTACCACCACCAATTTCAGCTAAGAGAATAGCTCGACATGATTCAGCGAATATCTTTATCGCTGTAGGATCTAAATTAATACGCGGATCAACCTCCTTAGATCGCTTCAATAACTGTAAAAGAGATCTATAGAATATGTAATAGGATTGTGGATTGTCGTCTGACTTAATATCAGTCAGCATAAAATTCGCTTTAAACCAATCAAGAGCTAACAGTAACCCGTCATACGATTCACATATTATTGGTTCTGTTAGAATAAGATTCCCAGATTGCTTGAAATAATGGCAGATATGTGAGATTTTTGTAGTAATTTGTGCGTTAGATTCAAACACAAGAAAATCGTGTGTCTGTGGAGCATACAAGAATTTAAGCTGAACAGTAAATGAACATACCGCTCCACGCGATAATTGAAGTTCAATCCGAACCGCTCGCTCAACTGGTTGGCTTGAAGATTTACGAATACCCCGAAGCGTTGAATATACCCGCTTCGAGGCACTAGATATATTATCGAGATTTATAGGGCCATGGGCATTGATTGACGATTTCAATGCCCCATTTATTGCTTTTTCAATAACCCTTCGTGGCTGAAACCAATCGTTCATACGGGTGCGTTCATAGGTTCAAGCACAACAAGCCCATCAATGGCTTGCTTTAAATACTCAAGAGAAATTATCGCTGTTCCGTATTCCTCAGCTTTTTTCGTCTTGTTCGAAGTGCTGAGCGGATCTGCTTGAACCAAAAACGTCAGACCCTTAGATACACCGCTTTTCAACTCCCCACCGAGACGCACGATATCGTCCTGATAAGCACGAGTACCGGTCAAACAAAATGAATAACCAACAAAAAGCCTATCAGCACTCGGCTCGTTCCCATTTTCAACGGGGGCGGCTTCAGTGTTACTTCCTTCACCTTCAATCTCAACCCCGACCGATAGCAGCTTTTCAATCAGTGCACGATTCTCGTCAATACCATCGACGATTGCGTCACGAATTGTATCACCGAACCCCGGCAATTCGATCGTGGTCAAGAGTTCACGATCAAGCCAATGTTTCAGTTTGGTCAACCTACCACCAGATGCATCAGCAAGAATCTTCACTCGCCGCCTGCCTAATAGGTCAATCCCAAGCGAGCCAAGGAACGTATGCAACGGGAGTCTCTTTTTCCCGTTGATATTGGCAATGATTTGGGTCGCTCGCGATTTGCCAATTCGCACATCACCATCCAATTTCATATCCTGAATTTGCTCTACAGTTAGAGTATACAAATCAGACGGATTTTGGATCAGGTTCATATCCCACAATACTTTTAAAATCGTATCGCCGATCCCAAGGATACCAACACCTTTTTTGGATGTTCCAATCCAATGACTGACCTTCGCCAGAGCAGCCGCATGGCAGGTGGGGTTAGCACAGTATGTGTTCGCACCTTTCTTCCCACGATATTCACGGCTTGCCACGTCCCCGCACGCCGGGCAACGATGTGGTTCTGCAATTGGTTTTCGATTCGTCCCGACCTTTACCCTTCTGATGACCTTCGGAATGATATCACCAGCCAAGACGACTTCAACTTCGTCACCAATAGCAATGTTGAGGCGAGCAATTTCGTCCCAATTGTTGAGCAATGCGTGTGAGACATTGACACCGCCAATGCGGACTTCCTTTAGCACGGCAGTTGGGATGATGGCTCTGGTGTGTCCGACAGTCAACAGCACATCGATCAGTTCGGTCGTGTTTGATTTATGCGGGAATTTGACCGCACGAGCATATTTCGGTCGCAGGCGGGTCTTGATATCCTTGGTGATAAATGGTTGCTGTTGAGCAATCTCGTTGACCACAACAACGATACCATCGATTTCAAACGGCAGTTGGTCACGCTTACCAATAACTCCATCGTAGAACGCCGTGAATGTGTCGAGACCTTGGCAGAGCTTGTGTGGAACCGGCTGAAATCCGAGAGCCTTCAATCTCTCCATTTTCGCCATTTCGGTTGGAACCGACTCGCCCTCCATATTGAAAGCGATAAAACGCAATCGGTCACTGTCTTGACCGTCGTCGCGGCCTAAAATTCCGTTACCAACGTTCCGTGGGTTACTGCGATCTGCGACCGGGATCTGATCGCGGTCGCAAATTTCGTCAAAATCGGCTTTGTACAGAATAGCCTCTCCACGAACATCGAGATTAAGAGGTTCTGGAAGCTGCGTCGGCAGATCTATAAAGTTCACACCATTGGCAGTAATGTCATCCCCGACTTCGCCATTCCCTCGTGTAGCCACACGCACCAGCTCGCCATTTTGGTACGTCGCACAGATACTACCACCATCGATTTTCAACGATGCGAAAATCGCGGGAATATGATTCAATTTCTTTTGAAGCGTGTCGATCCAGTCCTGTAATCCAAGGATGCCTTCGTCGGTATTGTCCAGCGACCCCATGGGGATATTGTGGGTCACTTTCGTCCGGAGATCGTCAATTGAGTATGGAGACCCGACGCGAGTCAGACGTTCATTTTCCGGATCAATCTCTTGCAATTTCTGCTTGAGAAGATCGTACTCAGAATCAGCCATGATTGGCTGTAGGCCGGGACGGTAATATCGAATATCTGCTTTGTCAAGCAGATCGGACAGTTGAGCAAGTGTCAAATTGTTAGCGGCTTCAGCAAAGCCACGATCACGCATTTTCTGAATCGTTTTCATGAAGGATCTCATCTGGTGGATCAAAATACATTCTATATCACTGTGTCAACGAATTCTTATTTCGTTAATTTCGTGTTTATAAAATCGACCAACCCAGACACAGTAAGCATATTGGATATATTGTCGAACTCGATTTCACGAATATTAAGATCAAATACCTCTCCAAGCCTGAATTTGATTTCCAACATATCGAGTGAATCGGCACCAAGGTCACGTTGGATTAAAGCATTAGAAGCTATTTCGTCGCGATCAATCCCAAGTGCGTGATCTAATATTTCAGCAATTTTGGTTTCGACTTGATCACGGGTCATATCTCTGCCTTGAAGAATCAAAATACGCTTGAGAGCCTTGGGGATCGAATGGTTTACCATTCTCACCTTACGGCTCTCAAGCCTGGCCGATGGCTAGGATTTGCACCCGCGACCTTACCTCCGTTAGAGGTCCGCTCTGGGCTACCACTGTAAGCGGTTTACCACAAACAGTTAGCCCCCTTTCGGGCTGAGCTACACCGGGTACGACACAATAAAGTGTTCGCACACTTCCAATCAGTTATCTATTAACTTGACGGAGTTAGACGCACATGAACAATTTCGACATGCGGACATCGTTCACGAATCCAACCATCAATACTACCTTCGAAGAATATCTTAGACGTTCGGTTTAATCGCGACCGATGCAGCAGCGGGTGTAGAGATCGTATCTTCCTCAACAAGAACGCCTTTTTCAAGAAGACGATTCTTAAGTTCCGGCACAAGATTAAGACGATCCACGACCAGCTTGATTCTCGTACCTGTTTTCTCTCCACCCTTTCGAGGGCGAGACACGCTCACTTCTCCAGATCCCGGCACAACTATTTTGAGCGGATTACCGTCTGCGATAGTTCGTAATTGAGTCTTTTTCTCTTCCAAATCAGCCAAAAGGCCATTAATGGCTTTTTGGAGTTGAAGAGCTTCTGCTGCTACCAATTGCGGATCAAGTTGTGTCATTGGATCTCCCAGTACATAACCATATGGATCGTAATACCAAAGAAATCAGAATCGTAAGAAGAGTCACAACACCCTTTTTACAAGCACTACCACCGGTCGTGGACCACTTTGATGCGTATATCTATGCAATAGTCAAACGGAAACCCGGAAAGGACCTTCCTGGGGTCAAATGGGGGACAGACGTTAGATTAGATCCATGCGAACTGGATTGGGTCTCGAAAACCATCAGCATCAATATTCCATTAAATATCAATGTTGGCATCGAATCAATCGACGATCTTGACCCTACATTCTTTGAATCGGTTGAGGCGGCATTTCTGGCACTAATTCAAGGCTGTCTGCCGTAGAACCTAGCAGTTTCTGCTCATTCCATCGCGTGTATACCCGATAATATCGAAATGCTCGTGGACCATAAAGACTAAATTCACCGGGTCCGAACGTACCTGATGATGAATAATGCCAAAAAGCCGTTGTCAAAATCGGCTTACCAAGTTTAGCCAAATAAAGAGCAATCAATCTCTCGAACATGTGTGGCGTCCAAAAGCCAATATCGGACAGACGTAACCGATGGGCAACCGCATAAAGCCGGTTGCCCAATTGATCGAACATCGGCCTAGTGCACGCAAATTGATGTGAATAGATTAACTTGGGGTTAGTATCCATCGCCCAATCGTGAATATCTTGATCATATTTCTTGATAAAATCCCAGACAAAAATCTCATTATCAAATGCGTGTATTTTCTGTGGATCGAATTTTGGAGTAAATGGTGCATTGTCTGGCACCATCCATTCATCCCACATGTTTTGGTACGCAGAAGCAACAGTTAACCCTATCGGTCTGTCTGGTTCTGATTCTAAAGATTTGTGCAATCTCTTCCAAGTCTCTCCCGCTCTAAAGTGAAGAGTGACATCAGTATGCATGATCGCAACGTGATCGTCGCCGATTAATTGATCCGCATGTTCCCACGTTGTTAAGATAACCGAAGTTTCGAACAGCGCGGAATTCCATGACGCATATGTTGGAAAGAAGTCATTTGATTCATAGTAATCAACACCCTTTGGTTTGGTAGTCCCGCACGCAATACGAATGGGCGTCACAAGAGAACTGTGGAAAGCCTTTTTGGACAGTAGGTCTTTAGATTGTGGATGGCACAGGATTATAGCTTTAATCAAGATTACACCTCATCTATAAACCCTCTGTCTTTATCATTGCGGAATCTGGATTTATCTATTCCCATGGCTTTCAGTTGGACCGTCGTTCCAGATTCATCGTCTTCGAGACCTATCGATATGTAACTCGTCAACTCTCCCGGTGCCCAATGCATGTGCGTACCGAGCAGTTCCGGGAACCGCCTAGACCATTTATGATGCAGGAATCGAAAATATACCCAATATTTCCTATCGCCAGTGAAGCTGGCGGAATATTGTCCATAATGGATCATTGGTAAGTGTGTGCCATAAACCGAATATGCGGCGGCACGTGCTTGCAAACACATATCCACGCCATAGAAATGGAACCCGGTAAACATTGAATCGAAGCGGAGACCGGTTCGACGATTTAGTACAAAGACGCATTCGTCGATACAGTGAACCGGAGTGATTTCTTTGATTCCATCCCAATATGGTGGTTGTGTCAGGTTTTCATCGGTATCCCACACCGATCCCACAGCAACTGTTTGGACATCTACGGACCCGCCCCACCGCCCGATGTCATTTCTTCCATACTGCAACGCGATTCCAGCAGACCCGATAACACCCCAATTATCATCTAACTTAGACAAGGCGTCTACGAGTCTGTCAAACCAGCCATGGAGAAGTCGAACATCTTGATGGGCAAAAACGAGAATATTCGACCTCGCCACATCGATTCCAATATTTAATGCGTTGCTAGCAGAATACTTATTATCATTGTTGATAATTGGAATTATTTCAATGTCGTGGTTTTTTCGATTTTTGTTGATAGAATCAAGCAAACATTTATTATAAACGTCTGGTCGAGAAATGCAGGTTATGATCGAGATTTCTGGCATAGCGGCCCAATTACAATAAATACTCAGGAGAAATACGATGGCAACCAGCCTGACGACAATTACGAATGTTTCGAAGCAAGTTGTCCCCATTCTCGTTAACAGCATCCCAACTGCCAATGCTGCCAGTGGGTCTGATATCCCATCTGCGACAGCATCCCAGATGCCGATTGCTCCAGGAGCCGAATTCTCCATCGAGAGCCGTCGCCTGGACCAAGGGCAGCTTGAGCAGTTGCGTCATCTCGGTCTACTTACCTACGTCGTCAGATAGTCATTTCTGAAATAGCACGAACCTATCATCAAGAAGCTCGTGTAAAATCGGCAACACATCACGGGGGCGTAAGCCCCCGTTCTCACATCCGACCATAGGTAAGCCGATTTTAGTGAAGAAGTGATTTTTCCTCTTCGATAATATATCAACCAAAGCAGATAATTGTTTAGCCGACCGAGTTATTAATGCAACCGTGGACATGTTCTGCCAAGACATCCACGGTTTATCCTCATCGAGAGGCTTGGTTGGAAACAGAAAAAATCGTGCCGGATCATAGGGAGCAACAGCGGTATTCGCTCCGAATTTTTTACATCTTGCCCCATACCATTCAGGCATGTCTGGGAACATATCGGCAGCTTGTTTCGCAATCCCTGCGCCCATTGGGTTAGTTCCGTCTTTCTTCCATCCAATGTTCGTCGTTATTACGAGCCATCGAACTTCGTAGTAAAACTCCCAAATATCGCCTTTTTGCTCAATCATGACGTACCATAATGTATGGATGCTGTGCAAATAATTATGATATCGTACTTCCGTCCGAACGATTTCGAGCGATCAGTACAATCCGTCCTCAACAACACCGCTGTACCTTTCCATCTATCTATTATCGATAATTCGCATGGAGGACTTGACGCATTTCTCGACAAATACGAGTCCCACCCAAAAGTCACTATTTATCGAAATGAAACAAACGTGGGGAAAGGTATCGGTGTAATGAGATGGTATCCACAAATCATGCAGTCCACATCATCTGATTACTTTATTTCGATTGACGCCGATATTGAGGTATACCCGAATTGGCTGCCCAGACTCTATGCGGCCAGAAAGAAAATAGCAGTTCCATTCGGAATTCTCGCTCCTGTTATCATGAACAAGTATGGCGAATGGTTCATTACACAGAAGAGTGATCTGGTGATGCATAACCAGAAAATATTCTATCACATAGTCGATGAGATATATTACAATCGGCACACAGCGGGGCCGTTATTCTTGATTGATCGAGAATTCTTCGAGAGTGTTGGTGGGTATTCTCAAAATCAGTTATATGGGAGCGATGACGGGAAATTATGCAAAGCGGCGGCGAATCAGGACCGTTTCATAGGGATTGCTGCCAACGTTCACGTCCTGCATCTTCGTCAAGACGATGGGCCTGGATATCAAGAGTGGAAATTAAAGCATGTCAATACGGACGGGGTTTGCAAAGGATACTGGGATCAAGATTAAATCCGTGATAATATCTGCGAATGATCTCACCGTCAACAGCCAAAACTCTGTCCACTAATGCCGGTGTATAAGTTGCCCAATATTTCGAAGAGTGGCCGTCCATATCGGAATCATTAATACGGGGAATCGAACGAACCGCATTCTCACTAAAGCGTTCACCCGCAGCACGCAAAGCGAAGATGGTGTCTTCCACAAGGTTTTCCATCCTGCCAACAAAATCGATCTTGTTCGGAACTTCATCAATATAATTCAGATATTCCCATGTAACCCAACCGTTCGGCTTGTAGTTGAGTACATTCTCTATGAAAACATGGAAATCGTTTGATGCGGCATTAAAATCAAGAGGATGCTGTGCTCGCCATCCATACTTAACTCGAAATGCCCATCTCGATTGATACCAAGTCAACGGATGCCGAACAAATGTGAAGATATAGTGATTTTTATAAAATTCTGGCGGCTGAAGATTGAATAGAAAAGGAAAATGAGAGTGTTGCTCACCGATTTCATAATGAGGGATTCCACACACTTTGAAAACATGGCGAATCCAAATTCCACCGGTTTTCGGAATGTGCAGGAAAATACACTTATCGGTCGCCAGAGCCATTGTGTCTCCCAGACATCATGAAAGCATTTGCTGTGCTTCAGTATGAAACCCTAATGCGGCAAATAATGTCGCCATCCTATGATGGTATGTATGTGCCTCCAAAACTTCGTTCCGTTGGCGATTTGTAACTTCAATTCTTTCCGCAGCGTTTTCCGGTTTAGCGAAATGAAGACAATAGTTGCGAAATTGATCCGGATTGGTTGCAATGATTGCGGATGGAATCATTCTGCGAATAGCAACCACTGCATCATGGACCACCAACGTACCACATAGAGCAACTTTGAATGCTCGCTCCGGAATATCGATGCCATATTCGTGAGTATGGCGTTCCGAGATGCATGGACCAACACGCCCACTCCCAAGAAATCGGTTCACTTGGTCTTCTGCAAGAATCCCAGAACAGATATTAGATGGCCAATCTCCCCACCCGTGAAGTTTATAATTATTCGATTGTTGTAGGAATGGAATAAGATAAGCATCAATGATTAGACCCTTGTACTGCCATCGACCCCCAAGATATACAATATCATATTGTTTATCATTTTCTGAAGATTGATGAAACAGCGTCTTATCTCCAGCGGTCGGCATCGGAACCCACGGAATATCATGTTTTTGAGTCCAATAAGACCACAAGATTCGGTCGTCTTCGTGACCATACCCGAACACCACATCGGGCTTTTGATTTAATGTCCAACGAATATTCTCATCGGACTCAGCAATGCCCTGAATTTTTGTCGGACCATAGGGATTCACATGGATAGCGATTTTCGCAGACCGTTGATGTGGAATCGGCTGTTTATGCCCAGAGCACCCGATATACAAATTCGGCGAAAAATCATGCCATGAGTGGTCATGCCCATCCCAGCGTTGAACCGTATGCCCTTTATCTCGTAGGGCATTAATCCAACTGTCACTAATATATCCGAACGCACCACCGGGACGATGGCAGACTAATACTTTCATGTTACATCCTCCGGAATCGGAATCTCTGATCGCACTGCAACGACTTCAACTTCAGGTAAATGGGTATAAATATTATACCCAAACCCAACGTCTATTTCCAGCATGGGGCCATGTTGTCCGACAACTTTTCCTGTTATCCCACGGCGCATGCAGAACTCAGCGGCTTCAGAAGTAACCACCACGAATTTGATAATATCATTCAGATTTGGAGATGAAATGCCCATATCCTAACCGATGGAGTTGCGAATATTGAAGCTGAACTCGTTCATACATCTGACGGCTAGTCAGTGCTGCTTCAATACGCCGATTAGTCTCGTGGTGCATGTTCCATCCCGCTACTCGTCCGTGCCACAAGTGCAAGAAGTCAAATACGCGGTCTTCCGACCACACACTATTTGCTGATAATCGAGCATAAAAATCACAATCCTCGCAGCCATATCCCCAAAAATCTTCATTAAAGGCTCCGCATTGCCAGTAGGTTTTCATATGACAAGCAAGTGACCCACCTTCAAAATATCCGACTACACGTTCACAACGAGTTTCGTTAGTGACAAGACCCGTCGCGTTTATGATGTCGCTGGAAGCAGTGTCTGCATAAATCACAGCATTACCAACGTGACAAGCCGTATGAGTATCAAGCGTCTTGTACACAGATGCAGTATAATGCCCTTGAACAATGGTATCGGCGTCGTGAAGTATCACTCGTTGGGTTGCGACTTTCGATGCAGCAAAATTGAACGCCATTGATTTGTTAAAAAGCGGGTTGTTAACCTCACTAACAAGATAGTAATTAACTGGACTAAAGTCTGAAGCTGTGATACGTGATTCGACATCTTGTTCTACAAGCAAGATATTAATAACAGGGAACCGCTGGCTTCTAATATTGTTGACGACACTTCTTATTGCGTCAGTGCGACCAATATTTCTGAATGGAATAATATAACTAATTTCCGGCACCTGTGATGCATCAGTTGGAGCACAGCGTTGGATGATTCGTTCCTCGAATCTCTTCTTCGCATCTTTCAGCAACGTTTGCCGATTCTCAACAGCAGAGACATCAGAATGCAGATAGAAAAACTGGTCTGATCCGGCCACGTCGAAAAAGCCTTCTGGCTGCAATCCAAATTCCCATGCTTTTCTAGACCAATCCACATGCTCCATTCCGTATAAGCCATATCCCTCATCAAAATAACCACATTTCTCAAGCATATGATTCGTAAATGCCAGCACCGCTCCGTGCGGCCTTTCAGACACCATACTTATGTCGACATCGTTTATCTTTCTCGAACTGCCAAGTGTCGCCCCATATACGCCTTCTTGACGATAAATGAAATGGTGCATTGCGGATTTCGCCATCGCCTCCACATAGAACGTATCCCACCCCTGTCCCATAATTTCGATATCATCATTTAAAATTATGCCATATGCGAATCTGGACAAGCAGCGAAGCAATCGATTAGTATTTCCGGCGATACCAATCCTGTTCTCGTTTCTGATTATCACAAAATTATCATTTTGTGCTAATTCGTCGAGATACGCTTTGATATCCTCATTTGTACTGCCGTCATCACTGACAAAGATGGTCGTACGACGAAGATCGGTTGTGGCAATGATCGAATTGACGAGGCGTTGAAGAGCATCTTTCCGATTAAATGATAGTATACCAACCCCGACACCATTGCTGATGGGATAGTTGCCTCTCGCCAAATTCGATTTTAGCAGTTCTGTCGGATTCGTATTAATCGTCCGACCAATTATTTGAGGTCTCTTCACTACCGTTTTTGCTGGTTTAGTTTTTGAAATCTTCCGTGCTCTTGCGATTTCTTCTCGACGTTGTTTGCGATTTTGAATTATCTGTCCTTGGCTTGGAATCTGAGGCTGGGGTTGTGGCTGAGCGACTGGTGGTCGCGTAGCCGATTGTTGTTGCCGTCTCTTGACTGGGGTGGTTAGATTGATTTTAGCCTGAATTTTCCTAGTCGGAGCAATTTGAGCCGAAACAGGCGGCGATTGAACCTCAGATACTAGCTTAATAAACCCCCTGGTCCGATACCTCTCGTAGAATTCAGACAAAACCACTTTCTGGCGGCTCTTTACCTTGATAATCTTCCCATCGGGTCCGGCCAAGTGCACGGTAAACGCATTCGGATTGACATATTCGGGCATTAGCGTACCACCTCAACATACATCGGAGCGAATGAATTAATTTTCTCGTCGTGATACATACGAAATCGAGATGGCTTAATAATCAGATCTCCAGCATAGGTACCAGCACCATCACGGATACCTTCTATAGCTCGATCATCAAGAACTTCGACTTTTAGAATCTCCTGGGTCTTGAATATTTTGCCAAAAATATCACGAACCATGCCGGGTCCGGTCAATTTATTACGCGATACTTGAATATCAACAAGTACCAATTCGTCGTCAATGACACCAAAGAAGAATTGTGCTTGATCCAATTTAATCAGTCGCATTGTGCCAATAAACGTTGCGACGGACTCTTGGAGAAATTTGTTCGCAATATTGGATAGCGGCGAATCGTAAGTTATATCTAAATTATTGCCCTTCCAATCACCGCAGATGACGACTACTTGATCCTTAGTCGGTTGACGATATACAAGAACAGAAAGCCCATCGTTCCCGTAGTGCCGAATCACATAACAGAATAAGCTATGGACAGTCTTTTCTAATTTAGCAAATGGCAGATATGAAGGATAAGTTAAAACTTGTGGAAGTTGCGGTAGTTTAGATATACCAGATGACCGCGTTTCTGGCGTGGTCGTGCTGTTGGATTGCCCAGTTCCCTTGCGACGCATTTTTAATCTTCGATAGTTTGATTTTCTTGGTTTCCCGCTTCTGTTCCTCTTCGTCCATCGTGAACAATAGGAACGGAACTCCAGCGAAAATTATGTACAACTCCTCTGTCTTCAGGTCATAATTTGATACGACGCCGTGCCAAGTGATAAACCACCCAGACCATACGACAAAATCGCCATATGCTGGTGAATAGTCGGCCAGTTGCCGATATTGAGCCAAGTGTGGTAAATCTTGATCAGGCTTCATGTTTTACTCGACCAAGCTTATGCTCATAGATGTCATAACGGTACTGGTATCCATCCAGATCCCAACAAATCGTCAATCCGTCACGATAGCCACCAAGCCAGTGGCGAATTAGCGGATCTATCCAGGTTTGGCCTTTACCGGCTTTTCCAAATTTCGGTGGTTGCATCAGAACGCCATTGACTTCAGTGGGTTCTAATTTTTCAGCGATTTGATCTGTGGCTTCGATTTGCCGCTTGATAAGGTCCATGCCTTCAAGCAACATTTCCCTTTTGCTTCTGGATTTGGTGACAGCCGTTACACGATACGTATTATTCTTCCCATCTTCCATAGCACTCAATAGAGCAGCGAGTTGAATCTCAGGTGCTGGACGAGTATTCTTGGGATCGATTTCCGACAATACTCGTTTGATATCATCTACCTGATATACCGCTACCGGCTGAAGAACCACAGATGGGTTCAGCTTTTGACTCTGCCGTGCCATCGCTTTTTCAAGATCTTCAAACGGCATCGGACCCCTCGGACTCCTCATCGGCAGGAATTGAAATTGATTCGTCTATTGCCACCTTGAACATAACATCGTACGTTTTGATTCTTCCTCTGCGTGCCAATTCGTATCCAACATGGTGAAGATTGGACATCCCGTGAAGGAATAATGCAGACAAGAACCAATTTAGAAATATTGGTTCAAAATACCTCTCTGCAAACAATGCAAAGAACCCGCCCATCCATACGCTTACACAATACCCGCAATGTAACAAGTAATCGAACATGACTTTCACATGTTGGAAAAACGTGTCTGGCGGGGGAGCATCACCGGGATAAACCAATCGTTTTACTCTTAGTCGAAGTGGCTCGAATATCTTCGACTCCACGATAAGTTCAGTCGCCCGCTCAGTGGCGATGATCAGCATGATCCATATAAAAATTGATGTCATTGGATTACAAATCTACAATCTATGTTCGTACACTGCTGCCTTTCACGGTTAGCAATATGTACTAACATAGTCGGATGTCCGCACTTTGGACATACGTGTCGCGGGATTACATATTGCCTCTGAATTGAGGCCGGTGTCGCCGCGTTCCGCTGACGTGTGATTTTCCGTATAGCGGGCGTCTTGGGCGGTTTGGGGGCTGCATGAGCAGACACCACAGAAGCCGAACGTACAGAGCGTTTACTACTTCCACCGCCACAGCATGCCATAATTATACCCTGTATTTTTCACGGTCATTTGCTGGTTTTACCGCTGTAGATGATGGTACTGCAACCTTAGCACTCAAATTGTGCTTCGTTGTTCGCACGATTTTCGGACGGTTACTTGCTGCAACATGAGTTCGCTCAACACGAATAGTTGCAGATTTTCCACAGCAAGACATATATTGTGTCTCCAAGCTATTTTTAGGTTTGGACAAACACCGATGTTGGATTAACTGTATGTGCAAAGTCTTTCCAACGGATCATATAGAGAGATGGCAGTGTCAATGTTTTCATCACCGGATGTTTCTTCGAGTGCGATACATCGTGGGTGACTGGTCCAACGAGATTATAACCATCATAGGCTATATTCGGCATCCAAATGGGCATATTGTGATCGGATGCCAAGACATGTGAAGGTTTCGCCGCTTCGGTAGGGGTCAAGATCTTAGATACGAAAACCTCTTGATCGACGGCTATCCAATCGAAGTTCGGATGTGGTTTGAAAAACAACAGAGGATAAAATTTCCGTTTGAATGTGGCCGACAACAATTCGGCATCATAGACACACTGATGCCACCATCCGGTGAATTTATTCGACATCGGATTTGACAATAACCCGTCCAGGCTTGTGCATTCTCCGCACTTGGCTTCAATAGAGAATAGAATGTCTCCTTTGACAGGGATAACATCTGCTGTCGATTCCCGTTCAATAACCGTTGAATCTCGGCCTTCAACGCGGCGGCGGCGAAATTCGACCCCGGCCCAATCGGTCAACAGGTGAGCAACACGACGTTCGTGGCTCTTGCTACGGCGGACATTCGAACGTCCGATCCGGGACATTTCTTCAGAAGTTGGTTTTGGCATTATAATCTCGAATTACGTTCAAAAAGCCATTGTACAAATCCAAGTCGTGCTTTTTCACCACTTGGAGTTACACTATGGTACGCTGGCGAATGTTGAAAATTGCATAAAAACAATCGATTATACGCAGGCACTACCTGATCAATCAGTACCAGATCATGCGGTTGTTTGTCAGGAAAACCACCACCCGGAGTTCGAGTTCGAATTCTGGTATGACGAGTTAGAAAATCCATACGTCCTTTTGGACTTTCAATTGTAAAAGCGTCTGGGTCGGTGGCCTCATCAACCCTCCATAGCTGTAACACTCCACCGTCTGATAGTCTCCAATTCTTATTGAAATATGCGATTGCGACCACCGCCCTGATTGTGCTATCAGTATGAATCCAGAACCCATCTGCTTTTGGTCTGTGATAACGAAGTTTTATTTCAGTCCCGGCAGGAAAATTCAACTTCGCACCAGTAAGATAGCAACAATATCGATGCCATTCATCGTCGAAAAACAGTTCAGATCCAAAGTGAACGCCGGGCTGGGCAAAGCACACGGACCCATCGTATGGCAAAAGTTCGCCATTTTTAGGAGAACGACGATCCATCTCTTCACTAAATTGCAATGTGTGATGGTGTGCAATTAGTTGGTCTAATTTGTCGGTCTTGAAGAAATCATCAAGAACGGCATATCTAATAGATGGTTTAGCGAGTATTGATTCGTGGATGTCTTCGACGGCATCGTCGGTTAGATAATACGGATTAATCCAGTCATCAAGCACACTCATGGTCTATTTCCTAAATTTTGCAGCATCTCGCCAATTGGTTATATGCGATTCAATCTTCTGACCATCAAAAGTAAGACCTCGCATATAATCGAGATCTTTTTGATAATCTGGACGTGTGCGTTTATAATGCCACCCCACATGTTGCTCTGGATAATTATCAGCAAGCTCCAAGTCCGCCGACCCAGCAGCCCCGTGATACAGAAACATGTGTGCGATGGGCTGCCCCATATGAATCATAAATTCCCCTGGTTGATTCAGGAGATACACCAAGCCGAAATTACCGACATTCCACCATGCTTCAATGCAAGCCTCCATACATGAATAGGGCATCGATCGCTCATTCGGAATGCCCTTGATATAAACAAAATCTCCCGGATCATCGGTCACTGGCACAAATTTGGCCTGAATAGTGAACGACCCGAAAGCGGCATGTGCGTCAACTTCATAATGTGATGATTTCTCTACGGCTTCGACTTTGGCCGGAGCTTGAATATCACCATTCCATCTGACAAGAAATGTGCCTGGAGAACGAATATAGAAGCCAAGACTGTTTGCCATAGAAAGCGGAAGGCAATGCTTGGCGTGGTCTTTAGTTCTGTTGTTGTCCTCCCACCAATCACGAAGTTTTTTCGCTGGCATTGGAGCCAGCGATTTATCGTAGTTTGGTGCCAAATGCAATCGTATACGATGGCCCATTATGCAGAATTTACCTGAGATTGGTTATACGTGACGATGCAGGTCTGATCCATGTGATGCAAAACGAAATCCGAAGCTGCTTCAGCTTCTAAATACGCCTTCACCGTTGGATAGCTCGCAGACGCCGGAATCGCGGCGTCTGGAATAACCAATATGTCTTGGCCAGTGTTTTTCAGTTGATTGATGGTAGTATTCGGACTACCTTTGTCGATACGTTGGCCGTTTTGATCAACTGTGAAAACACCGACGCGAGCTACGTGTACTGCTATTGCCATAGTAGGTTCTCCACTAATTATCTACGATCAGATGGTCCAAATTCAGTCGTTGAAGTTCACGCACCAACTCATTGTAATTTTTCACCCGTGCCCTCATACTGTCGGGATTTTGCTTTGATAACTTAGTAGTCAATGGGGCACGTTCACCGATCAACCATGGGATCAAACGACTTACCGGAGTAATATCGTCCTTAAAATCTTCATATTTCAATCTACGTTTCTCAAGACCAAGTTCTGTGACTTTCTTGACTAAGTATCGTTTCTCCATCATAATTCTTCGAAGATTTTTCTCTAACGATTCGATTGGAACCTTGACCTGAGCAGTTTTAATATCACCATCCCAACAAGTCGGTTGGTAAGTCTTTTGGACGATAAGATCAGAGATATATTGCATTACAGTATTGTATCTGAATACAAGAATGACTTTAATTTTGTGATCGACCAAATATTGCCAAAAAACTGGTTCACTCTTCAAGGCCATCAATTGATGTGCCATAATCTTGAAACCAGCGGCTTTGGGTGCCTCTTTCCGACTCAACACCCATTTTTCTGGAGGAGGCTTTCTATCGAACAAGAGGCGTAAGGCACGCGGCAAATTCGTTTGCACCATCGCTTCTGGTAATAGACATTTTGAACCCTTGATCGGCTTCATGTGGTGCGAATGACCAAGCGGATTTATTGGTTCGACGAGAGCACGTATACTTGGATGGCTCGACAGCAACGAACACACCAGGGTAGATCCCGTTCGAGGTTGCGAGAGAATTACGAACGGTATGGGAACCTGATCAGGCTCATGATAATCTGGAGAAAGGTGGGATGAGATTAGCATATTCGGAATCCAACCCCAGCAATTTATGTTTCCTAACCAATTCTGAGATCTTGGATTTATCAAACGTCACAGGCTCCGCCATGACTCTCTGTATATATAATTTGTTCGCGAGCAGACGCGGACACAAAGAAAGATCTGTCAATAACAAATTTCGGTGGTAACGATCTCTACCCTTTAAATCCAGGAATTCTTGTAGATGTAGTGGATTTTCAAGCAGCATGGTGCCCTTCTTAGGGCCAATCCCATGATACCCTTCAATCGAGTCCGCTTTATCCCCTACAATTGACTTCATCAAAGCAGGATGATGTGCTGGAATCTCCGCAAATTCCATCTTCTTAGGATCGAAGACGGAAGCACTGCTATAGAGAAAAGGGATTTGCAGTAAATCACTGTCTGTCGATATGATCACTGATTTACATGGATGCAATATAGTCGTTGCTGCATAAATCAGGTCGTCCGCCTCCATCTGCTTTCGAGAATACTGTCGGACATTCAAAACCGAGAATAATTCCATCGCGGCCATCGTGGTGGTCGCAAGATCTTGAGAAATATCTTCGACATATTGGCTTACCGATCGATCTTTGTAAGTCTTCAACGCAGCTCGTCGCCATACTGTATCTCTGGGAGCATCCCAAAAGACGTGGACAGATGATGGATTATGAGTTCGCATCCAATTCGTGAACTGACGCAATAATATCACTATATAATGGTATTTCACTTCGTGCTGACGATCAGCACGAACTGCATAAATTGCTCGATAGAGCACATTTCGAGCGTCAACCAATAATGCGAGTCTATCCATAATTACTCTATATACGGTCGGGGGAGACGTAATGTCTCCCCCGACCTCACCAACACCAATCGACATTAGTCGTCTAACTGGTTCAGAAGTGCGTCGATATCTTCTCCGCCGATGTCATCATCATTATTGGCAGGAGTAGAATCTTCTGAAGAACTATCGAGCTGAGCCTCATCGCCGAAAGCATCGCCCATCTGCGATGCGATATCATCGTCATCATCGCCCGGCGACGGAGCGGGCTGCTCTGTGGTTTTCTTCGTTTCCGTTCGGGATTGAACGGGTTTGGACGACTTCTGCGTCGCAGCCGCCGCAGGCTTCCCAGCGGGCTTCTCAACCTTTTTTGCTGGTGCGGCCTGAGTGGTCGCAGCCGGTGCTTCAGGTTCGGTTTCATCAGCATCGAATCCGCCGCCAACTTCAGCGTCATCATCGTCGCCGCTGATCATGGTATTAGCGAGACGAGCAATCTTACCCGGATCTGGCGTCTCCACCTTGGTGAAAAGGTCGATTCTAAGTTGCAACAACTGCTCGATCTTCTTCTTGTTAGGCGTCCGATCTTCGTTCATGATCATCGGCACAGGAGTGCCGTTGTTCTTTATGAAGCCAGAGGTCTTATAACCGTTGGTACGACCGTCCTTCGTGACAACCAACTCGAAGCAGAAAGCAGAGTTCTCGTCGAAAAAGACACCGTAAGCTTCTGGATCTTCCGCGTCACCCTTGTCATCCTTCATCAGGGTGGCCATCCATTTGTCCAGACAGGTCTTGGGAGCGTTGTAGAACTTGACCTTTCCACGAAGGTCTTCCGGATTGCCCTTCCACTGGGTGAAGAAGATATTCACCATGTAGTTGGTATTGGGCATCCATTGCTTACCGATCTCCTTCTTGCGTTCCTCGCCAAGCTTCTTTTCCTTGCACTCTTTGTACAAGTCAAATCCATATTGGCAGATTTCGCAATCAGAACCGTCCCAGATTCGTGGGCAGGCATGTGGACGATCGTTGATCCAGTGATTGCCATGGGTCAGGAAGAAGTTGTCCATCGATCTGGTGGCAGTACCAGATTTGAGGACATCACCTTGCTTAATCGGAGGAAGGACGAAGAACCTGTATTTGATCTCGGTTCCTTCCTTGGCCTTTTCAGGCTTGAATTCGTCAGGGTCAGTGAACTTGCCACTGACAGCCTTCTTGATGTTCTTACGGATTGCGTCAATATCGTACGGCATGAGTTTCTTTCTCCTTGTGTGATCTGGCGTAGTGACCTATGGTCGTAGTGCCAAACACTGTTTGTGAAGTTAGGAAGAGCTAGGTATTAGCCCTTTTCGTATTCCTGTCGTTTGAAGCCCACGACAGACCGGGCAACGTCAATCTTGGCCTTGAGTGCCTCAAGCATGTGATATAGTTTGCCAGCTTGCATTTGCAATTTCTGGTACTCTAAATCTGCTTTGGCTAAATCTGCGTCTTTCTCGACTATTTTCTTTATCACCTCCACTGTTGGTTTAAGGTTACGGTCTGCGAATTCCTGCTGCACACGCTCCATCGCTGTCCCATAACGCATCTTGAGTCTGCGTTCTGCGACAGCAACACCCATCCTGACTTCAGAGTATACCGATGCCCAAAAAGCATATTGGGCCGGGAAATCTAGCATCTGTTGTTCGAGAATTTCGTAATCGAGATCAAGGTCTGGTAGAAGATCGACTTCAAGCTCTTTTTGCCGGTATTTGCCGGTGGAAGGATCTTTACCTTCAGTGACTTGTAATTTGACCTTGAATTTGAATAGTGTAGTCCCCCGCAATTCTGGGGCTACAGTCATTAAATTTTCTTCTATCCATGAAGGTAATTTCTTATCTGTCATGTGGTTTCCATGATTCTGCATTAAACCCGTTTGGCATTGTGACCGGTGGTCTAGTTGCCATATCTGGCGTAATGACCGATGGTCGATCTACCGTATCTGGGTCTGGTTGCCAGGCTTCCTTATCGAAGCCCGTTTTCGGTGTCGCTGTCCTTCCTAATACACGACCTGCTAATTCGGCTTGATGGGCATTGCCCAAAGGTAGCCACGCAGATCGGGAAAAGGTTGTCTGGACGTTTAATGTTTGCGTCGAACGTGGTTTAGGAGGACGTTGTTTTCGTTTCGCCTGTTTCGCTAATTGACGCTTTTCACGCTTCAGCCGGTTTTCCCGTTTCTTGGCCTTCGATCGCTGTCGTTGGAGTTGCTTGTCGCGTTTTTTGGACACGTTCAATTCCAGACGCTCGATGAGTCTCTAATAATTGCCATTTCTTCCAACGCTTTCCAATACTCACTCTGACTGGAAACAATGGGTCATCTGCTAATAATCCCGAAAACGGATGCATCATTATCGGTGCTACAGTATCTATCGTAGCCCGTATCACAGCCGAATCATTTGGAACCGACATAATAATAGAGTCATGAATCTCGACCAAAATATATGACCCAAGACGCTCCCAAATCCTTCTAATAGCAGCGTGCATTGCATGGGCGACTGATCCTTGCATAGCTCCATTCAACACTGCCAATGCATTTTTCGCACGAGAAACCTTAAACCTACGATGTAATAATGTTTCAAGGAATCCATCAGATTTACGAGTGATATTATAACATTTCAGTATCCATTCACCCAATTGCTGATAAATGACAAATGCATCGCTTTCAATGTCCATCGAGTTTATAGAACGCAGCAGATACTTTTTACATTCCTCTCTGTCTATCTCCCCGGCTCTGTGCTTCTGGAAGAACCCGACCATTTCAGTGTACGGGTCAGAGGATTCGAAACTTTTAGTTAATAATGGGTCCCCAGATAATAATGACGCAGCACGAATATCAGCCGAAATCCAGTCAAAATGCAGCAGCACACTATTCATTGATGCATCAACTGTTCGGACATAGTGGTCTTCATGAAATCCTTGAATATTGAATCCAGTAGTCTTGCTACGACCAGAGAATGTAATCATAGACCATTCTGGTCTAAATAATTCGTCATTAATAAAAAGGCCACGATTTTCCAAATCTTGGTAAACTACGGCAGCATTAGATATTAATTTCTGGTATTCATAGTGATGGCCCGATGCCATTCGTTCTAGAATCTTTCGCAACAGCAAATTGTCTTTTGATTGACTGTTGGTCGGACGAATCGGATTAGCCGGATTATCGATGTGAACATCATACACATTATACTGTCGAGAATCTAATGGCAGACCATACGTATGCAGGAGCTTTTTGAAGTTAGAAGCTATGATCGTGTGGCCACGATCATTCGATGTTATAAGAAACTCGCGGATTTTGGCTATAGTCTCATTGATAGTGCGAATTTTCTTACCAGCACCGGGGCGGAATAGATCATAAACAGTAATCTTGTCGCCAATACGTATGCCCGCACATCGCGGCTTACCGGACGTGGGATCAAACAATGTGTAAAAATAGATAGTGCTCACATCCTCAAAACACACCGCCTCTGCATTAATTAAACAATCTAATTCGATTCGGGCGGATGATTAGATTCGGTCGGCTGATTAGACACCGATTCACGGACCGCCTGTTGCATTTCAGACGATGATACTTGGAAATGTTTCCGCTTAGGATCGTGCCGTCCGCCACGCTGCAATTTAGCTTTCATCTCATCAACTTCTCCGGGCTGTCGGTATTCAGCGTACGGATCGTCTTGCGTGAGATGAAATATGTTCATATCTCGGCGTGCACCGTCTTTGTCAAGATAACCGTTCCCACGGACATAACCGATAACGTTCGAATTTTTCATCGACCGTTCACAATTAATACCATTACATCGAGGACAGGTCATAGCCTCTAGTAATTCTTCTTGGGTCGGATTTATTGAATGAGATGTTTCAAATAATACCAACTCATCATATTCTTCAGATGTGAGATCTCGCTTGAGCCGATCTAATGCGGCTTTCTCGCAATCGGCACAAGCGTAATCATATAACGGCATGCTACTGCCCCATTTTGAATTCAACGGGAGGAAGCTTACAAATTAAGCTTCGTTCGGAGATGATTACCACCTTTTGACCTTTGTACGGTGGCTTATCCGAAGTAATGTCTAAAACGATGTTTCTGTCTTGGAACAGAACCACGTCACCCAATTGTAATTGGGTGATAACGCGACCACCGACCCCATCAGGAAGACCTGGGCCAATCCCGACCACAATACCTTCATTGCGGTATTGTTGCTTATCCGGCATCACGATATCGCTCTTGATGCGGAAGAGCAATATCGCGACAAATTCATTCAAGCACGGAATTTCACGGATCTCGATTGGACCGCTTGGATCTTCCGGGGTTTCAACCATGAATGAACTGGGGATGTATATGTCCTCGCCTCTGTCGCTGTCGGTAGCTTCTTCACGCAACAATTTCGCACTCTTTGGGGTCGCCATATCGTCTCCGTTATCTCCAATGCGTAATATCGAGAAGTGCAGTATCTACACATTGACCGTCAATCAGAACCGGTAACTTTCTTGATCTCATCCTTCCAATATTGCCCATCAGCAGCAGTATCGAGCATATTCCACTGTGCCAAACGGCGTAACAACTCAAGCGCAGCACAATGGTGAATGGCGTCATCAAGAGTGTCTGTTGGATTCTCAACAAATACAACTTTGGTTTTACGCTGTGGAATAGTTGGAGCATGGGGAACTTTGATTTGCATGGCAGACCCGTCAGGGCACACCTGGAATCCGTTCCGTTGAATAGTCTCCGCGATCGTTCTAGATACATCAACCTCAACGTATACGCGAAATTTCATGGTCATCCTTTGCGTTTCGTGCGTTTCTTTGGTTTGTCGTCATCGTCATCATCTTCATCTTTACATGGCACTGACAATGTGGGCTGAATCTTAGCCTCGTTGACAACCATTGTCTTATAATCGATTTCGCAGGTGATAGTTTCGTGCTTCGGACCATTACGATTTTTAGCTATGAAAAATCGTAACTGAGCGGGAGTCGATTTACGTTCATCAATGCCTTGATTAAGGCTAATGATATAGTCAAGCGGAAACTGCTTTCCGAAACTTTCTGCCACCTTATTTAAATCGACAAGGCCACCGTCCATGCCACCACGGTTAGTCTGCGTGGCGGTGTAAACAAGGACATTCTCATTTTTTGCCAAACCGCGAATCTCGGTAGCAACATGTTTCTGTCTATCGTACTCTTTTTGGTTGTACGCCTTGTGCCTGCTAACCATCAAATCCATATAGTCAATAATAATAACATCTGGCTTCCAGCCTTTCAGACGTTTCAAATTAGCCAATAATGCATAGATATGATTAACACTGCATTCATCTGGTGATAATTCATAAATATAGAATTTCTTCTGATATGTCGTTTCAAGCGATCTGATCGTGCGTCGAGCCAACTCTTGATGTTGGTCCAACTGGTCAATAGGTAAGTGGGTAGCTGTCGCTAAACACCGCATCGCCGTTTTGATAGCATCCAATTCGAAAGTCACCAACAGTACATCTTGGCCCAGTTGTCCTCCTAGGCCGGGACCCTTAAGAGAAGTGATTGCATTATTACACAGGAGAATCGATTTACCGACGTTCGTCGCCGCCATCCAGCAGACCACTTCTTTAGGTGACGGACCACCATTATTCAATAAACGATCAAGCCGTGCGAACCCGGTTGTGCGATGTTCAATTACATTAGGTTGGAATAGTAACTCTAGATTTTCGAAAAACCAAAAACCGGTATTATCACCGATATCAACAATACGGTTAGCTTCCGTAAACAATGTTTCCAAATATTCATAATTGCCCTCGCGATATGCGGCGATCGCTTCAGGCTTATACAACATTCCGAACGCTTTTTTCCTAGCCCATGTTAATAAGAGTTCTTTGATGATCGGGACTTCGCGATAGTCCGATTTCCGATCTACTAATTTCAGCACTTCTTCGTGCGGGTCATCTTCGGTAAGAGTGCCTTCAAGATATTCTCTTAGAATTGTGCGGGTCGGGACAGTATCATACTTCTCATATAAATTCAAAATCTCTGCGATGACCCAACGGGTCTCAAGCCTGGAAAACATCTCTGGCTTGAGGAATTGTGCAACTACGCCAAAGAAGTCTGGGTGATCAAGAGAAAGAGAGATTATCGCTTCTTCTTGAAAATGCTTAAATGGCTTTACTGTAGTTTTTTCACCATTTGTATTAGATTGCGACTTCTCATCGGCTTCTTTCAATTTGGATAATGTAGCCGACATTAAGGAGCACCAGTAAATTCAGTAGGACAGATAGCCATTCGTTGAGATTGAATTCGTTGCAACATATTCGTCGCGTTTGCTTCTGCCAAAAACAATGCGTCGCAGTGTGTTACGAACTCGTCCTCACTGAAATACAACGTTTGACCATGTACATGAGAAATCCGATCTCCAAAAGTCGCAGGATGGCGGGGGTTTGCGACCCGTGATCCGATAGTATAAACCCAACCATCCTTATACTTGTGTACCCCCGTAATCCTCACAGCTTCGAGAAACCCCAAAGCTGCCGATTCTCGCAGATACACGGTATCATTGATATCAAATTTTGGAGGTGTCATAATTCTGCCTCTGTGGTATCCGAAATGTCGTCCGTTACATCAAAGGAATCATTCTCATCACACTCGTCTTCGACGACATTATGAGAACAAATCCCATCATATATTTTCGTTTTGAGTTCGTCCACAATCTTAGGGTTGCTCCTAAGAGTACTCAATGCGTTTGCCAACCCATTTCCAAGACGTTGGTCGCCATAAACATAAAACGACCCGTTTCTTGATACAATTTTCTGAGTCGACGCAACTTCCAGCAAGGATGCAACGGTATCGATGCCAAATACCGGTCGTTCTTTCATCCCCACACAAATGTCGAATTCGCCAATCATAAATGGCGGAGCAACTTTGTTCTTCACAATCTTTATCGACGGGCGGAAACCAACGATGACATCGCCATGCTTGATAGGACTTCCTTTCTTCACTTCCGCTCGTACAGAAGCATAGAATTTCAGTGCTCGGCCACCTGGGGTAAGTTCTGGATTTCCAAACACAATCCCTACCTTCTCGCGAACTTGATTGATAAAAATAACCGTTGTTTTGGTACGGTTACATTTCCCCTTGAGGCGATTCATAGCTTTGGACATCAATTGTGCCAAAGCCGCCATTGTCGAATCTCCCACTTCTCCATCGAGAACAGCTTTTGGTGTGAGAGCGGCAACCGAATCCACGACGATCAGGTCGATCAGCCCAGAATCGACTATCCGTTCAACAATCATCAACGCTTCTTCGCCGCTATCTGGTTGAGATACTAAAAGATCGGACATATTGACCCCGACCTTTCCTGCCCATGTCGGATCAAGTGCATGCTCGGCATCAACAAACGCAGCAACACCCTTCCGAGATTTCGCGGCAAATTCGTGCTGCTGGCACGCGGCAATGAATTGTAGACATGTGGTAGTCTTACCGCTGCTTTCAGCACCGTAGACTTCAATAATCCTGCCTTGTGGTAATCCACCACATCCCAAGGCGATATCAATAGACGCCACATCGGTTGGGAAGACATCGACCTTTACTACTGAGCCACGACCACGCATAACGGCCCCAGAGCCAAATTCCTTTTCAATTCCCTTCTGAAGTTCTTCCAGATTTTTGGGGATCGGGGTCGTCTTCTTCTCCGACTTTTCGCTCTTGGCCATATTCACTCAGTCTCCCAAATTTAGCCGTGACGGCATTTACGTTATAGTCAACCACCTTCAAAACGTCTGTCACCGGGATCTTAATAGTTGCATTCCCCTTAACAAGCAACAATTCATCACCAATGGCCGCAGATACTTGCCAAACGCCTTTTGGTGAGACGACAGAACCCGGTGGTGCAGATAGATAATGGACGTTACGAACAGTAACTATTTTGACTTGATCAAACCTACTGAATTTCGTGCTTTGAGTATCCATCGCTCAAATCTACTATTAGACTATCGGGAGGGGAACATGCCTCTGAATGACAATGAAAGACTGCTGGTCGAAGCAGTCAAATCAATGCTCAGCCAAGACGCCCAGCTTGGATTATCTATCCACGCTAACGATCCATATGCAGGCCAAGACTGGCGTGGCCTCGAATATTTGCATGGACATATCAACGAGATGTTTCTCGTGAAAGCCGCCGAACTGGTGCATGCTGAAGGCGTATGCCAAGCATTCGGAAAGGTTCACTCGTACAAATACCTCGATGACCCGACTTTTTCTACCGCCATGGAAAAAGAGATGGTCGCACAAGCAATCCCAGCAGAAGAACGCAATAAAGCTCTTGGCTTCATACCTAAGATCATCGAAGAACTCAAAGAAGACCAGAGAGAATGGGCGGAGAAAGACTCCGGATTCAACCCAAAGCTCGATGAGATCAAGGAAATGAGCAAGCCAGAACAACCGCTCGATTTCACGATTCATGATCGAGAGGGATACAACAATAAAAACGTGATGTCGCGGCTCGGAGAGGCTAGCCCAAGCCGAACACCAGACGGTTCTGCGAATCGATTGTCATGAAACTACGACAATTAAGTGAAAGCTTTATATTGCACAAGCTCCGAGATCAATTGCAATCATCCGGATACTTCAATCGGCCCATACTTCACAGCGATCGTCCATATGAAGCCAGTTCTGGCTATGATTCAGGCAGTAGAACTGCCGGATATTCAGCATTGTCAACCGTCCCCAAAAGCCCAAGACATCGAAAATTTCTTGGATTGACACACCGACCGGGCACAATTCGCCTTTAATAGATCGATATAATTCCGCTTCCATTGCATTTCGGACACGGCACTTCTTGCCTGCCCTGCTTCACGACGCACGCACCTTTGCATAGAGGGCAAGGCCGCTGGGTATTCTGATACCCAGATCTGGCGAAATCCGGCGTGCGGTCGCCCATCGTGTCTGCCGCCATCTTTTTGAATCTATCTTGCAACGCAGCATCGGTGCTCTTTTTGATAGAAATTCTGGTAGTACCGGTTTTATCAATTCGACGTTGCGGGATCGCCAAAGGCTGTCCACCACGACCTTCAACAACAGTCATTTCAGCTTGACCATCCAGTGCACCTTCTGGTAATTGGTCAATCAAAGACGACGTGTCTAACGGAGCATGAGACGAAACCGCCACACCATCGGCTGTCCCACCGACAGACTGAAATTTGCGACCATCAAGCTTTGAAGTAGACACAACATTCGGACCTTCCAATGCCTCCGCAGCTTCAGCAGTCGGTTGTACTTGCATGACCCTCGGTTCTGGTTTTTGGGTCGCAACCACAAGTCCGGATGGGCTTTCAGATAATTGTAATCCAAGCGACCTTGCTTGAGCTAGCAGTTCATCGATCTTTTTTCGCTTCTCAAGGTAAGCCTCACGAGCAGATTTCACCGTTGCGTCTTCGGCATGAACATCGCAGATTCGAACAGCAACCTTACTACCATCCTCTAACGTGATAGTCAGGCTAGTATTTAAATCTGTAGTCGCATCACAGAATATACATTGATTAAGGTTCATAGCGTTCTCGGAGGTTTAGCGATGGCAAAAGTAATGGTAATTGACGTAGACCTTGGAATAAATCTCGACGGAATCATAGCCGAGAGTGCCCAGGATCTCACAACCAACGCCCGGACTGCATTGGACGGTGCTTTGGCAATTGCTGAATCTGCCAAACGCATCAAGGACGAAAAAACACAGCAGAAGTCAGAACAGAGCAGCGGAATCGTGACCGCGATGGATGCAGCGTACCAGAAACTGGAGACCGCTGGATTGAAAGGTATTCCTGTCGCAGACATCGTTTCGTCCGTCCAACAATTTGTTCCTAATTCGTCAGCTTTCACACTCAGGATGAACAATATCCTAAGTATGAAAGGAAACCCATATCGATTAATACGCAGTAAAATTAATGGGGTCCCGCATTATGTATTTACACCATTTAACGACACCAATACCGACGAGACTAACTAACTCGCCATCGTTGTACAAAAGCATCATACTCTTCGCGGGTATCAATCCCGACGTTATCAATACGATTCTTTACAAGCACATCGATAGTCCAACGATTTTCTAACCATGATAACTGTTCTAAAGATTCGGAGGGATACTGAGTGTCGAATTTTTCAGACCGATAAGCATTAAAGAATATTGGGGTATATGCATATAATCCAAAATGCTTTAATACCGGACCTGCGTATGGAATCCGAGAACGACTGAAGTATAATGCTCTATGCGGTGGCTGCGTTACCGTGACTTTGACGACAGATGGCGAATTGACTTCATCGTCAGTAGCTGGAGCAGCGATAGTGGCAATCGCAGATTGACTATTATCTAGAACAGCAATCAATTCATCAATATAGATTCCAGGTAATTCTGGTTCATCACCCTGTAAATTAATAATAATTCGAGATTCTGGAAGCCGTTCCTGAACTACAGAGACTCGTTGCGTACCATTGTTACAGGGTGGGGTCATAACAGCAGAAACACGAGGAATCGAATATGACTCTACGGCTGAGTAAATCTCAGGATCTTCAGTCGCGACTATAATATTATCGGCAAGTTTCGATTCCAATGCACGTTGAATGGTGTGCCAAATGAGTGGATGGCCTGTATCGGTCAGTAATAATTTTCTTGGCAATCTTGTCGATGCCAGTCTAGCAGGAATAATTATATAATTATTCGTTGAGTTTGAATTCTGTAACGGTGTTGGGTTTATTGCCACGTTGCGAATACCTCATTAGACGCAAAATACAACTTCCGACATCCATGCACCAGTCCCATTGTGCTGAACTTCCAATACAATAAATCCCGCGTTTTTCTAATTCGTCTAATTTTGGGATCTGACCAATCGGAATCGCCCCTTCAATAGACGTTCCGTCAATAATGTCGAATTGCCGCATAAATTGCATCAAATACAAACCAGGATTTGGTATATTGTTATGACAATGAAATAGATATCGTCTCGGTGCAATGTGTGTGACTTTGTAAAAGTCGATGAGTTGGTCCGTAACCAAAACCTGATTAGCCCCCTCAAAATTCAAATCATCGGTTTGAACATGCAAATAATGAAGGGTCTTAGCACGAAGGTTATGTTGAAATTTTGACAATTCAAATAGTGCGTCGAGAGGAATTGTGCTAACAGCATTATCAAAATCGAGGCGTTTTCCACCCCTTATTATATAATGATCTCCAATTTCTGTCACCGGACCCGCCACGTTCTCCGCCTTCAATTCATCAATAAATTTATTGGTCAACGCTTGATACAACTGATTTATTCTTATATCATACACGAATAAATTCATACGGTCAGCAAAGTATACTTGTGACTGTGATGGAATATCGGCTCCAAAGAGTTTATACATCCAAGCGTGACATAAATCTTTGTCAAACTGCTTAGTCAATTCACCGGACACAGACCAAACTCGTTGGTAAACGAAGATTGGTACGTTTATCATCTTAGACACATCATTGATGAACGGATCTAATTTATCATCACGGATTATAAAATTATCATCTAATGCGGGATTAAAGCTGAAAAATCGGCTACGATAAAACGGAATTATTTTCCAGCTTGGCCCAAGCAGGAAGCGAGCTAATAACCCGACAATTCCAGATCCGAAAATAATATTCATTATGGTTCCACAAGATCATCGTCATTAAATTCAATTTCATCCTCCATTCCTTCGGCTGGCTCTAGTTTATGAGATGCTTCTGGATATTCAATAAAACCACCATCAGAATGTATAGGTCGTTCCGCTTGCTTGAGTATTTCTTTCGGTTTTTCTTCTTTCGGTTTTTCTTCTTTGCGTTTCTTTTTCTTCGGCTCCTTAATCCGTTCTGCAACCGTCGTTGTGGGTACAACAGGTTTAGAGATATTGTGAAGCATCGGATCAAGCTCGTTAACAGTGATCCGCTCAGACGTTATTGGATTTGTAAACGGATCGAGCATCGGGGGCGGTGCTGGCTTACAGATCGGGCACGAACATTGATGTGAATTAAATGGGGGTTCTGACAGTTCCACATCAAGCGTAAACCCCTGCCCGCAATCAGGGCAAGTTGTCGTAACTTGTGTCGGCTTGACATATTTTCCAAACGCATTCTTCATCGCCATCTGATCGACGACATCAGAATCGAAAGCGGTTGGTCGCCCGAACGTAGATTGACCGTTTAGAACTAGCGGCACAAGATCGTATGGATTATATTGCATGGTGTCCTCCACGCAATATATACATCGCTAGTCTTCATACTTGGTCAGCTTATCGTAAGCCGACTCATTGATTAACAATCCCATTTTCTAAGTGCCTTACATATATCTTTATCAGGTGTGGCACTACAGTCTATATTATGCATTTTCTTCTGACCGCCCATCCGAGAACAGAAAGACCGTCTTCTTTTAGCTTTAGCAGGAGACTTGGATGCTTGCTTTGAGCTTACAGGAGGCTTTAAATTCGCCCCTTCCGTGCGTTTGAAATGTGCTCTACCCTTGGAATTTAATCCGCCTTCTGGATTCTGATATTTTTTAGCCACTCCTTCGAGTAACTCCGCATATGCTTCAGTGAAAGCTCTCATCTCAATATTCCTGTCGAGTCACAGTTACTGATATATTTCATGTTTGATTAACCGGCATTTCGAACAGGCTTTGTGGGCTATCATTGTGATAATTATTACTGCGGTGTTGTCTATATATTTATACGAATAAGGTAAACCAAGATCGCACGCAACCATGTTCGCTTCATGATTTAGTTGACCATTGCCCAGCCGTCTTGCGAATCGTCTCGGCTTTGATTACAAATGCTTTGTACGCTTCCTCGCACATACTTATCTCGACATGCCGACGATCAATGTCCATAGCAGCGAGCCGAATAAATTCCTTCCCAGAGCATTTCGAACACGGCTTATCGCTGTCAAAAGTCTGCGTCCTGCATTTGACGCACACATTTGGCTGTCCAGACATTTTGACATTTGCTTTGGCGACGACACAATAATAATATTCATATGTTCCGGCAAGCTTCTTTCCGGTCATCTCACATGTAACAGTCGGTGTCGGTTTTGCTGCACGCTTCGGAGCCATGATTTCGGAATAGTTGTCTATCAGCGTTTTCCTTATAATTTCGAAGCAATTGGTACAAATATCAACAGAAAATATAGTATTGGATCGAATAATGGTATCTATGGGAGGTCGCTGATTATTATAAACAGCGACATTATGAAAATCAAACGAATAATATGAAAAATCTGTGCGATACGTGATCCCACACGAATCACAAGAGATTCCGGATTTATCAGGTAGTTGCATTTTCGTCTTCTTGATAGCGACGTAAGCTAATTATATTCGAACCATGACACATACTGAATGTGCCACGCTGCTTGTCGTATCGTACTCGCATGCGGATGCCTGCACCTTCGACCAAATTTTGAGGATCTTGACAAGATAATTCATTATTCCATATAAATATCATGGTTCGTTGAATGCCATCTGTCACAGTCAGTTTGACATATTGTGACCCACTTCGACCGTCACGCGGTTTCGTAGTCGCAAACTGTTGGTCAACCACCATGACCTCAAGATGAGCATCTTCAGCACCAGCAATGCACGCAGCTTTTGCATCTTTGATAGTGCATCCACCGCGAATAGCAAACAATTCCAAAGGTGAGTCAAGATAATAGCCCAAAAATTCTTTCTGAAACGCAAGTTTCTCGGCTTGGCTAAAGTCTTCCCGATACAACGCCATTACTCGTTCGCGGGTGTCGTCAGGCTTAGGTACCCAATTATTGAATTTAGGCGGAATTTTACGACGATTCGGAAATTGACGCTTATATTCGTCAATCTGTCGATTCCGTTCCTCATTGATGGTCTTGTCATTCCAACCATCTTCGGCCAGTAGTTTCTGCCGAATTTCCGTCCTCAATGCAGTCACACCAGAGCAATATTGGTATTGGTACCACTGCCACAATGCTTGAGAATTTTCATGACCCTTAATTGAACCGAACGCGCCAAGTTTGATGAATCGCTCTAAAACAGTCTTATTTCGTCTGCCTTCTGACGACTCAACAAATTCATCGATGCTAGTCCAATTACCACGACCGGCGAATACTTCAGCAGCTTTGTCACCGACTTTTTTAATTCCAATGAGTCCCTGATTGACAATATCATCAGTAACAGTATAATTGACGGTGAGATTATCAATGTTCAACGTTCCAAATGTGATGCCTTTGGCTCGCACTTTCGGAGCACGCCCGGAATACGTGATATCAGTCGGGTGCCAGTCTTCGGCACGAGCAACACTCATATACCTAACCAGTTTATCCGGATGACAATCGCTCATCACCGCAGCCCAAAACTCCGGAGCGAAATGGGCCTTTAACCATAAACAGCGAAGAGCCACTAAACAATATGACACAGAGTGAGATTTATTGAATGCATATCGCCCGAACGTTTCCATCTTGGTCCACCATAATTCGGCTTCAGCACGACCAAGAGTTTTCGAGGCACCATCGATCCATTTAGCCCGAATCGGCTTCAATTTATGTGCCCATTTTTTAGCAACAGCTTTCCGGGCTTCCTGAGCTTCCGGCGCGGTGAACCCAGCCAAGCGTTGCCATATGGCCTGCAACTGCTCTTGATAGACAATAACCCCATAAGTGTCTTCGAGAACTTGCAAGATATCCGGATGAAGCTTCTGTTTCCACAATGCCTTCTTATCATCTCGATTTTGCATTGCTTCAGGAATCGATGCCATCGGCCCAGGGTGGCCCATAGCGTTTATCAACATCAAGTCATTAAAATGCCGGACACCGTGTGCCAAAAAACTTTTGGCTAGATCGGTATCAAATTGGAAAACAGCATCAGTCTTCTGCTCGTTAGCAAGTTTGAGAGCGTGTGGATCATTCAGATTGATGTAGCACTTTTTCCCACAGCCATCAAAATAATGCCCCGCACGATTTTGAAGAGGGTCAATATCATCCCAGCCTTCGGCATTTGGACCAAATGTAATACCGCGATTTTGTTCAATAAGCTGAGAGCATCTGAAGATATATTCAAGAGTCTTTAATCCAAGAACGTCCCATTTGCAATATCCAAATTTCGACAGTTGAGTATTTCTGCCTTCTGTCCACATCGACACCCAGTATCCACGATTGCTATTCTTCGCGAGTGGAATATTGCCATACAACGTTCGATCGGCGATAATCAACGCCCCGGCGTGCATACCCATATTTCGGATACGCCCAACTAGTTTCACTGCATAGTCTATAACTGTTGGAAAAAGCCGATTGAACGCAGCTAAATCAGCGTGTTCTTGCAAAAGCTTACCAATAGTGGGAGCATCAGTGTCCGATGACCCACACGACGGACACACAGCTTGATCGTGAACTGTCCCACATTCTTTTTCTTGATTAGTAATTCCATCGATAACGCGGTTCTTGCACGCAGCATATCCGCCATCTTTAAGATTGTCTACGTCTTCCGGTAGTTTCTTGGTTAGTTCGAAAACTCTTGCCGGATCAACAGCTTCCAGAGCTTTTGACACGTCCATGATCGCCGATTTGAATTTATATGTCTGCCACGTGCCGACACTACACACAGGACCGTAACCATCATCATTCAATCCGACCCCATATTGCTCCATTGCATATTCTTTAATCGGGTCTCGTGCTTCCGGCAAGCAATCGAGGTCAATATCCGGCATGTCCTGATCTTTAATCAGATCCGATGGGATTTTGCCGTGCGTTCGCAAATGCTCTTTGACCACCGACGCACGCACACTGCACAGCATCGGTTCCTTACGATTGGCAATGGGGTCATCTTGAACCATTCCCAACAACCATGGCAATACCAGCATGCTCGGATTGGACTTAAACTTTTTATCAGCAGACACCAGTGCAAGCCAATAAGCATTCGCACCTTGCTTATCGATCTCTTTGAGTTCGAAATCGAGACGTTCGCTATACACGCCATTCAGTCCGCGTTTCTCTAATGCGGATCGGGCAAGTGATTCTAGCTGTTCCCATGTGTCAGTCACGATCCATCTCCAAATATTCCGCTAATCGCTCTGGATGCTTGCTTTTAATATGCAGAGTTCTGCCAGGAGTGCTGGTCATCTTTTTATCACAAAACGGACATTGAAGACTATCGAGACTCTGTGATTGTCCGACTTCTTCCACTTCAGACGCACGACTTACCACGTCGTCTTCATCCGGCATCGTGCTTGTTTGATGCTGGTTTAATTTATCCGGATGTTTGGATTTTATATGAAGCGTCAAGCCAGATGTACTTGACATACGTTTGGAGCAATACGGGCATGTAAGCGAGTCTTGTTCTGGCGTTTCAGGTACCTCTTTTGTTGCTTCCTTTGCCTTCTTTTTCTCCTGTTGGGCCTCGCGTTTCGCAATTTCTTCTGGGTGTTCAGGGACGGTCTCCCAATCGACTATCCATGGTTTGACGGCATAATATTTCCCATCTCTACATTTCACGTCCGCATAATATAGATATAATCCTTTTACATTCGCTTTGGCAATTAATGCCTTGTGGTCCTGCCGATTCTTGGCTTGATGCGCAGAGATTACCCGTGAAGGAGGTTCTACCAACAAAAACGCAGTCTTTGAATAGGCGATTTCGCCGGGATTATGCGATTTTTTGGATGACAAATATTCTACAGCACCATCGAGTGAGTATTCTGTTCCATCAATATTATAGATTTCTTCGCTGTCTCGTTTTACATCTACATCATTAATCTTTCGACTTTTATTAACTCGTATGCTAGTCAATTTAACTTCAAGAGACATTTAATCCTCAATCAATCTCGATAAAGCGAATCATGTCGCTATTTCAACACTACGAGATATCAATGGTGTTAGAATCAGTATTCTTCTGAGTCTGGCAAGCAGCAGTTGCCAAACCATGGGCTTCAATGATATTTTTATCAGCACTGGCATCAAGGATAAATGTGATATTGGAATAATACTTATACCATTTTCGCAATTCAGCGATTTCGACTTGATATTTGTCAGGCGTTATACTATAATCAGCCCCAGACCGGGCCAAAAGATCGATCGCTCTTCTGTCAGTGACATGCAGAAGAACTTCAGACTTGCGAAACGGCGGCAGCACCGATGCTAATGCAAGCCTGACAACCTGGATATTAGATAGTTCGGTATCAGAACCACCAAGACCGAACGAGTATGATCGTTTTTTCGATCGTGCACCTTCTTCAGCGATAATGGCGACACCACATCCCGCCATTTGAGTGGCCTGACCTTCGTCCTTTACAACAACATCGCAGAAGATGGTGAATTTCATAAAACATTACCAGATGCATCAATGATTTGTGGGTACACAGCCTTCGTGAATGTAGCCAATTCTCGTAATGCGTCCGCGACAGTTCTCAACACCGCGTACTTGGCTGCGACCCGATCATCAAGATTACGGCTCTTGCCGACCATGACCAGGATATTATCAGAAGCCAACCTGATTCTCTGAGGGAATTCTTGATTCATCGCTTTCGCTTTGTCTGCCCGTTCGTCCACAGATTGCTGAACGAACAGAGCGAGACCTTCAATGATATGGAAGCTCAGCGAGAGCATTTCCCTGTCGCGGCGTGCCTCGTCCGAATCTTCAAAAAAGTCAATGGTCTTGATCAGAAACGAACACAGTTGTTGTGATGGCCCGGCCATAAGAATCAGGTGCATACGAATCGAGTGTTTTAATTCTTGCAACGCCGCCTGACTAATAAATCCCGGATACGTCCCCAAATCCACTTCCAAGACTTCAGGCCCAGACTCTGCTTCTGTCAAAATGTTTGGCTGATCATCGGGCAATCTTGGAAATTCGGCACTCATAAAGTGTACATCCTAAAAAGGCAGTTGGGTTAACTTATGTACTCCTCTTTCGGCATAGTTACATTTAGCATGTAACCGCCGCGACTTGGCGACAAAAACCTGTCGAATGACAAATTCCACAGCATGGGGTCTATAACATGTATACCAAGCAGGTAACACACCAGTGAACCACCAGCACTACCACGAGGGCTAAACGGCCAACCTTTAGATCGGCCATATCTTACCAGATCGCGTGTGATTAAAAAGTAACTGGCGAAACCCTTATCGATGAACCGCTGAAGTTCGATTTTCGCTTGCTCGACATATGTGACTTCACGCCCATCAATCAGAAATCGCTTAGGGTTCTTATCCAATCCAAGCTGCTTCAAGCGAACCGCAGTGATTCGTTTCAATTCATCGTCAGCACGGTTTATTTCTGGAATCTTCGGGGACATGTCGACATCAAGCGAACGGCATCGCTCGGCAACCAACAGAGTATTGTCACACATCTGCTCAAAGACTCGATCATCAACCCCGTTTGAATATCCATTGTTCTTAAATCTGGCCCACAGCTCTTCGCGGGTCTTCATATATTGTTCGTCGCTATTGACATGAAACAGGTCAGGCGAGTCAACAGTAGTCTCCTGCTCAATAGCCATCATCACTTTCTGAATAATGAAGTCTTCGCGGCCCAGATAATGGCAATCATTAGCGAGTACCAGCGGAATTTTGAACCTATCGGCAAGATCGACGAGGTTACGAAATATTACGTCGTCACCCTCGATTCCGGGCATTTGAAGTTCGATAAAATAATCTTCTCCAAATGCCTCTTTGAATTTCTTAATCCAACGAACAGCATCGAGAACACGTTCGTTCTTAGTGCGTTCTTTCAGCACATTGCCTTCTCTGTCCATCAACTGTTTATATCGCAGTTCGTGACACACCGGGCCATTCAAGCATCCAGACAGAATAATAAGCCCTTCTTTGAATTCACACAATTTATCAAACCAGATTCGATTATATTGTATTCGGCCCAGTCCGAACAGTCCGGTCGAATATGCCTGGGTAGTCAGTTTTATTAGATTATGGAAACCGACTTCATTCTTACATAGAACAGTGAGATGTCGATTTCGACCGATACGTTGGGCCAACTCCAAGTTTTCTTGCCGCCATTCAGGAGAGCGGATTTTCACTTTTTGAGCGACTAGTTCTTGTCTCTTTGGCTCGAAATCGTTGAAATAAATCTCACATCCGGGAATATATTTCAACTTATATTTCTTAAATGCCAAGTACATGTCCGGTACAGATGCCATGTGGCCATGCTCGGTGGCACTCATGGCCGGATATCCACGTTTATAGCATTGCTCGGCATACTGCTCAGGAGTGGCTACGCCATCTAATGCGGAGAATACCGTATGATTATGAAGATGGACGAATTCCTTCGGCCCTTGGTAGTCTTCCGCTTTGTATACCATTTACAGCCTCTACTATGTGGTCGGGTATATTCTTATAGTGCGTGCCGAGTGACTTTCGTACAGCTTCTCTTGTGTTTAATAATACCTGCTGATCGGTCTCGTCTGTCTTAGGATAGCTCGGCTCTGTCGGCATCCTGCCCAAACGCTTAATAAGTTTTTCACACACATTGGCGTTATGAGGTTGCTGGCGTAGACAGGTTTTATACATTCGGCATAGATTATTGTATAATTTATCATCACCAATCTGCGAACGAATACGGACAAAGTTGTCCCTAATCTTTTTCAGATATAGCTCCATTTGATCCGGACCAAGAATTTCGATCCAATATATCAGAGAATAATCATAAATCAAACTATTATGGTTAACTTCATGAACTGTGAACTGAATAGTTGAATCACACAACGTATGCACATCGTCGAGATTATAAGCCGCAGAAATTCCCGCATGGAACGCTAACGCCATGTCTCGCAGTGATTGATAAGAATATCGCTGTTGAGTCTTTGACTGAATCCAAGAATCGAGATTTGGTATAACGAGACCAGACAGAGATTCATCGAACAATTGTGGAATATTTGGTCCGAATTTTAAATAGAAAAGCTCGCTGTTGACTACGAATCCCACAACATCCTTAGTAGCGTACTTGATTTGTAAAGAAGACATGGATTTCATCACAATCGTTACTACCAATCACCGATAAAGCGATGGTATTGAAATCCGAAGACATCACATGGGAAATCCGGTCTAACTCATCTCAGCCGCTCTCAAGCAGCCTTCGGCCACGCAATATAACGGCTTCTCATGACATGTGATTAGATTGATTTCGAACGGTGGGTTTTTCTCATCGAATTTTCGTTCCACCCGTTTGGCAAACCCCTTCGGAGATGATGTGCCTCCCGCCATGTAAACATTAATACCGCCATCGATTCGTGCTTGAGATTCATGTTCATTGAATCCAGACACAATCCCATCAATGACTTGACTAATCAACACATCATAGTGCAATGCGATATCGAGACCCACACGGTCTTCAGGTTCTTTCCCAGGTGTCAAATCAACATCCATTTTTCGTTTAGAGACGGTAGTCGGTGTCTCTTTCGCAACTTTGGTTCTGGTCTTTGAACGTTCTACATTGTAACCGTGTCGCATCGCGACCTGCTCATCAATCCAGTCACCGGCCCCCACCCAACAAAACGAATAGATCTCAATGCCGTATCGGACATAACTAACCGTGACAGTTCCAGCACCCCACGATATACCGATCCCGGTTCCATCGTCACTCATATTCAGAACAATCGCATGCGACTCTTTCACAGACGTGTAAGTCAACTTGGATTTAGTCTTATAACTCTCCAGAATCATATTGACGACACGTTCATGATACTGAATATTCGTGTCCTTGTTAATCGCGGTGGCAGTAGTGCAATAGCATATACGCACACCGTCCTCAAATTTTCCGAGTTCGTGCTCAGCAGTTTCAAGCAGCCCATGAACGATACTGGCAAGAACCGTCAATGCTTCTTCATCCGGACTGATACCACCTTCTGCCATCGGGCGTAATAAAGTATCGTTCTTTGCATACGCAAATTCTTCTGCGTCTCGACCAAGGACGACTAGCTGCCCGGAATCAAGCTTGATCCATCTCGCTGGACGTTGTGTCCCGTCAGATCGAATTTTGTTCGGATCGTTGAGCATATTTTCGACGAATGGTGTAGCTCGTTCAAACGGCCAATATCCATTAATCTCAGAGATATAATCAACCTTGCCTCCGTTGCGAAACGCAACCACAACAGTTTTTGTGCCAATATCGAGTCCAAGGTGCTTCATCATAACTCTCCTACCTGTATAGACCTCGCCGAGTCTATATACTTTGGATTCATTATCAATTAATTCAATAGACTCGACTGTCGGTCGTGCAATTAACTCTGGTTCTGTTGGTGGTGAGGGTGGTTGAATTACCGGAGTTTCACCGATTTGATTGAGTGGTTTCTTTTTAGTCGGAAGATCTCGAACTCTTTTTCGTGTAACCGGTGGGGCCGGTTTCTGCTCAACATCAAGCGTAACTGGTTTCTTACTTGAATCACATAGTAATTCAATCAAAGACAACGCTGATCTTTTGATGTACTTGAATTCCACCATGTGATACTCATGTTACGTATCCTCAGACACTCTGCTCCCAAAGCCACCGGGAGATCTCGGTGGATCTTTCAATCTGGGTGCAAGTACATCTAATGGTAATTGTTCGACCTCCACCTTAGACGACCTGTGTTTCTTAGCTTCTGAAAGATCAGGCAGAGCCCCAGATGTGCGAATAATTTGAGATGGTTGTTTAGACTTCCAAATATCGGCAATATAATAGCCCAACGCAATAAATCGGTTCAAGATCACCCACGAACCACAAGCGAGAATCATAACAATAACAATTAACGATATTGCATATACGTCATGCATGTGTGATTCTCAATATCGGTATTCCGTGAGAATTACCAAGTTTTCCCAAATGATCTAGGCCGAACTCATAATATGCCAAGTTGCGTCTGGTACTATCAGAATTCGGCCAAATCTTACCATCTTCATAATATTCTATTTTCGTTGTATGGCTTCTTCCACCAATTAATTTATTATCGCAGCCAAACAATGTTATCTGACTCGGTTGAAGAAATAGTGCAAAGTGAATCGCCGCGAGAAGAGAACTGCCAAAGTTGCAGAAAGGCGGGTTCAAATCCTTAGGTAGTGCACCTTTTACGCCATACTCAAATTGATGCGAACCCTCGACAAGTTCCGAAGTAGCAGTGTATTCTCCAATAACTGTGTTTTTAATAGCCATTGGTAACACGAATTTTGTCGGTGAATATGTCGCCCGCAGCTCAGTCACCACCGTAGCCGAATCTGACACAATATAATCACAATCGAATATCTTTCCGACATAATCAACACCAATTATCATATCGAATGAATTAATATAGCCATTGTCAACATAATCGAGCGACGATCCAGGCCCGACAACTGCAATGCGTTTCTGTGCCGCCGTGCCTTTCAGTGAATAAATTCCATACAGTTCAGGAAGTTGAGTTGAGAGGTACCATTCAAATGAATGTTTTTGCTTTTCTCGAAATCGTAAAAAATTATTCAACCGACCGGTATTAACTTCGGAAGGTTTTATGCCTTTCAGATTATAGAATAGATGTGCGTACTTCTGTAGCCATGCTTCTGCGATTCGTGCATGGTTATTTATCGTTCCAGATCCCGCGTCCACTTCGTGCACACATGCCACCGTGGATTCGTCAGCCACGAATATATGTCCACCCAGTAACCAATTTCTAATTGATAATTCGAGATCTTCTCCGGCACCAACAACCATACCATCATCAAATTGGCCAATTTCTGTTAGCCATGCCCGGTTTGCTGCAATGCAATTTGATGAAATTGCCGGTGAATCTGGACTACCAACACACGGTCGGTCGTACAATTCAAGGTCCCATCTCCATCCAAAGCGTTTCCATCTGTTCGGTTCTGACAGCCATAATGTTGTATCAAGAACATGGACAATCGGAGTAACCAGTGCCGATGGTTCTTCTTTCAGGATTTCTAATATAGGTTGCAGCCAATCAACCCCGAATTTCGTAGTTCCCTTAACAAAGACAATCGTATCGCCTGTAGTTTGAGCAATAGCCTGATTCCATGCTTGTGCCCTTCCCACGTTCGTTCCGGCGATAACCCTAACATTGTCACGAGAATAATTTGAGCCACCAGCATTGTATACGACTATCTCCTGAACAAGATTGGCGGGAGTCTGATCCAAGATCCCATCAATGGTCTTGTCAAGATAAGTCAGATTCGTTGCGTATATGATAATGGATGTTGGCATATCAAAGTCCTAGTCTTACGTACTACGACTTGACGTTCCAACGACGTGCTCCCAACGCAACTGTCTTGGTTGGGATACTTGCAGACACGCCAATCTCGTGCACCTCTGACGCTCGAACCGCCGCTGCACGCAGCGGGCTTGGTGGCGGAGGTGGAGGTGGTGGAGGTGGTGGAGGCGGAGGTGGCTCATCCGGACACGGACCGTCTTGAACGTTAGGGCAATAGAAAAAGTCTTCTTGGCAGCAATCGTCAGGCGGCGGTATACTTGGAAGTAAAATCTGCCACGGATATTTCCCAGGTCGCACGGTGGTCGGGCTAAACCAAGCACCGCGATCATCACATCTAGGAATCACAGTATCAGGAACCCAATTAAACTTATGGCGATTAAAATGCCGACGAGAGAAACAGCCGGGCTGTGGGTCCCAATGGACGAATTCAAGATCCGGAATCTCATATTCAGGAAGATTAAGAATAAACCTATAAACATACTTGCATTCATCAAGAATCATTTGAGCCGCACCGAATACACTCTGTAAAGTGTTACGATGCGTTAATGTCTCTGATAATCCTTCTATTCGAACTCTCTCGACGCAGATTTCATCAAGGAGGTTCGCACACAATGTATAGAGCACATCGCGGTCACAATCTAACCGCACATTAACGATTGGGCACGTGGCTTCGATGTTTGTATCATCGACCGTGCATTCGGAGATTTTGATACGACATTCGCCAGACGTGCCATCCACACCATCAGGGCCACGTTGTCTGGATTTTACACACCAATCGTCCTTGTCCCAACGTGCTGGGTCTATCAAAATGACCGATCCACACACAATATGTGTTACCTGATCATAAATAATCGTCTTCTTGGTTGCCTCGATATCGACTTTGAGTCCACTAGCTGTAGCAATAGTAATCTCTGACGGCTTCAGTGGATTAATGTCAATCGTGACCGATGGTTTAGAATCGAGCGTGCCCGGCGATGTTATTATGGGGCTCAATGGGATGTCGCACAAATTAGTGCTTTGTTTCACACCCATACTGCGTTGTGCTAGAATATTCCGAGTATAGGTGAATTTCTGGGCTGTGTCAAACCCATTCGCATACATGTCATGTAATGCTCGTAGAGGATCTAGTTTCTGAGCACTACCAGATCGCTTTAAGATCTTGTATAATCTGACTGCAATTGTTGGTGTATGGTTGTTAGGTAGATCGATCGGTCCGTCTGTTACCAACGGTGTAGGAGTGAATATTGCGAAATCAAGCCGCGTTTTCACAACCGCTGATGGAGAATAACATGGTTCACCGCCGTCTGGATAGCATATGCTAGCCCCCGGTAGTCCATCGGGTCCATCTAGCCCAGTATCACCTTTGGCTCCACGCAATCCCGGTCTGCGATTTTTGGCCAATAGTTGATATAGTCTACCCTTATCAACCTCGATTCGTAGAGTTGATTCTCCCTCTGGTTTGAATTTGATTAATTTGTCGCTAGAACGGAAATAATACCAATATGCATCTGTGCCCGGCAAGATTTTGAGTGCGGTCGATAAATCATGTATGCCAGAAAATGTTTCTAGATTCTTGATCTTAGCGAAAATTTCCGGATCGACCAATCCATTATTGTCTTCGGTGACGACCGAATATGAAGAAATAGTCCCCTTGGAGATCCAGGCGTCTTCAACTGACGTATATTGCCAACGATTGCCATACCGATCGCACACTTCCGAGCCATCGGCTGGGTTTCGTGGCAACTTTGGTATGGTAGGTCCAGCCATTTATCTCGTTTCTACAAATATTGACTACCCGTATGTTTTAATTACAGCATTAAGAGTAGTTTGGTTTTTAGTTGTTCGGAATTATTTCACAACGATATGAATATACTTATTACCTCCACCCGCCCTAATTGAAAAAACTTTTTAAAAAGTTCTCTCTAATAAAGCAGGCACTACCACGACTCACAGAAAAGCACCAGCATCTCAGGTTAGGTGGAGTTTGTGCTGGTCGAATTCTGTTGTCTTGCTTCTGCCGCCGTCGCTCTTGTCCCCAAGAGCCGTACACTCTATCAGGTTCGGTGCCTCAGAAGCTTCGAGTTCCATACTCGTGTTCATCACTGCCGATGCTTCCAGAATGACTCTCACTTGACTTTGTGTCAAAATAATGACGAATGTCGTTACGAGAAAATCTGTGGCCACATCGGATGAATCTGGCTCCACGAGTATGTTCACGGTAATCGGTTAATGGACACCCAACTTCCTGTTGAGCATATGCACGTCCACGGATATTTCTTTTATCACTATCAGTCCATGATAGTTCAGTTGAGGCAGGAGACCCTTGCGAGATCAATAAGAACATCCTAAGAACCACGCCTCAACCAACCAATGTAGTGAACAATCCCTTCGTAGCGAACGGTGCTACTATGTTCCAATAGGAATCCCTACCGGAGGCGACGCCAGAGAGTCGCCAACAGCTAAATACAAAGCCACAAAGAAGTTTGATCAATATGAGAGGTGCGTCTCAATCGATTCTTTCGGAATCGAGATATGTAGAGATTCTATTGGTAACACGGAATTCGGAAGTTTTTGGTTTAGGCTTACATTCCGTCTCCAAAAACTCGTCCAATCTTTCCCACGCTTCATCCAATGTAATATAACCCAATCGAAATTTTTTGAGCAAATCATCAATGAAATGAATTGGTTGCGATGTACGGATCATATCTCATACCTCAGATTCCTCAACAGAGTATTTTTCATCCCCTTCGTGAATAATTTCATCATTCAATCTTTGAAGAATCGCTAGATCATATCCTTTAGTACCACTTTTATCTATCTCTACCCACGATTGAAACAAATTTCTGGATGGTGTGGCCGCGATAACCTCATGCTTCTCGATTTTTTGTGTTAAATCCATCCATCGTACAGTTTTCACCCCAAGCTCCATCAAACGAGCTTTCATTTGTTTCCGCTCATCAACAGTATAATCTTTCTGCAAAGCGATCCGCACGATTCCATTCTTAACATCAGTTTCTGTAAGTTGGCCGAGAACGTCATCGGTAATAGTGTAGAATTGAGGCGGCGGAACCTCTTTCGGAAAGAACTTCTCACCAGCCTTCCAAATGTTAATGAATTTATGATTCTTTTCTTCAAGATCATATACGTAAAAACCGTGCGGAACATCTCCTTCGTCGAACTTGAATGGAATTGGAGATCCCGGATACCAAACATTTTCGCCGATCTGTTGTTTACTGTGAAAGTGGCCGGTGTATACTCTGCGAAACTTGCTATGTTCAAACGTGATAGTGGACCAATCCTTCAGCAGGAAGCAAGTGTTCAAGGTCGCTCCGCGAACACCCACATGGGTCAATAAGATATCGCCATCTTCATATTGTGATTCAATCTTTCGCAGAACCTTCATGAAAGGTTTCTCATATGTAATGAACGGTACTACCCAGAATCGGGTATCATCGATTTTTAAAATTTTGATATCTTCAATGACTGTCAGATGTTTCCGCAACGTCGTGAGACTGTTAACATCCCACGAATGGCGAAGAAACATGTCATGATTACCAGGGAAGACGATCCATTGCTGGTTGTATTCGTTTGTTGTCTCCTCGAAAAACTTCGCAACCGACGATAAGACATCGATTTCGATGGACCGGCGATCGTGGAACATATCGCCCAGGATCAGGACAGTATCAATTTGGGCAATTTTGCAATATTCGCGGATTGTCCGTGCTGCCCATAGGATGTCATTTAGACGCCCAGGAACTCCAAAATGGAAATCTGCGGTAATCGCCACTTTCGACATAACGAAAACTCCAATTAAAATATGATACGCAGTATTTTAATACTTCAAAAAAGTATTTATCTTAATGGTGATTTATGAATCGGACCCGAAAAGAGTATCATGCTTAGCATGAAACATTCAGCGAGTAGTCAAGTTGATTCAAGAGAGCGGAGTTTCGGAGTCTCATAACTGATAAAAGAGGTTACGATGTCCAGCAGTCCCCCTCGCGGTCTATACGATCGACATTATTACGAAACCAGTTGCGAAGGATTCGAGAATAACGTCGAATCTCTCAGCCCACGGTTGAAAAATTTCGAACATTGGATCGCACCACGAATTAGTGGCGTTGTCCTTGATCTGGGTTTTGGACGTGGTGAATTGAGCATACGAGCCGCAAGACTTCCGCAGGTGGATGGTGTCCTATCAATCGATTACAGTTATGATGCTGTTATCATGTTCATGGAATGGCTCAAACAAGAGTCGCTCGAAACTCAGAGGAAAATCATCCAAATTTGCGATGATATCGAAAATATTCTTCAATATCTGAATCTGACCATTTCACATGTCATCGCGTTTGATGTCGTCGAACACATTTATCCAGATCAGGTGACAAGGTTATTCACACGTCTCGCAGACAGAATGACATCTGGGGGGAAAGTGTATGTGGTTACTCCGCTGTCCGATGCAGTTCCGAACGAGCGTCACGTGTGGCTGGCCAGAGTGCCTGATGATCTGTTCAAATTAATTCCAGCAACTTTCAGTTGTGCTCATATTGGGTTATCTGGGAGCGGCGAAGACCATATGTTTGAAATCACAAGAAAGTGACTAAGATGATGCCTCATCGTTCAATGGAAGGTCAAATGTGGCCAGAAGAACGGAGATTCTTATATGAAGCCGTTCGTGAGCGAAACCCGGTAGTAGCACTCGAAGTCGGAACTTGGAAGGGTGGAGGTTCTACACTTCACATAACTTCTGCTCTCTATGAGCATGGCACATGGAGTGCACGATTATTACATACTTGCGAAGTTGATCTAAATCTTTTCAATGAAGCTGTTGCGGCATTTGAAAACACTCACCTTCGACCATATGTCAATTTCAATAACAAACCATCTACCGTGTTAATCAACGAATTGATTCAATCGGGACAAGCATCACAACTTGGATTCGTGTTTTTCGATGGTCCGGAAGATCCAGAATTAAATATCAATGATTTCAAGTTGTTAGATCCACATTTACCAGTCGGAACTTACTTCTGTATGCATGACTGGGATCTTGGAACTCGTGCAGATGGTTTATCTTCCACAAAGGCTACTCTGATCCGGCCTTATCTCGAAAATCTTCCGACATGGCAGATTCTTAGCACATTAACCGCTCCTGCCAGCGTTGGTATAGTTCTCGCGAAAAAGATCGCGTGACCACATTGTGTTGGAAAGGTTAGGAGCATATATGGACGATCTAAACGTTGAAGAACCAGTACGCCCGTTTCCAATTCTTAATGTCGCAAATATAGACGCCCATTTTCCGATGGAATCATATCGGGATGGACAAAAACGATGCATAGAATTCGCTATCAATGCTTTCAATAGCGGTAAGCGAATTGTCATCCTCGAATGTCCAACTGGTAGTGGTAAATCGGCTATCGGGATGACGATTGCTGACATGGTGCCGGAATCATATTATCTTACCGTCACCAAAATCTTACAGGATCAGTTAACCCGCGATTTTGACGACATCGTTGATGTGAAAGGTCGGAATGCATATCCGTGCACATTCTACCAGCGATATGGTACCGAATTCGTTCGGCGTACTATTCTCAAACAATCGGAACTCGATGAGAATCTTCACAAGCGACCAGATTGTGGCTCTGGATTCTGTCGAACCAAATTCAATCGAGAACCGGGGAAGAAAGAACGAAAGCATTCTTGTTCAAAATGTTTCGCCCAGACACAATTGATATTACAAAAATCGTCTACACGAATCCCGAAGGGCGATCTCACGCGATTACCTCCAGATGTCCGCTACAGCACATGTCCATACTATGAGCAAGTGTTTAAAGCGATCGAAGCTCAAAAGGTGTTGATGAATTTTTCGAGCTTCCTGTACCAAACTACTCTAACTCGTCGCTTCAATCCACGGGATTTGTTGATTATCGACGAGGCCCATAATATCGAGCCGCAAATTCTTGATTTCGTGTCGTTGAGCATCAATGATTCGATGCTGCAAAATCACGGCATTTTTATTCCTCAGTTGGATACTGCATTAGATTATGCAGCATGGTTCAGCGAGATCAAGTTCGAGGAAATACTCAGGGAATTAATCGATCTTGCTGATACTGGCGAAAACCAAAAAGAAGCCGATGACCTCGAACGGCTAGCGAAGAAATATGAAATCTTCATGCACCACTTGTCACGAGCAGGCTCTGAATGGGTTGCCGAATACAACTCCAAGGACGAGAAAGGCAAAACGTGGCGAAGCTTGACATTGAAACCGGTTTATGCGACCGATTTTGCCGAAAGCTTGCTGCTCAAGTTCGGTACGAAAGTCTTGCTGATGAGTGCCACGATTCTCGATGTCGATGTCATGTGTCGATCATTGGGTCTGAATCGTGATGAAGTCGCTGCTTTCCGCATGAAGAATCGCTTCCCAGTCGAGAATCGGCCCATCTATATCAAGCCAGCAGCCAAAATGACCGGTGGTAAGGATAAGATGGCTGAATGGATACCAAAACTGGTCAAAAGTGTCGAAGAAATTATCCAAAAATATCCGGGTCAACGCGGTATTATTCACACACATAATTTCGCCATTATGGAGGCCATTATTTCCAAATGTAAACCCGCTATTTCCAAGCGGCTTTTGACCCAGCGAGAATTTCCAGACAAGCGGAATATGCTGGAAGCCCATGCGAAGATACCTGACAGTGTGATCGTCGCACCTGCGATGCATGAAGGTATCGATCTTATCGGTGATTTAAGCCGATTTCAGGTGATCTGTAAGGTTCCATATGCGAATTTCTATGATAACGAACAATTGGCTCGACGTGTCGAGGTAGACCCACAGTATTATACATGGCTTACTGCCTTGAAATTGGTTCAATCATATGGTCGCAGCATCAGAAGTGAAACAGATCACGCTGACACGTATATCATTGATGCTGCAATAGATAAATTTCTTACAGATGCAAAGCGGATGTTGCCGGGTTGGTTCACTGAAGCAATAGTCCGTGTCTGATAATCGTTTTCCCGATCGGTTAGATAGTTACGTATTTATTCATAAAATCATCTAACCGCTTGGGAAGGCTGTGTATGTTGGAATTAAAATCCGTATCGTGGCAGAATTTTCTAAGCTACGGTGACTATCCTACTACCATCGAGTTGGATAAATTAGGACAATGCCTGATCATCGGCGAAGTGATCGACGAAGATCAAGACTACTCTAATAATCCCGGCCAAATTCGTAAATCCAACGGTGCCGGGAAATCAACAATTCCGAGTGTGATTCAATGGGTACTGTTTGGTCGTACTATGCACTCTCGGACGCCCGGCAACAACGTCGTCAATTGGTTTTCAGGAAAGGATTGCTGGGGCAAGATCGTATTCAAGAATGGTGACAGTATCACCAGAACCCGCAATACTGACGGCAAGAACGAATTATTAATCTCGAAAGATGGCGACGAGACCAATTTGGTCTCTGATACGTTATCAACAGCGACAAATCAGCAGCAACAATTAAACCGAATCTTCGGTCTGGATTGGGAAGTGTTTTGCGGATCGGTGTTTTTCAACCAATATGGCAAGCCATGGATGGAGATGGCCGACGCGACTCGGAAGAAGGCCATCGAGCGAGTTCTCCACGTCGATCGGCTAACATTCTATGCGCAAGCCGCAAAAATCAAATGTGACAACCTCGATAAATTAGTCGATAAGCAACGACAAACCATCGAATTCGCAAAATCGAATATCACTCGACTGGAGCAAGAATTAGAGCGTCTAAAATCGGCATCAGAGAGCTTCGTAACGAACAAGACCAAACGAACACAGGATCTCCAGATTCAAGCCAACACCGAAACGCAAAGGCGTGATGCTATTGAGCTTCCGGATGTCGCGAAACTAGCCGAGCGGTGGGCGGTGGTGAGAAAAATCGAAGAACGCATATCAGAAATGCGGCGAGAATCTCATAAAGTCGGCGGGCAGATCGCCGAAATGTCCGGCCACGTTCAAAGCCTCAACGACAAAATCCGACTTTGGGAGCATAAATCAGGAAAAATATGTGCATCATGTGAACAGGCTATTCCCGGTGATCACGTATCTGCAAAAATCGGTCCCATCATCGAACAGCGAGATGCAATGCAAAATGCTGTCGCGGAATTGAAAAAACAACAAACGACATTAGCCGGTAAAATCAAACAGATCGAGGCGACATTAGCCGATCGTCGCCCAACGACGACTATCGAGGATGCCAAAAGCATTCACACTCGTTGGAAGCAACACGACACCGAAGCCGCACGGCTAAAGACTAGTGCCGACAAAGTTCTCAAAGAGCAAAATCCACATGACACGTCGATTCTTGACGTACAAAAGCGAATAGAGACCGCAAAGACAGGAATTCAGGATACCGAACAGGAGTTGAAGCGTTCGGAGTTGCTGAATAAACATTATCATTATGTCTATAAAGCATATAACGACCGAACGAAGATCAAAAGCTTCATTTTCAGGGATCATATTCCATTTATTAATTCACGTTTGAAACATTACCTGGAGGTTTTCGACCTCGATGTTAAGATCGAGCTCACCGAAGCTCTTGGTATCACCAGTAATATGTGGGGATATGAATTCGAATCTGGTGGCGAGCGAAAACGGACAGACGTAGCTTTCATGTTGGCCATGTTCGATTTTCACGAGCAGATGTATGGCCGACAATGCAATGTGTTGGTGCTTGATGAGGTTGATGGGCGTCTCGATGATGATGGTATTGATGCGTTAATCAATATCATCAAAACCGATCTAGCCCACAGAGTTGAAACTATCTTGGTGATCTCACACCGAAACCTTATGTTCGACACATTTCCACGAGAAATGCGTGTCATTCGTAAAGACAGATTCTCAACTCTTGAAGTCTTATGAGTGTCTTAATAGTTTCCATCCATGTAGCTCATCGTAATAGTCAATATTGGCGAAAATTACAGCCTCAATTTATCTCAGACAACACCACTGATTATTCCTATGGTGTCGTCGTGAATGGTGATGACTCGACAAAATATCAAAATGTCATCTACCACACGAATAAACAATTACCCCACTTGCAATGTATCAACGTAGTTGTTGAATACTTCAAGAAAAACAATTACGATCGCTTCTTGATTTTGGACAGTGATTGTTGGCCGATCAAGAAAGATTGGAACAGAATATTAGACGGCATGCTTGGTCATAATTACCTTTATGCTGCTCCAATGCGGACCGAAAATTTCGACAACTTCCCGCACCCATGTGCATTCTATATGAAGCGTGAAGCCCTGGAAATCGTCGATTTCAATTTTAGCCGAATCAATAATCTGTTGGGAATTGATATTTCGGATGTCGGTGCGGCTATGCCACAATCAATTAACAACCGGCAAGTTTGGCTACCGTTGATCAAGACCAATTATTTATGCCCACATCCTGTGTATGCGTCTATTTATGGGGATTTGTTTTATCATCATTGTGCTGGCTCCCGTGGGTTGGGATTCCGGTCTGCACAATATGCGTTCTATAAGCACATTCTGGATCAGCGACTCCACAAGAAAATTTACCAAGATCTGACTTCTACATTATTAAGTTCTCCACGTCTGTATATCGCAGAACTTCGTGGAAGATTAAAGGATGGTGTGGCGGAGAAGCAGACACGACTTCGAAGGCGACGGAAAAACCAATAGCCGGACAAATATATCGAGAGGAGCTATATGATTCAACAACTTGATTCGTACACAATCGATCGTATCAAGCACGTAGCCAATACAGATATTGTACGTCGATTGTTGATTAAGTATTTCTTCGACAAGGGATTTACTGAGAGTTTCGACCGTCAAATGTATCCGGCGATAATTCAAGATCTTGCATTGACTATCCCGATTCTATCGAACAAGATCGAGGTCGTTCCGCACGCAAAAGAAATTGATACTTCACTTGGTCGAGCTGTTCTTGGCTGGAACATGTTTATTCTTGGCAGCCATCGGATGTATCTTGGCGAGACATACCACAATAGTCTACACGATCTATCTCGCCAAATCAGGATGGGTGCAATTCGAGTGCCAGAAGGGATTGGTACATTCGCAACTGCCAGAAAGCAGACAACTCCACGGCGAGTAGTTCATTTTATTACTCGTGTTCTGGGTGATCACGAAGATGGGTATGTCGATTTGAACCCGACAACTGTCCCGTATCGGCCACCTGGAGAACCATATGCTGCGAAACAGACATTAGCTGGTATGCCACAACAATTCTTCACACGTTCCGGTTATGGCACGTAAAGATTTTTTCTTTTACACTTAAAAGTCATTACGAAAAGGAAGTGATTTTTAATTACAACAATAATACATTTGTTGCACTTGGCGACGACGAATTTGAGATTATTGGTTTAAAAACTTTGTTACTTTCAAAACTAAGAGTTACTGCATGGAAGAAGCTGCCCGATTTGCAACAAGATATTGATAAATATGGTATTACTATTATTAATTCTTAATTCAGGTATTATGGGTATGTCACAACAATTCTTCACACGTTCCGGCCATGACACCAGTTTAGGGTATTAACATGCTTTTATCGGAAATTGCGTTAGACAAATCATCACGTCTTCTGGAGGGCAAAACCCCACTATCCGATTTGAGATATGGCAAGCTTAAACAAGATGCACATTTGATTGATAAGCCCGTCAAGCATTTTAACCCAAAATGGCAAGAAATAGAATTACCGCAACCACCCAAAAACGAAAGTCCAAAAACTCAAAAAGAACTAGAAGTAATTCTAGATTATCTCGACGCAAATTCTGCGGAAGATTTGAATAAAATTAAAAAACAAGATGTTCCTGATATTGAATTATTGTTTGTAGATTTACTACAAAAAAAAGACGTTGAGATAAATAAACAATTAGTCAAAAAAATTAGTAAAGTTTCAAAAGAACTTTCCACAATAAGTTTGAAACACAAAGTTAAATATGACCGAGCAAGACCTTATCAACTTCTGAAATCTATGAAAGACAGGACAATACCAAAGGGAAACACCACCGGCTCACCCTCTTATCCTTCGACACACGCAGTAATCGGGACTTTTATGGCAAAATGGTTATCGAAACTGTATCCAAAACATAAAAAGGATCTCGCCAAATTAGGCAAGGAGCTTGGTGATTATCGTGTAAAAGCAGGTTTTCACTATCCCTCTGATCGAGATGCAGGAGATTATTTGGCTAATGAACTCTTAAAAATGTTTATAGAAAATGACTAAACAATCGATATCTGAATGGAAGTTTTCTAGACGAAGCAGATCCCAGACACGAAGATGGGATAAAATGCATAGTGTAGATTAACCAAATTACGTGCGGTAATAATAATCGAAGATTTCGGATTTTTCAAATTTCATCGGTTCCTCCAAACATATTTTTAGCCGCAATGAACGTGTTCGCCTTGGAAAATCTCCGACGACTGCGACGGACGCCATTATGAAACTACGTAACATTCATTCTTATATTCCTGAAATGTTTTTGACCGCACTCCGGCTCTATGATTGCGGTCCGATAATGGAGGCTTCGTGGCCTGAAGAGTGGGCCGACTCAATCTTAGACGACCCCCGCTTCCAATCATGGATCAACTCGCTTGGAATCGATGGTAAGATTGGATCATCAATGGCCGGTGGGGCTGGAAGAGCGTATCCTGTGGGCGATCGTTATATCTTGAAATTCACCACAGATCGCAAAGAAGCATCGGCTGCTGCTGTTATGAAAGGGCATGATTCGCCAAATGCGGCGTCGATTTATGATGTGAAATTGGTAAAATCATTTCCGAATCCACTGATGAAATCTGGGAAATCGGAATTATATGTAATAGCAATGGAAAGACTGTCGACAGGCGTAGGAAAGCGATATCGTGTAGCAGCCAACGCTGTGTATGATTATTTAGATCACAACCCCGGACTTATCCAAGACCCAGATCAGATCATCTCGATAGTAACGTCGAAGCATCTTCCAAAAACATATCAAGGAGATGAGTCTACGCAGAAAGCCGTATACAGTATTGTTCAAGGATTATATGATATACAACAAAGGACGGGGGTCCTGTCTCAAGATCCACACGGTGGTAATGTAGCCTTCAAAGGCAAATCCCCCGGATTTTTTGATTTTGGGCGATCCGAGATAAACTGGGATCACCCAAAAACTACTGGTGTCAAGATCGGCTCTCTAAGTTGATGCCGGAACGAAATCATTCGCAAGACACTGAACTTGGATAACATCGCGACACTGCTTCACGGCTCGTGCGGTGATGCCGAGAAAATCAGCGATGTGATTAATTCTCGGCGTTCCGTTGCCGTAGACTTCAGAGAATTTATCGTATACTGGTCCGATCTGACAATAAATGTCGTAGACAGATTGGCAATCTCCATCAGGAAGTGCTGCCCGCGTCCTAGTCGCGGCTTCCCTGATATCTGTGGTCTGCACGTGATCATCTTGGTCCATTCGTCTTGCTCCTACAGTCTTGTAACTGACTTGACTGATTGAGAATCCCGAATTCTCTTCATCGTCAGTCACGGTCAGTTGGTTATCAATGATGGTAACATGCGCAGCACGAACTATCGACACTTTGATTGTCGGAGGATTAGGGTGAACTGCTATTTCGATCGCTTGAGCCGTGGTAGTCACGACGACTCCATGGCTTTCGGCCAACACTCGAACAAGGGCGAGTTCGATCGAAAATTCCGGTGGCGTGAGCAGGCCAAGCAGATCGATCGTGTATCGGCCATTCACCGGCTCGACTTTGTGGTGCCGGTTGTAATCGACATTCATTCGTGAGCAGAGACTCAAGATGAGTTCGACGATCATTTGATCTGCTGGGCCAGTGATTTCCACCGGCGTCTTGTTGTGTTCTTTCCGCTTGTTCTCTTTAATCTGCTGGCGGAAGTAATTCCAGACGAACTCGCCGAAGAATCGTTTCAACTGCTTGGGACACCCGATGATCTCGTCTGGGTTATCGTATTTCTTCTCTTTCGGGATGGGCCGAATGCAGCTCTTGAACGTCGGCGTCCCGAACCCGACGAGCTTATAACGCTCTTGGAGTTCGGTGTAATTGACAAGATCGCCCGGATTGTGGTCAGAGCATCCGGGGTCAACGATTTCAGCCATGTGGCAAACTGGGCACGGAGTTACCATTCGGTCGATGGGCTTGGGCTTGCCGCGTTGGGTCAGGCTGGCGGTCGCGCCGCAATTCGTACATTCGAATTCGTAAGTGCGGTGATAGAAGATGCTGACAAGCCCACGCCAGACGGCGATATTGAATTCTTGCTCAGCGGCGGCTCGATCGTCGGCATAGTCGGCACGAATTGTGACACCAAATTCCTTCATAACCTTCTGTTTGTGCCGCACCATCTCTTCGTGGTGGATGACGTGATCGAAAACTAGCTCGATGTGAGCTTTCTCCTCTGGAGACAGTCCCACCATGGTAATGTTAGCGATAGACCCCCGGAGATAAAGCCCCGGCATTTGTCGGATGATTGGCACTCGGTTACTCCTTTGTTCATCCCGTGAACGTTGCACACCAATGGATTATTCGATCTAGAAGAAATCTGTCGTATTTCTCTCCTTTGATCACACGATTTTGTGGCAAGGAGACAACCATGGGTCAATATTGCGATTCGAACAAGCTAGAGAAAAGTTGGTTCCAATGGCTTTTATCGTCATCCGTTCCCGACTTGGAACCGTACCGTGCACTTGGGTTACTGTGGACCAAAGTGATCGGGGTTGCTATCGGAGCAGATGGCCAACCTATCCTGAAGAACGGGAAAACACTGCCTGACGCAATGTCTCCTGTACGGCTGCATTGTATCGCAACCGGGCTGCCTTTCCACTTCGAAAGCAATAATGGTATGATTCCTGCGGAGGGAATGATGCATCGCAACGGAGAAACCGCATTGCGTGTCCTTCCACAAGCAGAAGAATTGTCCCTCCTTTCGGACTCAGAGATTCATCATCTTGAGACTGACATATTCGTACAATACGACGAGATCATTCCGAAACTACAGGATGATGGGTACATCCGCGAAATTCCAACAGAACAATCATGGCATGCGATGCTGGAAGACGTTAATTTAATCTGCCAAGGCATTGCCATGAAATTCAATCTCCCGTCCGAAGAAGAGCAGCTAGATTTTTCAAACGAAGCTCTTCTTCAAGTCACCAATAAATTGCGAGCAAAGAAACTGGTCTATACTCCCGGAAGGGCACCAGTGTTCAATCTGCTTACAACTACAATTCACCGCTGCATGTTCAGCATCATGAACCGCCGTAAAACACAAAAGAATGGCATGTTCAAGTTGATGGATGATATGAAGGCCGGGACTCTCCCAGATTCTCACCGCAGTTTTCGCCTTCACACTGACAGCCGTCGTGTTATTAAATCAAACTGAGCGTTTTTTGTCAAGTATCAAACCGTTGTGGCGATGTATTTTATACATTTGGGGAAATTTTTTGGAGATTCTGCATGGGCGGCGATCCAAACACGGATAGCCTAGAGTTAGCACGGTTGCGAGTTGTTCCAAACAAGCCTGTACCAGATGATATAAAATCTGTACTTCAATCCCACAGTGAGGGTCTGATAGTCTGCGTTGACACAAATGATACAGATTCAGATATCGTTGTTTTCTCAAAATTCTTAAATAAAGGTGTGCTTGCGAGCTACCTCGCAGATCTTTTGAAGAATTTATTGAAAACAGCAGATGTCGAACAATCACATTGTGACAATGAAGGTTCGCCCACAACTGGTGCGAAGACGCACAGTCGTTAAGACCCCTTCGTCGTCTGTAAAGATCGTTGTAAAGCCGTCCAGCGGACAGGCGGCAAATCTCAATGAATTGAACAACCGCCGAGTCCATGTTAAAATCCAACAATCTCAGCCCGCACCACAAATCCCGGTGGCGGCGGCTGTATCTAAACAGCACGTAACTCGCAAAAATGCCATCAAGAAGGTACCAAATGTAAAATATACCAGTCGAGATATAACCCCAGATTCGCTGGTAAAAATCAAACAACTGAGGAATTATGGTTATAACAAGATTTTAATTATAATTGGGAATGGTCCTTCAATCAACGAAGTGCCACTAGAGAAATTCAAAGGATATCCCAATATTCATACATTGTCGATTAATAAGCCCGACGCTCGTATTTGGCCTACAACTCACTGGGCATTCTTTGACCAATCTCAAATGCGACGTCATGAAGATTTATGGGCCGGTTACAATGGCCTGATCTTCAATAGTACCGGAATCAAGCGGCAAAAAGAGAATTCATTGCAGGTCAAGAATCTCGGTGGCAAAGGCTTCAGCCGCGACCTAACAAAAGGGCTTCATATCGGGCGTTCGTCAGTATTTGCAGCAATGCAACTCGGGTATTGGATGAGTTATACTCACATTTACATATTCGGTTGCGACATGAATCCAGCTGGGTTAAATGGGCAATTACATTTCTATGGCACCAACCCAGACGTTAATCCAGACGTTCGAAGGGAACGTTTCCAGAAAGAAGCCGAATTTTACGATTATGCGGCAGATGTTCTCAACGAGGGCGAAAGACAAAAATTCACGTTCTGTTCATCAGAAAACCCATGGAACTTCGTAGAACGCTTCAACAAAATGGACCATAAAATATCTGTGCCGACAATTGTTGCACATGCTGAGAGATTATAACTCATATCGCAGTGATCTTAGTTGTATTTAACCGATCATGCCTACCGTATATGTTGGAACCAGCCTGTTTAATTCAGATCAAGCAAAATCGGTCATGGATCGATTTCGTGGGCACGGTGTATCAATATCTTATGATTGGACCACACATGGTCAAGTTTTCTCTGAATCAGAATTGGAACAATATGGAATCGCAGAAATAAATGGTGTTACGTCTGCCGATTTGTTTTTCATGATACCTCCGGCCAGGAGTGGCACTCATGTTGAACTCGGAGCAGCAATAGTATCAAATAAGCCTGTCGTGCTGATCCTTGAGCCAACTACCGAATTGAAAACCTTCTATTTTGTACCGAACGTGTTTCGGTTTTCGTCGGTTGATGAAGCTTTCACGTTCGCATTGGAGAAATTAAAAGCATGAGTGGGTCAGTATTCAATCGATTAGAAATCGATGTAATGCAAGTGAACGAGATTCAAGAATCTATAGAACTTGCTCATAAATATAAATTCCCGGCCATTGTCGTCCATCCGGGTTTATCATCAGACGCGCTCATTGCTAGGAGTCGGGCTGGGGGCAAATTCAAGATCATCACACCAATTGATTGGCCGAAGGGTGAGATCTTTGGTGTCAACAAAATGCGGGGTCTAACAACCGATTCTCTCGAAACGGATGGTTTCGAATTCTTGCTGACTCCCAGTAAGCTCGAATTAGAGACGAGAATCGAATCCAAAGCACTGACAGAGTTCGTGAAACAACATCTGTCAGATGCGACGGAAGTCCGATTTGTTCTTGGAACTTCGCTCCGAAACGATGATAACATCATGGCAATGTGCCGTGGTCTATTAACCGTTAGGACACCGGCGTTAGTTCGTACTGATACTCTACTCAAACTTCAAGTAAGCAAAGCCAACCCAGACGAGCATAATCGGCAAATCCAATATGTTCGTGATATCATCAAGGTGCCGGTTAAGGTTTGTGGGAATATCGCCAGTTTGAAGTCAGTGGCAGCATGCCCCAATGCTTCGAGATTTGGAGTTAATCTCGCTCAAGCCAAGACTATTATCAAAGAATTTCAGTCTCAGCCGGATCAGCTTCGAGAATTACTCGATGCATAAAGATCTCATATGCCCGAACTGTTCCATTTCATTCGAGATTGATTCAAACGAAGTGGTTGTTGGTCCTACTGGGTTGTGTGTCACGTGCCCCGTATGTGGGTATCTGGGCACTGTTGGGATATTTTCTGGAGAAGCGGCTCTAGCCGAAAATATTACAAACCCACATGGTCTTGCGGTATTAAAAATAGGAGATGTGGTTCAAGTAACCAATTCGGAACATATATGGTACAACGAATTTGCACTCATTTGTGACGTGAAGCCACTATTCTACCGAATCGAAGTCATGGGTCGGAAAATTTGGGTTCCACAACACTGGGTTAAAATCAATGAGCCTAATGACATTAATTAGTGAAATCGGCGATGACGCTGATCTTCTAACCAGAAGCGATGAATGGTTAGAAGCACAGCGAAAATCTACAGCCGCGTCGCTGGACCGGATAGCACGAGAACTGCACGCTATTCAAACTGCTCAACGTATCAAAAGATTTCTTCAGCAGCGAAATTTAGTTGCAGTACAATCGATTATCAGATCAGAAAATGGTGATATTGAAGACATCTTGGTAAGAATTATGAACTTGCCAGATGCTATAGCTCTATTACGAGCACATCGCAATGATACGATCGACGAAGTGAACTTCGCCGCTCAGCTTTCTGGGTGGGACGGCGATGGATATGATGTCGCAACTTCATCTCGCCTGCGACCGACCGGATAAATAAACGGTCTTTCTACAAGTTCCACGCGGTATTGAAGCCGCGTAGTCAAACACCACCGCTCTTGGAGATACACTATGTTGAGTGGCCGATTTAATGTTGTTACTGATGGACAGTGGGGAAGTTGCGGCAAAGGGCTTATCACAACTGCATTAGCAGACAGACACCGACCCGAAATAATCTCGACAACTAACATGAGCAACGCCGGACATACGGCGGTCAACATTGATGGAGAAGCTTTTGTCGCTAAAGCACTACCATCGGCGGCAATTCTCAAGAAATGGTGCACAGACTATTCACCGGCCATCGTCGTAGGAGCGTCATCGGCATACGACATGGCCCAAATGCTGAAAGAAATCGAGATCTGCGGAGTTCAAGAGAACACCCACATTCATCCACGTGCTGGAGTCATTCTCGACTCACACAAACAGCAAGAAGCCAGTCTCGAAACCGGCACAAAGCACATCGCCAGCACCATGCAAGGATGCGGGGCGTTCCTTGCTGACAAGGTAATGCGTCGTAAGGAATTGAAGCTGTCACGCGATTATCCAGAGCTTCAACAATTTGTTGGCCGGATGAACGAACTCACCGTTAAGCTCGGCAACACTGCGAACCTGTCAATTCCACGGATTCTGAAATTCCTGTTGCAAAACGGGCAAACCGCTCTGCATGAAGGATCACAGGGGTTCTCACTCGATATCAACCACGGTTCGCATTATCCACAATGCACCAGCCGTGGAACAACCGCAGTTCAGAACGTCGCCGATATGGGAATCGGACATTCTCTCATCGGCGATATTTATCTGGTAATAAGACCATATCCGATCCGCGTGGGAAACGTCATTGAAGACGGCAATACGGTTGGATATTCCGGTGATTGTTACGATGACCACAGTGAAATTACGTGGGCCGAAGTAGCTGCCGCCGGTGGTGCACCACCAGATGTTATGAAGGGCGAATTGACCACTGTCACCAAGCGGCTTCGTCGGGTGTTCACTTTCTCCAAATTACAACTTCTGGACGCCGTGGCTGCGAACGGGGCGACGAAGATTGCCCTCAATTTTGCCAACTATATCGATTGGTCATGCTATGGGACTAATGATTATAACAAGCTACCGAGTAAGGTGAAAGATTTCATACTTGACATTGAAGATTTGGTTGGTCTGCCGGTAACTATAGTAGGAACCGGACCCCAAACCAACCACGTATGCTTTGTCGAGTAATAAATGCGGCCATTAAAATTAGCAGCATATCTTGATGAGGCCGGTGAAGATCCAGAAACCGGCTGTGCTACATTAAAATCGCTTGGGATTCCGTACCTCGCTCTTCGACACGTATGGACCAGCAATGTTTGTGCGGCTACAGATCAATCGTGTCAGACGTTGAAGGCATTATTCAAGTCGCACGAGCTTACCGTCATTATGGTTGCGTCGGAACTTGGACAGGTTCCCGCAAACACGTTGTCATCGATTCCGAAAGAGTCAATCGACCGAGTATTTGATGTTGCTTCGTACTTTGGGGCATCCTATATTAGAATCTATACCGGGTTAGAAGCTCCAGACGCGGACAAGCATGTTCGCGATTGGCTTCATATGATCACAGAACGATCGATTTCTGCTAATATCACACCCCTGCTTGAGATTTCCCACGCTAGTTCTATTTATAGGCCAGTGGATGTTGTTCAATGGTTGAACAAATTCAAGCGATGGAAATTATTATATGACCCAGCCCAGTTAATCATTAGACAATCGCAAGACCCATTCATCAGATATTGGACATTATTGAAACAATATGTCGGAGCGATAGATATTCACGATTTTAAGATTGGTCATGGGCATAAGCCGATAGGGTTTGGTGATACCAAAATTCAGGCTACTTTGAATGATGCCAACACCACGAATTTCGGTGGTTGGTATTTCCTTGAGCCAGCACTTGGAAGAAAGCACGGAAGTGCTTTAACTAGATCCGAAACGTTCAAGACGGCTTTCGAAGCCCTTGACGCTATCTAAAGTCGGTCTCAAACCTAATGTGAGGTGAAAATTATGGCCGTTGATGTAAACACTGCAACCAGACAAATAAAGGAAGTGGGTGCAACGAATGTCCGGATAACTCCGATGTCCGGACAGAGCGTGATGGAGGGGGATCACCAGATCGAGATTAACCAAAACGGAACATGGTCTCCTATTGTGACTGGCGTTAAGCGAACGATAGCGGAGCAGATAGTCAGCCAGGCACTGAATAGGGTGATCTGTGGATGAGATCACATGCGTGGCAGAATACAGAGTGTACTAGAATTAGCACGCTACAAGGTAGGAGATACCGCGTGGTGGGTGGTTCTACGTCCAAAGGAAGCAGTTCCTGAAATCGAAGAGGATGACAAATGGATGACTGACCATCATCCAAAAGTTTTATATGAGCGTGGCCCATATAGATTAGTTTGGAAATCAAGTTCAACGGCTCTGCTTCCCCGCGTTCATCACGCAGACTTCACATTACTCACTAGCCTCATCACATCTCGATTAGTGATTGAACCATTCGTGGTTTGTGATCTTATTCGAAGTAAAGACACCGGCGAATTTTTCTATTCAAATTCTGATAATGAATGGATGCCGGAATCCTGTCTCTTCGATACCAATGTCGCCGCTCGGCGTGAGCAGTTACGGCTACTCCGCATGCTCAAGAAGTGGTTAAATCAAGCCTAAATACAAATCTTGTTAGTATTTCGGTTAGGAATTCGTATATATTCGCAGGAGGACTTTATGAGCAAGAAGAAAAAGAAGTCGAAGAAAGAAGATAACCCAACTATATTCGTGTTCGATGGTTCCATCAGACACTACGCAGATGGGAGTATGCTTCAACTGTATTCAAGCATACTACCCAATGAATGGGAATCGATTGTCGAAGAAACTATCAAATACCAAATATTTCTCGAATGCCTGAAATCGGTGGCATTTCCGATTCTGAATGAGAAATGGACCAAAGATGATGATTGGTTCAGGCTTCAATTAGATATCGCTGTCTCCAGAATGCGAAATCTCGATCCAATGTTGGTCATGAAATGGAATGTCGATGATATCAAGAAGAAATATACAGACAAGATAAATTCAGGAGCCGCCGAAGTTAAAACTCTTGTAGAAGAAATGAAGCTACAACAACGTGGAGCGTTGAATACGATAGTATCCGATCTCTAGTATCAAACCTATTGTAGGTTAAGAGAGATTGCATGACCACAGACCCATTCAGTAATGTCAAAAGGCTCAGTGCAGAGGTCGGGCAACCGACCTATGTCGAGCTTATATCCATTCAAGAACGAAAAGAAATAGCGATTCTTGGTCCGACACCAAATGTCGAACAAGCTCTCAGTTCGTTGGCTTTCGGTAGAGAACCACGATATGTTCCACCAGCCAGAAAACAAGGGGTCATAACTCCGATCAGAAGGTCCGGAATACCACAGAAGTATGACCTGACCGGTCCACAAAAGTCAGCAGATTCCTACAAAGCTGAACGTATCTCAGCAGAATTCAGATCATTATTACTAAACCCATTTGCGGGTTCGAGTACGATCGGATGTGCAATCGGTGATGTGGTGTGCGAGGAACCAGTCACCGACTGTCTGATTGATTTCGGAGTTGTACTCGATATAACTGGTAGTATGGGCGGAGCGATCGAAGCGGTAAGAGCCGCCGTAGACACAATAGCCGGATATTTCGAGACGATTAGTGGTGGCAATTATCGAATGGGGCTAATAACATTCGGTGACTGTGATGGTATACCAGGAATCCAATCATTAGTAAAGTTTCCAGCCGCAGGTCCAGGAGGATCTGCTGCGTGTGGAAATATTGCTGCATTTAAAGCATCTTTGTCCACAGTTAGGGCCGGTGGTGGGAGGGGAATGCCAGAGGCAGGCGATGTTGCAATGGTGCAAGCCGTCGATGGGACTGGGTTTGGTCCATGGAGAGACGATCCCGCAGCCGTGAAGGTCATACTATTCATTACAGACGCTAGTGTTGCGGGGTGTAATGATAGGTATGATGCAGAAGACCGACAGCGACTATTCGACGCTGCATCGGCTGCCGCATCTTGCGGCATCAAGATTATAGCCGCCGCAACACCACCTAGTACTCCGGACGTTGCCTCGAATCTGCAAGAAATTGCCCGTAGAACTGGTGGCATTTATGTTGCAACTCCCAATAGCGGTCTAGGGTTAGCAGAATTAGTATATTCATACATTTTCGCATTATGTGGCACGGTCGCACCGCCGCCGGAATGTTTGGGCGGCGAAGACATTATTCTCAACGGCGAATTTAATACCGATATCGCTGGTTGGACCGAGCACCAACCGGCAGTCTCGTGGGATAGTGTGAAGAAGGCGTTAGAATTACAAATCAATGAGGGTGGACCAAACCCGATTGCCCGGCAAACCGTGTCCGGGCTGACTCCTGGTGATTTTATCACGATGTTTTTTGATGTTCTCGGCGGAACAGTGGCTGGTGTGTTAACCTATGGGTTCGTGGATGGCGCAAGTGAGACTTATTCTGTACCAGCAAATTCAGATGCTGTCAGACTAAGTATCAACATGAATGTCCCAAGTAGTGGGATTATTACAGTATCATTTGAATCAACATCTCATACTTTTATCGACAACGTGAGATTGTGTCTGATTCCTGTCACAGATTGTGGTCCGGGAACTCGCAACTCAATTCAGAACCCGCAGTTCGCCGAAGGCGTCGAATTTTGGTCTGATGCGTCCGGAAACGCACTTATTCCACCAAATGATCCAAAGTGGTGGGACAGCGGTAACGATGCTTTAATCGTCAGTCTGTCGGGAGCATCCGAGGCTCGTCAATCAGTAAGTGGATTGATTGTCGGACGGTCGATGACATTTGGATTTACACTATTATCTCACGAACCAGACACTATCGGTGAACTGGAACTCGTTTATGGTATTCGAGATGCTGTTGGTAATATAATATTAACAGGAACACTCACAAACAGTGCAATAGAATTCCCACACAATGTCTTTCAATCATTCACCGTTCCAACCACAAGTGTTACTGTTTTCTTCAAATCCGGGGCACTTTCTGGTGCCGCTCGTATTCGCAGTGTTTTGCTGTGTGATTTGACTGGTGTTTGTCAGTTGGGTTTTGACCGCCTGTCGTTTGATTCATTCGATGAAAACGTTGGTGCATGGAGTGGTGGAGTCTGGACTGATGGAAAGGTTTATATTCCGAGCGGTCCAGGATTGACACGGACATATTCAGCTATAAAACCAGCTTCTGCCTTTCAAATTACTATTGAAGTCTTGGATAATAAGGGTGTCATAATAGAGTTAGCATCGGGCACTGCAACCGATCAATTCACTTCTCCATTAGCCCCCGGATTGTATACACATTCTTGTGTTGTTCAAGATACTGGTCTGGTCCATGTCACCATTAAATCTCAGGCTGCAAGCGGTGACGGGACAGTGGTTGATAACATTTTGGTCTGTAAATCAGACCCACCTGTATGCGATGGCAGCATCACTAAACTGACTACCAAAATCGAATGGAAAGGAATCCCAAGACGCCCGGTCAATATATTCAACATGTTCGCAAGAATCACATTGCGTGATCCAAGCGATCCGTTAGTTCGAACGGTCGTCAACTTAATACCAACCGCCGATGGGCATTTAGGGGCGGTAGCCCCAACATCATGTGGAACCGGCTCTACATGTGACTTTTGGAAACAGCAAGGCAATGGCGGATCGGCGGAACTTTCGATTACCGACACCAATCTAACGCCGTCGAATATCAGAGCCATAAATTCTGGTAATTTCGCATCAGTCGCCACACGTGACAATTGGTTATGGTCTATTCCAGCCAACAGTGTAGGAACGTTGCAGGATGCTTTAATCACTACGTTCCCGCCAGAGTCAGTAGGCAATGTGGTAGAAAGCGTTGAAATTTTCTATCTGGCCAATCAGATTACACCCGCTGATATCCCGCCGTCTTCAGTGTGCCCAGGACCATTCTTGTGTGGACCCGATCCAGCAGACGAATTTGATGTTGTTATCACATACCAAAACAGTTTGGGCTTGAATCGCGAATATCGTGTCACTGTAGCACGCAATAGCCTATACCCGCAAGAAGTGAGTTTTGCCGGAACACCATGGGACACAATTTCAACCCTGGGTAACGGTCTGTGTGGAATGTCCGCTCGTTGGGAATCGGTTAAATTTGAATTAGATAATACCGCTGGCACTGGGTTGGACCAATGCACAGATTCGCTCAATTTCATCGCCACTGGAAATGGTAATTTAATATTTAGTAAATTCGACATTGTTAGTTCGGCAACATTCTTTGATCCATGCGATGCTGAAGTTATAATTGAAGAAATAGTTAAAGGCGTCAAAGACAACGAAATTCAGTCCATTGTTCTCCCGGTCCCAAGCGGTGGTACATGGGATCTAACCGTGACTATTGCTGGCGATTCGAAAACCGCTACTATTCCGTGGAACGCCGGGGCAGATGTTGTACAAATCCGAATCGGAAGGCTCAGCAACGTAGGACATGGTAATGTCGCAGTCACCGGTACTGGAACACAATCTGACCCATTCGTTGTTGAATTCGTTGGTGATCTTGGTGGCACCGATATTCCACTTATGGCCGCCGATGGGAGTTTTTTAACTGGAACTTCGTCCGGGGTCGTAGAAACAATCACCAATGGCACAAAGAATGAACGACAGACAATCACTGTAACCCCTGGAACATTATTTGACCTTATCGTCGAATTCAATGGTGTTACATCAATTCCAATTACGTATAATTGGTCATTGAACCAGAAGCAAGGAGCGTTTTGGGGTATTTCAACAATTGGTGACGGCAATGTGTCAGTAACTGGCGGGACATCCGATAGAGACTCTCCATACACCGGTGATTTAGCCGTTGATTTCGTTGGGACATTAGCTAATAACAATGTTCCCGAAATGACCGTACAGCCCACACCAAATTATTCTGTGGCTACCAATTGGCAGGGCGGAACTGGAGTCAATGAAAAGCAACGTATCCGAGTAATGGCGGCAAGCGGTACATTCACGATTAAATTCTATAGCCCAGATGATCTTTCTGGTGCTACATTTTTCATCACCGCACCTCTTCCATACAACGCCAGCGATGCTCAAGTGAAAGCCGGGTTGGTCGCCTCTGGTTTCGTAACCAATTCCGACGTAACCGTTACCAAATCGCCAGCCGACCCATTAGAGCCGTTATTAAACGAATGGACCGTCGAGTTCGTAGGATCGCGAGCGGCTACCGGCATTCGACAAATGGAAGTTGACTCATCTCAATTGAGAGGTGGACCAATCGCAATTACCGGTGTTACAGATGGCGGATCATCGTTTGAAAAGCAAAGAGTCACCATCAAAAGAGCCAACGGTGGGTATTTTAGACTTAAACTAAACATCAACGATATCATTCAAACAAGCAGCAAGATCACTTGGAACACCACTGCCGCTGGGATGCAACAAATTTTGGAGCAGCATCCGGAAATAAACCCAGGAGATATTAGAGTCGTCCAAAACGCCAATGGTCCTGATCCAGATGTCACTTCAAGATTTACAGTTACGTTCAAACGATTCGGTGATATACCAATGATGATCCCGAGCTTCGAAAGAAGTCTGCTGTGTGATCCGATTGTGTTAGTGCCGGTACCACCGCCACCATATCCATATCCAATTGAGCCAGAATGTGAAATCGAAGATTTGTCATGTCAATCCGGACCGTTATTAAGCAGACCATGCCCCGGTGATGACCCACTACCAGACGAACTCTGCTGTGATGAATTGACTGTCCGCGAATCGGCCAATGTTGCAGTAGGATTCCTGATCCAACGCGATCTTTTTGATCCAAACCAAAAGACATCGCCGAGGAACGGTACCTCACGAAAAATGACTATCAAAGATATTACGAGGATCAAAGGACTTGATCCGGCCAAATTCACCCCGTACTTGAGAAATTTCACAACCGGGCGATTGACCGAAACGACGTACTCGAAGGAGTTGATGACTGGTTTAAGCATCATTCTTATTGAGAAGCATCTCGATACGACTCGTGGCCGATCAAGAATTACGAGTTACTTTGCATCGCATCGAGAAATTCTCCCAACGAGAATGGTCTGGCCAGACGGTATAATCGCCACTTTAAACTGAGGAAACCATGGCACTCACTGACATTAGAATTTATCGTTCCTGGCCTGTCATTAACGGATTCGTCCAAGTTCCACATAACAAGCCAGCGGACAAGACACGAGTCACAGTGGATGAAGCTTTGTCGCTGATTCCGGGTTCGGAAGCCGCTCAACTATCTCTCGGTTCTGGTCGGGCCACCGGATCAAAGCATGGCCAGCAAGAGTTCTTACGATTGCCACCGGTAAATGCTGACGGTTGGTATACAACCAACCCGGTCGAAAGCGTGGCTGAGGTATAAGTGTTGCATGAGTTTCATCGAGCATGCCAAAGACCCACTTCACCCGTTGTGGTCATTAATCAGGCTGTGCATTTATATGATGGCATTGAGCTTTGTATTGTGGCTCAATGCCTCTAGCTTCGATGAGACTGAGATACGCACTATTGTTTTAATGTTTCTGGCTGGTGGAAGTGCAGAAGGAATTGGACAATTATTCAATACCGCTCGCAAAAAAGAAACGGCAACGCCAGTACATCCAATGTGGAATATGCTGCGGTTAGGGATTTACATGGTGACGCTGTGCTTTATTTTATGGCTCAATGCTAGTCACTTTGATAAAACCGAAGGCCAGACAATCGTGTGGATGTTTGTTGTGGGTGCTGGTTCTGAAGGTGTGGGACACATCTTAAGCAGATTCCAAGCTACGGTCAACCCACAGAATCAAGAACATAAATAAGGTCATGATCGACCCAAAATCAGCGTTGGTATTATATGCAGAATGTGAAGTATATTATTCGGGGCGAGCCGATTCCTCGCTCGAACGCGGTCAATATCTGATCATTCATAAATCAGATGGAACATTATTAATTCATAGTTCAACCAAAAATCCGCCCTGCAATTATCAGGGGCCAGGTGCGAAGCTTGAATACAATGGAAACAGCCTGATATCAAGGCGTAAGTCTGAAACTATAACAATTATCATTCACAACATATTATCATATACACCATTATTAAATTGGTCAGATAATTCTGTGTCAATTACAAAAACAGAAAAAGATCTTGTTCAAAAATTATTTGACAATTGGTATGATTATTTTGATGTTGAATTGGAACTCATTTATACAGAATATCAAAGTAATTTAGGGCCTATCGATTTCTTAGGAATCGACACAAACAATGTGTACCATATTGTAGAAGCAAAGCGTACGACTGCTGTTCTTAATCATTGTTCTCAATTACAGCGATATTTAGAATCATTTCAGGGGAATAAAATAAAAACAATTGGATATATCGCATCACCAAAAATTAGTAATAATGCAATGGCTTATTTGCAAAAGCATGGTTGCTATTGGATAAAAATCGATTTTTAATAATCTCTTATAAGACACTCTGTTGGCTCATTGCAGCCAAATCAGATTGCGTATAAAATAACACCGTTGGCTCCTTATTTTCATCGAATCCAATAGCCTTTGTAACATTCGTAGATGCTACAGTCGATCTAGCAGTAAAAACGATCAATGCCCCATTACTGTGATGAAAATCCTTAGACGGCTCTATTCAGATTGCTGTGGCTGTGAAGATTCAGACTTCTTGGGTAGTCCAATTTAAAAATGGCGATTGATCCCGATTAAATAGTTTATATGCAGCATCCAATTTTTGACTCATCTCAACGAATTGTGGAGATGCGTCGTTTTGCTGTTTCAATTTCTGCCATTGTGGATATAATGCCAACGTCTCTGCTGGATCTAAACCAGCTTGCTGTAACGTTGTTGTGAATTTCTGTTGGATATGGTCAACTGCCAATTGAACCGCATATTTCGCGAGGCGTGTACTGTCGCTTTGAGATTGCCATTGGCCCAATTTTCGAGTCGAATATTGTGGATTCGCTGCGAGATGCCGCATACCTCTGAGAGCACTCGCTCCACCGCGAATCGCATTGCCGACCATGCCGGGGATCTTCTTGAAGAAACCGCCGATTTTTTGGCCCAACTGTCCCCAATTGGCTTCTGTTATGACAACAGTAACGCCATGAGCTTGCCCGAATTGCCGCAATGATTCTGGAATTATGACGTAGAGATTTCGCTGCACCACCGATTCATCGAACAGTTGCCCAGCGATATGATTCAATATTGATTCGGTCGCGGTAGCTACAGAAGGTGGTGTCTGTGTAGCCATCCGTGCCATAAGTGCTTTGATTTTGGCGTTTATTTTCGCGAGTTCTTGTTGAGCATTGACACGATTTGTGGCAATTAAATCCAATGTTGCCTTAATATTATTAATAGAATTTTGTGTCGCAGTTTTCTCGGCTCCTATTGCACCACTTAATTGCTGCAGCCCGGCTGGTTGTGCTGCCGCTGGTTGTGTAGCCGCTGGTTGTGCTGCCGCTGGTTGTGCTGCCGCTGGTTGTGCTGCCGCTGGTTGTGTAGCGGTTGGTCGTGCTGGTTGGGGTTCATTCGGCGTTACACCAGCGTCAGCCTCTAATTGGTTGATAATATTATCTTGATCTTGTGGATCATCAATCCCAAAGGCAGCAAAAAATTCAGACAACCAGTTCTGGTCGTCGAGGATATTAGGTACACGTGCGGCGTTTGCCACCAGTTGTCGAACAGAGTCAACGCTTGATTGGGGTGCCATTATCGCCAACATTGGCGCAGTATCATTGGAAATATTCGGAGTTGTCATCGATTGCAACTTCGATAATCCGGCTCCTAATAATGATCCTAGACGGTTGGAACCAGCTTCACCTAAAACTTGCGATTTGATTACAGCATCGATGAAGTATAATGAATATGGATAGGCCGTCGTACGTGCCGATAAATCGATAGAATCGAATGATGCCGGAGATACGGCTTCCCTCAAAAGAGTACGTAACTCTGCCGGTAGTCTGGAGCACGAGTCGGTATGTATAGTGTGGAGCTTCATACACTATTTTTGGATACGAATCATGAAACTGCCAATAATCGTGCTGTCTTACGGCGAATTCTCAGTGACTAAAAAACTCTTTAGTTACGAGAATCATGGTATTCCAACAATGCCAATATTTTACGATGCAGAATTATCATTGAAATTCGCCAAATTTATGGAAGTGAAATTGCGAGAATTCGGCGACCGACGACACTTGCTAACTCAAATTTGCGATAGTCCGCGAAAAGCATGTGACATGCTTCAAGTCATTTCTGCGATCAGCCCAGAATTACACACAATTGCAATAGATCCGACCATCGTGGACGGAGAAGTTGCTGATAGTCAGCAGTTAGATTTCGGAGACGCTATAGACCAACTTCAGGAAGGTTTATCTTCTGAGAGTGTGTCTTCCGCAGAAGGTCCAGAAGAGGGTCCAGATGATGGATATTCGTCAGACGATTCGAAAACATGATAATCAACCGTGTCTTCAAAGAATTTCGGCGTCTGCTTTTGATCTGGAATGTGCGTGATTGCGTCTGTCGGCGGAAGCTCTAACGAGATTTCTTCGACAGGCTTCTGTGACATCTTCCCATTTCCAGACATGATATTCGATCCTTTTGCGAACATTGGTGAACGTTATATGTAATCGGTCATCACTTACTGCACAAAATGGATATGACCCATATTTAGGGCCAAGCACGCTAACCGGTATAGCCTCTAAACAGCCGTAATTCTTCAATAGTCCCAATGTCAGCTTGTCTCGATACCGTGAAGTGGTATCATTCCAGACAATTGCCTCTGAGTTTCTCACATTTACAACGCACAAAGAATTGTTTACATTGAATATTTCTGTATCGGTGGATGGAAACCAATTCTTGCCATCGCTCGATTGAATATGCTGCGCTCTTATTTTGCGGGTTCTGAAATTACGGCTTAATGCGTGTAACTTATTATATTTCGTCCATAACGTTGGCTGAATCAGTCCAGAACCAAATCTTGATAGTTCGGTAAATCGTGTCCCATCTAATATGACACATGTACCCTCAACTTCATCATATAATGGTAATAAGATTTGATTATTACGATGTAATACCGGGCATCTGCCTAATAAATTATGATTACTACCGACAATGCATTCAGGCTTTCCCACCAATACTGGTTTGTCTTCAATCTCGATTTTTTGTACCCATAAACTACAATATTTCCACCTATCGGCCAATCTTACAATTTCTCCATCGTCTTCAAATCGCGACCACAATATAAATATGTCGTCTCCGGATCTCCAAAGGACCGGATTTCCAGTTTTATCACCAATCCGTACAATATCGGAGGAGCCATTTTGACCAATAAATATAAGATGTACGCTTTGATCGTCGTGACACTCGCTAATTCCAGAGTACCACGCGATTAGGGCACCATTTTGGTGTGGACAGACGGTGGAACAATGATTAAACGACGCCGCGAAAATTTCAGTTGTCTCAATCATCTGAATCCGTTGTCGTTTTTACTCCGCAATTGGAGTTCCTCATGGATAATAAGACAATCAGCAGTTGGATTCGCCAAGCACGTTATCGTGCTAAGCGACAAGATATTTACAGCGATCTTGAGATTCAGGACATCGTCGAGATCCTTGCCGAGCAAGAGAACAAATGTGCGTATTGCCAATGCAACGACCCAGATACGTTAGATCACCCGTTCCCCCTTAAAGATCATGCTCCAAATATTCCAGCCAATGTAGTTCCGGTCTGCAAAGCATGCAAACAACGTAAGAAAAATCATGACTTGATTGGCATGTTCACGTTGGGGATTATCACAGAAGAACGTTATCTCAAGCTTTTGGGGCAGCTATTCTCTAAACGTGGTGGTAATATCATCAAGGAATATGTTCGGAGATTGACCGGACACAGTGGAGATGCTGATGAGTAAATTACCATACCCTGGATTCCCCCCAAATTATCGATCAGTACAGCAAACCGGTGGGTATGCTCGAACATGCATGGTCGTCGAATTATTGAGCCATGGGGTATTGAGCAGCACTGAATTGGCCGTAATTCAGGATCAACTGGAAGCGGCACTGAGTCGCTTGCAGAAAGGGATGCCCAATATTGAGAAGACCGACGTTGTGCTTCAGCACCGTTTCGATCCCGCCTTAAGGGAGGGCCTGCGGCTTTCCGATGAATAACAATTGTCACGAGTTCATCGCATGTATTGTAATTCGTGACAAATTAGTCCTCTTGGGTTAACGGACATTGGAACACGTGCCACATGAGATTGTCGAATATCACATCTCCAAGGAGCACGAACCAATGATTGTTAACACCGGTGGACGAGTTACTTTTCAACCGAATTCAGAAGTACGTATTTTGTGCTCTGATGGTAGAATCTCGCAGGAGGTCTACGAAGTTGATTCGGAAAGAAGCGATCGAAAGGGTCACGTGACCCTTAAAGAGAAGGGCACGACCCGGCAGGTCAAGGTCCAATTCCGTCGAATCATTCCGGTCAACGTCGGCGGACAAGCAGTGGTAATTGAGTCTGGAGGCAAGTACCGTGCAGTTTGTCCAAATTGTAACTATGTCGAGATGGTCACTGCGGTCAGTGGACATCTGACGTGTCCGTCACACGGTCAGTTCAAGCTTTACTGGTTAGGAGTTAAACCCATGGCAGAAGCTGTTGAGAAGAAGGCTGAAAAGGAAAAGAAAGAAAAACCCGCAGCCGACGAGAAACCCAAGGCTGAGAAGGCACCGAAGGTCGCCCGTCAGCCGATCACAGTGGATCTGGACGCACTTGCGGCATCCGACCATTGCGAACTTTGGACCCGAAAGGACATCAAATTCGACCACGAGCGAATCAATGTCCAAGCCCATACCATCTTATTCACCGGTACCCACCCCCGGAAGTTCTGCTTCAATACCTACAACGGCACGCTCGGCAAGAGTTCCGAACAGCTTCCCATCGAAGAATTTCTTCACGATCGGGCGGTCAAGGGTGCGAAGAAAGAGAAGCCGTGGTTCGCCGTGGCCGATCTCGAAAAAGCTCGTGCCAAGCTTCAGAAAGACGGCTACGAGCAACGCAGGAAATAATCGTGCTTCCCGGTCACGACATTCGGAATGCCAGATTGCCTGACGCCGGGTCAAGACGTGTTGATCCGGCGTCAGCGTTTTTCACCCTACTCAAGGATGGACAGATATGTTAGTACTAAGTCGCATGAAAAATGAATCGATCGTTATCGGTAACGGCACAGTCACGATAACGATCGTTGATATCCGGGGAGACAAGGTGCGTATCGGTGTCGAAGCACCGAGAGATGTATCGGTCCATCGTCAAGAGGTATTCAACGCAATCAAAAATGGACAGCCAAAGCAGCCACAGCGAACATGACGATCTAGACGATCCCGCATATCATATCCATATACTCTGGCTGATGATCAACGAATTACCTCCAGGGATGCGTACCTCTATATCTGACCAATTCAATCATTTACTGGCCGCGATTGACAAACAAAACCAGCAGGTAGTGAAATTTTGGGCTAAAGTCAAAGACGAATTGACCACCCTTGGAGTGGATTTGAAATATATCGAATTCGATTTGGAAGCTACCAAAAGAGAACGCGACGATCTTCAAGACCGTCTCGATGGCCTGTCGTAGGCTCTCCTTTCGCTTCCGTGGCACTCGTTTATGTCATATCGGCCTTCGGGCCTCTCGTTCAACAATAGCCAAAAGCAACGCAAGGAAAAACCGTATATAAATAATCACAATCGCGGACAATTATATTCTCGGAGGGACGCACATGAATCTTGCCGGAAAACGAATAGCAGTTACCGGTGGAGCAGGATTCCTCGGATCACATGTTTGCGATTTGTTGCAGCTAAAAGGCGTATCCCCAATCGTAATCAGGTCTTCGAATTACGACCTGACTCAAGAAGCCGACGTTGAAAGAATGTACGATGACTTCAAACCAGAAATCGTGATCCACCTAGCCGCCGTTGTGGGCGGCATCGGAATCAATCGAGAAAAGCCAGGCACATTCTATTATAAGAATCTGATGATGGGTGCTCTACTGATGGAGCACGCTAAACGGCGAGCAATTGAGAAATTCGTCGCAATCGGTACTATTTGCGCATATCCCAAGCACACACCGGTTCCCTTCAAGGAAGAGGATCTTTGGAACGGATATCCAGAGGAAACAAACGCACCATACGGGTTAGCTAAGAAAATGATGTTAGTCCAATCGCAAGCATACCGACAAGAATTCGGATTCAACAGCATTTATCTGCTACCCGTCAACCTGTACGGACCGAAAGACAATTTCAACCCCAATTCGTCTCATGTGATCCCAGCATTAATCAAAAAATGCATCGAAGCCCGTGACGCCAAGGCACCATCGATCACTTGTTGGGGGACCGGTTCTGCGACTCGTGAATTTCTCTATGTCGAAGATGCCGCTGAAGGCATTGTTGCTGCCACTGAATTGTATGACGGCAACGAACCAGTGAATCTGGGAACACAATCAGAAATCTCAATTAAAGCCCTCGTCGAAATGATCGCCAAACGCACAAAATTCAATGGCAAGATTATTTGGGATTCGAATTACCCAGACGGACAGCCACGCCGGTGCCTAGACACCACTCGTGCAGAAGCATTATTTGGTTTTAAAGCCAAAACATCACTTGAAAGCGGCCTCCTAAAAACTATAGATTGGTATGACAAATGATTGACGCTCCAGTCTCGTATGGCGAACTCGTCGATAAATTGACTATCCTGGCAATAAAGGCAGAGCGTATATCTGACCCCGCGAAACTGAAAAATGTTCAGACGGAATTAGAATTGCTATCGGCCAAATATGCTACATTGCTGATGTCAGATGAGTTGATTCAATTGCGGGCACAATTGAAGATTATAAACGAGACCATCTGGGATATTGAAGATGGCATCAGGGATTGTGAAAGGCGAAAAGATTTTTCAGATGAGTTCGTGCAATTCGCACGTGGAGTATATCTGAACAACGATGAGAGATCGAAGATCAAAAGACAAATCAACGACCTACTTCACTCGAATATCGTCGAGGAGAAGTCGTACACGGAATACCGATAGCATGCACCCCAAACTCGTCATAATGGTGTCGCTGTATAATTCCGGCGAATGGATAAAGAATCGCCTCGACAATCTTATGCAAATCACCGTCTTGCCTCAAAGCGAGATTTGGTGTGTCAATGCAAACAGCCCAGACCCGCGTGATCACGATATTCCGCAACAATATCCAGTGAAGTATGTGAAATTAGAGGAAAGAATTAGTGTCTATGCAGCGTGGAATTATATAATTCAACAATCATCAGGCCAATATATTACAAACGCTAACACCGATGACCTAGTAGCACCGACTTGTTATGCGAGACTAATGGCAGAATTGGATAGTGATTCGGCCTATGATTTCGCCTATCCAAGCTGGTACACGACAGATGTCCCAAACCAAAATTGGCACCAATTAACCAATGTTGATGCTGTTGGTGGTCTACCTGGGAATTTCACTGGAGACATCGACAGAGCCGGGGTCGGGCATTTCCCACTCTGGAGGCGGTCGGTTCACGATAAAATCGGATTATTTGATGAATCGTTTAAAGCCGCAGGCGATGCGGAATGGTGGATGCGGTCTTATTACCAGGCCAATTCGAGATTTCTCTGGATAAACGAACTCCTTGCGTGCTATCTTTGGAGAAATGGTCAGAATCTATGGCAACGCGAAATTACATCAGAGGAATGGCAAAAATTCCATACTAAAGTACAAGAATATCGTGGATGCTAAACCACACAACCTATTTGCCAGACATAACTTATTGTGGTATTGATGGTCGGATCAGTGAATTTGCAATTAAAATGCTCATCCGTCACGCTGAATTTGCGGCACGCTATTTCAAGTTTCATAAAATCGTAATATTGACCCCGCCGCAAAATCATATTCGGCACGACCTAGTACAATTCATTAGTATAGATCCAATTGGCTCACTCCAAGATTATAATAATTTCTGTATCAAAGAGTTACATAAGCATATCGACTCGAAATTTTGCTTGCTGTTTCAGTGGGACGGATGTATAGCCAACCCACACCTATGGAGTAATGAATTTTTGGACTATGATTATATTGGTGCTCCTTGGCCTCTTGATGGATGGTTAAGAGGTTATCCATGTAGAGAGAATGGGATCGTTGGTAATGGCGGATTCTCTCTGAGAAGTTTTAAATTATTACAGGAATGTTCCGATCTGCAAATCGACAAGAAAATAAACGAAGATGTAACCATTTCTTTAATATATCGCCAATATTTTCTTAGCAAAGGGTTTAAATTTCCCAAGCTTGATATCGGAAAGCGATTTGCAATTGAAACCGCGTGGGACGATCATGATAAATTAGAAACATCGTTCGGATTTCACAGTATAACACATCTCAAAACATTCCTACGCAGAGAAGCACATGCTAACTAAAATCAAAAGAGGAGCACGTATGAATGTTGTTGGTGTTGAATCATCTCATGGCTTCGGTGATTGCCTATTCAATGTTCCACTCATCAAGTCAATAAGTGAAAAGCATGGACGCGAAGTCACTGTTGCTGTAACACCGCACTGTGCAGACGCATTTATTAACGTTCCGTGGATCGGCGAAATTATCCACATTCCGAGCATGTATCACGGGCTGGAAGCACTGGAAAGACTGAAATATCGGCATATTTATCAGATCACTCAAAATGCAAAATTTCCTGCCTACCAGCAACATGATCAAAACCATTCACTGATCGACACAGCACTATGTGTTGGACGAGAACTAGGGCTACCGGATTTCGAACAGAGGCCAATGTTCTTGCCAACACAAGACGAATTGCGATTTGGGCATGATTATGGGCAATTATTGAATGGACATCCAACCATCGCCGTAGAATGCGTAGCAAAATCTGCTCAGAGTTGGGCTGACCAAGAAGCAATTCAAATGATTGTTGATAGATTCGCCTGCACCCATAAAATTCTGTGGCTTAGCAACCAGGGTGCCCCAAATCATCCGAATGTAGATGATCTTTTAAGGTATACCCGCAGACAAATAATAATGCTATTACGCCACTGTAGTATATTCTTCTCAGTCGGGTCTGGATTCTTCTGTGCAAACCTCGCACTGCCAAACGAATATCAGGCAAAGAAGGTCATATGTTTGTGGGTGGATGATCTTTACAAATATGAATATAGACTGGCTCAAGTGCAATGGCACAAGGATATCGTATGGGTTCACAATCATCAAGAATTGAAAAAGAGCCTAGAGTCGTAGTATTAGTCGCTCTCTACAAATCTGGGAAATTCATAAAATCCAAGATTGAATCGCTTAAACTGCAAACGATAATCGACGATTCATTAGTGGTTTTCCTGAATTGCCAAAATCATGAGAATGAATCTGCGTTGTGCGACGCATTTGCGGCTGAACGCTCAAACGTCATCAACATAGTATTCGACGAGCCTATCTTACTATATCCAAGTTGGAACGTTGGTATCAAGCGGACAAAATCGCGATATATTACCAATTATAACGCCGACGATCAATGGCATCCGACATATCTTGAAAGATGCTGTGACTATCTCGACCAGCATCCCGATGTAGGAATTGTGTCAACCGGAATCCTCATGACACACACTCCGAATCAGCTTTGGCCTGATTGGACACCGCACGACAAAATCCCGGCCCATCCATATCCACTATCGACTGCCGGACCGTGCCCGATATGGAGGCGAGAATTGCATAAAAAATATGGGTACTTTGGTAATTATCGTGTGATTGGCGATGCCAGATTGTGGGAAAAATTTCATGCTGGCGGAGAACAATTTGGGCTTATTTCTGATGATTTGGCATTATATTACCTTTCTGCCGAATCATTAGAACGTAGACACGATCCATCAACCGGACAACTATTGAGAGATATCGACCTTGCGACACCAGACTAATCCAACGGTATCAAACAAACGACAACCGATCATTCAGAAATCGATTGGCAAGAAAAAAGTAATTCTTCCTAAGTCAACCGTTTCACAGGTGGTTCCGATATATTCCGCATCGGAAAAACGATCAAAGATCGCGATTATTCAAACCGGGTCGTGGGGAGACAATATCAATAGTACATTGATGCTTCGACCTATCAAACAGGCATATCCAGATTGTATTATTGATGTTCACACATCTACATTATATGGTTCGGCATTTCATAACAACCCACATATTACAAATGTGATTCAATATCCAGCCGACACCAAAGACACGGCTCTGCACCTCGCATTGGTGATTCCAGACCATCTAGTCGGAAGAGGATATGATCAAACATTTTCGCCACATCCGATGTTTAACCACGGAAATTGGAACAGCCTGAAGCACCCAGAATTAGGCGATAATCTAATCTGTGCGTGGATGCGGGCACTAGAACACGCCAACATCCCATATGAATGGCCAATCGAATCAATATTGAAGTTAACCCAAGAAGAAATCGCGAAGGTGAGAGATTTTAGAAGTCGCATTCCAAACATGGCCAATTGCCGAAATATCCTAATGGAAGTGCACGGAGAGTCTGGGCAAAGCTTTTGGACGCCAGAATGGACAATGCGGGTTGCTAAGCATCTGCTCGACGGAGCTACTAACTTGTTCATTAGTCGTAAGAATGACAATTACGACGTGCAAGAACTAAAGCGACTAGCTCCTGATAATGTCTTTTTTGTCGGTAATCTGACACTCAGAGAATGCGCCGAATTGTTCAATCATTGTCAGGCATTCTTCAGTGTTTCGAGCGGTCTATCCAATGCTTGTAACACTAATTGGTGCAAAAAAGACATCAGATGGTTCGAAGTCACCAACAGCCCAGCAGTGACAAGTGCTCCAATCAGGGCAACAGGAAAGATCTTTTGGCATGATGACAACATAGATGCATATATCAACATGCTGAAGGAGCATCAGGCATGAAAAATCATCGTACCATCCTAAAATCTTATTGAATCCGATTTTGAGAAAATTCGGATTCAATATCGTATCTGTGATGCGTGGCTAACGATTCATCAGACACGCAATAAGGCCGTACCCAGAACACTGCCCAATCGAGAAGCAACCATGAGAGTTCATTTTGTTTATGCCGGATCGCCAGATGATCCACGAATTCAATCTCCATATTCAATTACACATCATCTATATTATTACATGAAAGCACGAGCAGACGTGCAATACTACACATGGGACAGCCATGTCGATGTCGATGTGGAACCAGACGACATTTTCATTGGACACCCCCATTACGATCCAAGCACCACAGTGCAGCGATTCTTCGCTTCGGGCAAGAAATGCCGTTTAAGATGCACAATTCATCCACTGCATACAGTCCGCGTCCAAGATAATATGCCGTTTGATCATCTAACGCAAGCGGCTGATAAAGTGTTTTCAATTTGCGGCCCATACTGGTACGACACCATCGAACGAACACCGTTCGTCCATTGGAAGCCGAAGATCACGCGGGTCGATATGGCTGTTGATACTAATATTTATCCATATCTTAAGACGCATTTCAACGAAGTGGGACATCGGAGATTGGTCTATATCGGCAGCAATATGCCACAGAAGAATCTTGGGTTCATGTATGAAGTAATGAAGCGATTACCGACAGTGCAACTACACTGGTATGGGGGCGATGGCGAATCACCGCTAGCCAGGCTGCCTAATGTAAAAACAGTTGGGTGGGTCGTATTAGACCGAACCTTGGCACAGACGATCGTGAATGAATGCGATATTTTTATCAATACCAGTATCTCAGATGCTAACCCCACAACGTTGTTAGAGTCAACTGCTTGGGGTCTCATCCCAGCATGCACTCCACAATCTGGATATTATAACGATTCCATGTTCACTTCATTGACGCTCAACAGCGTAGATGAAACTGTCAAAATTATCACTGACTTGCTGCACGTGCCGTCTGATGTCTTGCGAGCACGCTCGATTGTGGCTAGAAAAAAGATCGAAACTCATTACACATGGGATCGTTTCTGTAGTACGATATGGGACGAACTACAGAGGTGCTATGCTATTACCAATCCTTGAACATCGACTCCATTGTTGGGCGTGGAATCGAGTTTATGTCAAAGCAAATGGTCGCGTCCCATGCTGGTGTGACGGAGGTGAGACACATACTGTAGTCCAACAAGATTTCATCAATTCCGATTTTATCACAGACATTGTTAATTCGGAAGAAATGAGGAAAATGCGGCTTGATGTTCTAGAATCAAGTCAATATTATATCCCTGAATGTGCCGGTTGTTGTTGCCTGCTTACTGCCGGGGAACGGCGTTTTCAACGATATAAAGATTCAGAACCAGCCAATAATGTTCAACATCAATCGAGTGCGGCCTACAAATCACTGAAGAAGACCAGCGTGTCACGCGATTGGGCTTTGGGCAGCATAGACAAAATCAGCGAAATCCAGTTAGAGCCATCGTTTCCATGCAGCCTTCGATGCCCCGGTTGTGTCCACGGAATCCATAAATCTTCCCTCACGACTGAAAAACCGCCATATTTGTTTCCTGTCGAATGGTTTAGACATATGCTCGATTGTGCGAAGAAGCACAGTGTCGAAATTAAGCGAATCCAATATTGTGGCAAAGGTGAGCCAACTCTAAACAAATCGCTGCCGGATATGATCCGGTACGCACATGAGCATTTTATAGCCCAATCAATGGATACCAATGCCAATCAAGAATTCAATGACGCATACTTGTTATTCGACAGATTAAATTGCTCTATCGACGGCTCATCAAAAGAAGCGTATGCAACATACCGACGCAAAGGCAATTGGGACAAAGCGGTCGCGTTTATGGGCGTCGCCGCAAGCCGCAAACGACAACTCGGAGCGAAATGCACGATCCGCTGGAAATATATTCTGTTCAACACAACAGAATCGATTGAACAACTGAATGAAGCTCAACGAATAGCCAAGGAATTAGGTATCGACGAGCTTGATTTCGTTATCACGGCTTGCGGTGCCTTTGATTCATCGGTCCTGCCCCCGCAGCAAATGAATCAAATCGAAACAGTTAGAGCCTATATTGCCAAAAACCAGATCTTTCCTGGGACAATGGTTTCACGATCATGAACATAGACGAAATGCTGGAAGTTAAGAACTTATATCACGTTATGATCGAGATAACGACCGATTGTAACATGAGATGTTCATACTGTCTTGTTAGCCAACCGTCATGGCAGTTTCTTACACTGAATTCCGGATTGGCCCATCGACTTATCGATGAGATCAAAGCACTAGAACCGTTCGTAGTCCATATTCATGGTCACGGTGAAACCACCATGATCGACGGTTGGTGTGATTATGCTGATAAACTATTCGACGCTGGTATCGGAGTCTCAATCTGCACAAACCTCTCAAAGACATACGATGATCGCGAGATTGACTTTCTTAGCCGCATGACAGGCGTGACTGTCAGTTTGGATACCATCGATGTCGAACTATTCAGTAAGCTACGCCGTGGAGGGGATATTCGAAACGTGCTATACAATCTCATTCGTGTGGCGACGCGGGCGAGAGTGATGGGCAGAGATCCAAAGATCTCATGGAGCATTGTGGTTTGTGACAAAAGCATGATGGGCCTACTTGATTTGGTCCATTGTGGAATTGGACTTGGTATCCATGCGATGACCTTTTGTAACCTTGGGGTCGGACCGACACCGAAGGGAGCATTGGAAGTTCAACATGTGGCTGAAATGCCCGTCGATGATTGCAAACGGGCGTTAGAAATATTCACTGAAATTGAAGCACACTGTCTTCAAAATGGAATTGTTTGCGATATTAAACAAGGAATTCTAGATAGTTTGAATCATAAGATTCAAACAGGGCAAGCTCACTGGGCCATTCCGGTACACGTATCATGACTGCACTACGCATCTATTCACAAAAACCGCAAGAAGGCCAAACCCGGTTGTGTATCGACCCATGGGCCAAAGCCTTTATTCGAGCCAGTGGTGAAGTTCATCTCTGCTGCTACCCCACACCAGTCGGATCAATAAATGACAAGTCTCTCGACGAAGTATTAAACAACGCAGAAGCGAAATCGTATCGTTTAGGTCTATTAACTGGCAATTTAAAGCCAACATGCCAATTGTGTGGAGACAAGCAATTGGTGTCTCCCGAAGAGTTGAAACGAGTCATCGAAGAATGGTACAAGAACAGGAAAATGGAAATTATCTAATATTGAGCAGTATCGCTCAGGATCTTCGTGAAAAAGGCTACAATGTACGCCTCAGCCCGGTGACAAAGCAAGAAGCATATAATCCTAATTTAAGATCAGAATGTAATATCAGAATATCCACAGAGTATACCATTGTCCTGTGCGTTGTGAACGGGCGAATTGAATGCTCAACGGTCTTGGCACCATTGGGTTGGCGATGGAGAGTTCAATATACTCGTGGATCATTCACTACTAAGCATTTTGATATATTCGACCCACGATCGATTGATAAATTGTATTTGGCCATCGAATTATTCACGAAACTCATCCATCACGATAAATTCGTCAACGATTCAACAGCCGGGCCAGTCGAACGTATACGTCGCTGCGAACGTGATCTTGAAGTTCAGGCCGACATAATGCGTGAATATCAAAGAATGGAGTCTTAAATGCCATACATCACAGTAACCCAACAAGAAATCTCACGTAAACTTAGAAAGAATCTGATCACTCGACATCTGTATTTGGAAGTTGATGACGAAGTAGCTTAGAAAGCGGAATCACTTTCAATTACAGTTGAGGTCGGAGATGGGCTAATTGCTATTATCGGAACTTGGACAGATAAAAAGGGCGTGCTTTGCGAAATAGTAAAAATCGCAGAGAACGTTCCCCCTAAACCAAAAGCCGCATGTACAGAACTGATAGATGATGTATATCGTCAACAATGATTAATTATCTAAGTGTTTTAAGAAAATAGCATAACCATATTCGCTAGGAATCCTTAATTTTTTTCCGTTTATAAGTAAATATGAATTATAATAATTAGATTGTCTACTAGAAACAGAATGCTTTACGCCAGGGACAACAGAGCCTTTCCAATGAGGATTCTGTATTTCATCTATAAAATCGATTTTATATTCTATAATTAATTCCGCTGAATCAACCCTTTGTTTCACAAATTCATTCTTTAATAATTGTATTTCTGGTATTGCTATTTGATCGTGCGTTAAGTCGTAAACAACGCAACGTTCAAAGTATTCTAAATTATCAATTAATTCCCAGTTGATGGTTGCCAGATTATGCGGTAGCAAATATGCGCCAAGTTTCCTAGATGACTTTGGACTTTTAGGTCCAACAAAAGCCAATTCAAAACCGGCAATATCATGGTCCGATCGGTTGCTGTTTTCTGATATTGTTCTCAATTTCATAACGTATTTTTACCAGAAGAGCACTGGGAGAATATTGTGAGTAGACTTATCTCTGAAGTCGTACAATAGCATATCTATCGGTATGGATAACGACTTCTAACGACATCAATAAAGATTAGATGTTCTGATCTATAGCTCCAAATCTTTCATCCCAACCGAACGCCGTCATAATATTATCAGGTATCTTAGCAATATCATTAGGATGGGCTTGTCTAATTTTAAAATTATCACTAAATGTGAGATGAAAACTAACCCGACGTCCGCTCGGAGTCAACATTTTGTTTCCATCAACATAAATTACTTGATTATTATCAAATATAATGATACTAGAATAACCATCATCTAAATTAATTGCTTCTATTGCACGCATAAGAATCTACACCGTTAACGAGATTGAAAGACCGTAGTAGTGTTATCAATCATTTCTTGCGATGAAGTCATTTGGTCACGAATCCACCTGTATTTTATTAAATTTGCATGGTGGAAATTTGCATGGTGGAAATTTGCATGGTGGTTTGGTTATGAATAAATGAGGCATGCTCTTATCTCTGAAGTCGTGATTTATACTGATGGGGCCTGCGAGCCGAATCCCGGACCGGGAGGTTGGGGAGCTATATTACAATATCAGCTACCAGATAGAATTCATGAGATAGAAATGTCAGGAGGGCATCTCTCAACTACCAATAATCGTATGGAGCTAACCGGGGTCATCGAAGCTCTTAAATTACTCAAACGTCCCTGCGATGTTACAGTTTACTCAGACAGCAAGTATGTTGTCAACAGCATCGGAGAATGGCTAGGCGGCGAACCTCGATTTGGCAATTACGGTTGGATGGTTGGATGGAAACAAAAAGGGTGGAGAAGGAAAGAAGGCGAACTCCAAAACATCGATTTATGGCAAGAGATCGACGAACTAGTCAGAATTCAAAAGAGTATAAAGATGCGATGGATTCGTGGCCATTCCGGACATGAATTGAACGAACGATGCGACATACTTGCCGTAGAAGCGAGGAGATTGATCCGAAATGGTCATATGGGCAACAGATTACAACCTTCCCAGCCCCCGAACATACTCAGTGAAAATGAATCCGGGGCAGGTGTCAGAGAACACAGTCAAGGTATACAGTGACCTAGACCAAGAAGTCACAGGCATTACATTTGTCTCCATTGAATTAGACTGCATATCTGAGTCGTGCGTAATTAAGGTCACTCATCAAGACAGTAACCACACACGAACACTAACTGTAATCGGCATCGACAATGGGTAAACTTGTAACGCCAAAGGTCTATTGGGTCGGGTATACAGAAACCAATGACAGCGAAATTCAACGGTACCTGAAAGACAGCGGCAACGAGGATTTCTGGCAATCAGTTATTGAAGCAAGAGAAGCTGGTGTCTCCAACGCCGAAATCCTCTGTAGCATGTTCGCCAAATTGTGCTACAAGAGCCTCACGCTCGGCAAAAACGCTAATATCACTCGCGTCCGCGACATTTCCGACAATCTCAAAGGTTGCTTCGACGTAGGACATGGGTCGATCTTCGAGCACGTCGGATTCAATTTTCTCATCGCCGACTGTAGCCGCGTCTTTACCCACGAGTTGGTCCGCCACCGTATCGGCACCGCATTCTCTCAGAATAGTGGCCGCTATATTCGACTGGACGAGATCGATATTGTTTTCGATCCTATTCTTGAAGCAGTCAGAGAAGATTTCCGAGAGATCCAGTATTATCTCGAAGGGAAGTATACCAGCATGGTCCAAAAAATGCAATTGGACCAAATGAGCGATTTCACCACCAAGAAAAAGATCACATCCGCTCTTCGAAGAATCACCCCCAACGGTCAAACAAACGAAATCGGGTTTTCAACTAACTTGCGAACCCTGCGTCATACGGTCATGATACGGACCGGTCGCCATTCAGAATGGGAAATCAGGCTCGTCTTTGAGCAGATTTATTTGATCCTCAAAGAGAAATACCCAACGATTTTTCACGGAGCCGTCGAAACGGTCGTTGATGGCATCATCGAAGTCAGTGATATGCGAATGCAGCCATACGAAAAGACCGCCGACGTGATGCTCAGCGAACTCTCGGTAGAACAACTTGAAGCTGAACTAGTACGTAAAAAATCATAGGTCGCCTAATTATGGTATGTGTATCAAAATGCTCTCCTAAAGAGGGTGATATGACAGTGTGGTTAATATTGGAACCGTTTCCGGAGAACGATTTAAACACTCCCACATACGGGACAGAACATTCTGCCGGGATCGATTTTTCAGCGTGCCTTACTCGTCCATGTATGCACGTAGACTCACATGGTGACAAAGCTCATTTCTATGCCACCGACGCCGGATCGCGGGTTTCCAAAGCTCCGTCACAACACGCAGGTGTCTCACACCGTAGTGAACCGGGACAATCTAAACCCAAGTTGATCTTGACATGCAATGAAACAGTAATGATATCCCTTGGGTACAAATGCGAGTTCAACCCCGGCTTTGTACTCCAACTTTTTATGCGATCATCCATGGGAGCCAGAGGTCTTATGCTCGCAAACTCAGTCGGAATCATTGATTCTGACTACCGTGGTGAAGTGTTCGCATGTGTGTTTAATCGAAATATTGAACCAATCACCATCGAACATGGTCAACGGATCGTGCAGGGTGTACTAGCACCCTGTTATCAAGCAATCGTAAAAGAAGCCAAAGTCAGCGAAACCAAACGCGGAGAAGGTGGTTTTGGTTCGACCGGTCAATAAACCGGTCGCGGAAGCGGCAACGGATCTTCACAGTGTATGAGTGCTTGCAGCAAACCATACCTAGCTGCATGTAAAGCATGTTTCCCTGAATGGGCTATGTTCCGCTCCTCAGACGGATCGTTCTGTAGATCATAGAGGAACTCTCTAGCCCCATGAACCCAATATTTCCAAGATTTAGTGCGGATCATTCGTAACCGCTGACTATGGCATAACATACTAATCACATAATTATTAGCAGCCGTATCTGACTTAAAATGCTCCAATAACGATTTTCCTTGAATTCCGGGTGTTCCTCCGACCCCGACAGCATGTAGTAATGTTGGAAGTATATCAATAGTCTGTACCAAATGCCGGTAATCAGACGGGTTTACGCCAGGGATTTTAAATAATAATGGAATTCTAATATTACCATCGTAAGCAAAGATCCCCTTAGAAAATAGGCCATGATCACCTAAAATGTCACCATGATCCGATAGAAAGACCACAATCGCTGACTGGTCAATGCTCAAGATACGTCCAACATTATCATCAATCCAAGACACGGCTCCATAATATTGGCGTTTTAATTCACGCCATTCGGATGACGATAATACATGGCCCATTAAATTTGGGACCCGCTCTTTTGGTACCGAAAGAGTCGATGGATCGTAGAGTTGACTAAATTCTGTCGGAGCCGCATATGGAGGATGTGGCCCATTATAACTAATGACTGCTAAGTACGGCTCAGTTTGAGACTGGATAAATTCCACGGCCTTTGTTGTAATCATATCTTCATGATGCAGAGATCGATTACTTAACTGACCAACCCACGTTTTGGTCGCCATCGGCCCGAAGAATTCTTCTCTGATTCTGTTAGGAATCGATTTTCCGGTCTGCAATAGTTTGCCGGTAGCCATTAGCTGCCAATCTTCGGACAGAAACGTATGTCGGAATCCAAAGTGCTTCGCAACCGATGTATAATCTGAATCTCCATCAATATGCAATTTACCAAAATATCCAGTTGAATATCCAGCCGCCTCGAAATAGTTCCCAATAGTCAATTCAGTTGGAGCCAGTTTGGTTTCATTCCACCACACTCGATGAGCGGTGGGATAACGACCAGTCAATATTGATGCTCTGCTCGGCTGACATTGGGGGCTTTGTACAAATGCTTCTGCACAAATCACGGATTCGCTGGCTAATTTATTAAGATTCGGAGTAATAATATTTGGATTAACATAGCCAACAGCATCGAAACGCTGCTGGTCGGTGATTATAATAATCACATTTGGTTTCGAATTTCGAACTACATGGTGGTGCAACATAACCTATTTAAATTTCAGATCGAACTTGTCATCTGGTCCCCCACCAAGTTAGACTGAATTCGCTAATGTCAAATTAGGCGGGTTGCCGCCATGTGATTACATGAAGGTCTTTTCGAGATTACCGATCAATGTGCGGATAGTGGTCATCTCGGTATCAAGATTACCAAGCTTTTCTCCAGCATTTTGAGTATTTGCAGTACTTTGTGTGACTCCGGTGCGCAATTTGTCGAGCGATGAATTCAATTTTTCCATTTGCGGCTTAATTATTCGTTGCCGCTCTAATTTTTCCGCCTTTTTCGCCTCTTCTTGAGCTTTCAGTAGCTCTTCGGCTTGTTTGGATGAATCCTTGTTACCGGCTACTTCTTCGGCTTCTTGGCTTATTTCCGTAGCATTCATCGGTTTATCGGCACCCGCAGGAGCACCACCGGGTGTTTCGCCAGATGCCATGCCGGGTGCTATACCGGATGTACTTAGAGCTTCTTCATTAAGAATGTCTGGATCATCTGTGATTGCGGAGGCTACGAATTCGACGATATTCATGCTCCACCTAGACTTTCTTGAGAACCTGATTCGCTGCATTTCGACACCTCCGAAAGTCACCCTTGTTTCAGCCTCCAGTTACGGGGTAACTCGTTGCTCTGATATGCTCCGCGAGCTTGGTCATAAGCTCCGCGATAACCGAGCGTCTCGCCGGGTTTCATCCGACGCCAATTGGGTTGGAATTCAGCCGCTCGTTGCATCATTGCGTTATAGAAGTTCTGGGCCAACTTCCAAGCGTGCGGCGCGTCCTTATCTCCAATATTCTTGTTGTATTGCAATTCTTGCATCTGCCGCAAGAATAAGTTCATCGCAGAGGCGAAAGCTTTTTTGATCGGAGCGACAATTCGCTCATTCATAGCTTGCTTTTGAGCTTCAAATCGATCCGCACGCAGCTCATGGCCGGGAATCAATCCCGGTTTAATGCCAGCTTGCTTTCTGGCTGCCAAACGATCGGCGTACAGTTTATTGGCTGCTGCTGATTGTGGATCTAATGGCGGTGCGGTTGTCTTTGGGGTTGTCTTTGGGGCTGTCTTTGCGGCTGGTGAAGACTGATTACTTCCGAATGGCCACCAGAATTCGTTTAGTAATTCATCGACAGTTCGACAATTTCCTTCTGTCAATGTTGGACGAGCGTAAGATTCCCAATAAGTATTGAACGGCAAGCCAGACAGGGCAATTGCTTCGCAGAGAACATCAAAACGTTGTGCGAATTCTTCAGCGGTGGTGCGGGCCATCGCACCACTTTCCATTTCAAGCTCATCTTCAAGCTCATCAATGTCTCGTTTTGCAGCTTCTATCATACTTTCGGAAAGGGTATCAGAACGTCGCGTGAATCCTTCTGAAGTATTGCCTTGCGTATATTTTTCGGTGCCACGGCCTTTTCTTTTGGAGCCAGAAGCGGCTCCGCTCATTCCACTGCCACGGTTTCCCGGTGTTTTGCGTGGCTCGTATCGACTGCTGCTTCCGAAAATGTCCGGAAACGCGGCGGTTGGGTCTAATCGCAGTTCAGCACAGATTTGGGATGCCATCCCCATGCTCGGATTTCGACCTTTGGGATCTCCTTGAACGTCTTTTGGTGTTCGGAGAATTCGAGAGATCGCTGGTGGGTCGACCCCAACCTCATTGGCGAGGCTTGTTACCGTGTGGCCGCGATCTTGCATTGCTCGCAAGATCGGCATACGGTCAACTGTATCGACGTTGATGTGTGTAAGGATTTCGTTTTTCGATTTTTCTTCTTTTTCTTCTTTTTCTTCGTTTTCGCCTTCATCGTCTTCAGATAGTGTGCGTTCCAGCTTCTTCCAATTCTGGAGCAAGGTATTAGTGAATATATCATATTGGTCGTTTGAATGTTCAAAGACTTCTCGCGGCTTTTGATTCTCAGATACCGGGACCAGCATAGTATGCCCGGCATCCGTCATCCAAACCATGTAATCGCCGCGTGGAATGGACAGAGCCTTTGACGCAAGAACGCCGACATTCAAGAGGGCACCTTCGACGAGATGTTGTCGAAGATCATCCTGATTGATGAAGCGGTGGCTCGATATTGAAGTTTCGTATAATGCATCAAATTCAGAAAGAATTGGATCGTCAGCGAATTTCTGATTGAGCTTTTGTGCCAATGTCATCGACTTCATAGTTGATTCCCCAATACCCCTTTGTACCTCAGATTCAGGGCGGCGACCGGTCAGCAGGCTGGACCGTTCGGGGCCGATGAGTGGCTCCGGAAGATTGATTCCGTGTTGTTTACAGAATTGAACCAAGTACTCACGCGCAGTTCGACGGTTCTGTGTTCCGGGGATTCGATAACCCCTGAGTGCTCCGGAGTTGAACCATTTCAATACTGTGCTCGGGTCAACATTGAACAACTTCGCGATTTCATCAGTCGTATACATTGATTTCATTCTGAATGTCCTGGTTTGGTTTATTAGGTCCAAATCCCCAATACATTTCCGTTGCGGTGCATTGTCAGGCTGTTAAGAATTACAGTATCTTTGACAAATATAGCGATATGGCTTTACTTTTAGAATTTGACGGCATTCTCGATTCTGTACTTACTGAAGCCTTTAAAGAGGACTTCAAGGCGGCAGTTGGTATAGTCCGATGGCACGATAAATGGTTATTGGGGTTAGCTCGCAACACTGATGATGACCGAGCAGGCAAATGGGTGTTTCCCGGCGGACACCTCAAACGTGGAGAATCACCAGAAGAAGCGGTGGTTCGGGAAGTGCGAGAAGAAACTAATATCCGTTGCAGGGCAGTCGGAAAGCCCATACAACTATCGACTAAAAAAGGGGTCGCGTTCATTCATTGTAAGGTTACATCGTCTAATCAACGATTGGAAAATAACCACGAATTTGCGGCTCTCGGATGGTTTAAATTAGCCGATATGAAGGGGCTAAAATTATATCACAATGTGCGACAGCTTATTGATCGCATTAAATGAAGATCTTCTATGTAAATAACTGTGGTCCCCGGTGCATAGTAGCCGCCCATCGTTTACGCACCCTTAAATCAACTACTTTGCAATCGTCACCCAAGGAAACACACAAGGCGTCTAGCACGGCTTTGGCAGTGTTGTCTAGGTCCGGCTTAGACGTGTGATATTCGCCAGCCATCTTTTCTGCCTTTTGTTTGCTCCAACTCTTCGGCATTGGAAACCACGCCATAATCATTACCCCGACCGAACCCCTAAACGATTTGTGCATCGCAGCTTGCCTGGCAATCTCGGCCTTAAAGGCAAGCACAGGGTGATTGCTAGGCAGTCACGCTCACGCGAATCCGCCGCGTCGATATTTTGTGTCGCGGTTACGCAACTGGGCAGCCGGGGACTTTGGTTACCATTCTTGTAGCCATGCTGTTTGTGCCATTTGCGTTTGACTGCCAACCACGCTACCACCTCACACATGATGTACACCGCCACCATGCTCAAAACACACCAAACGCTCCGCCCGACGTACACTGGAGAAAATTGATGAGACAGTCTAGGTCCAATTCCACGAAGATCTTCACCACTATCGCCATCCTCTTTTCCATCGGCTTCCCGATAGTCCAAATATCATGGTATTATGTCAACAATGTCCGATTCAATCAACAATGCGGCGGATACCTCAAACTGGCCGCTGACGCGAACAGCATCGAATTAGCCCAAGAACGGCTAGGTAAAGCCATCGACTATATTGAAGAGCATCAACTCACCACCGGCAACACCGGCATCTTCTGGGCCACACCTACCAATGACGTTTGTGAATGGCACAAAAAACTCAAGTATAGCCACGAGAACCTCAAGCACTTACCGTCCGGGCTGACTGAAACCGACAAGGCGAACACCCTTATAAAACTCCGCGAAACCCTCATTGATCACACGAAAGAGGGCGGTGTGATCACTGCCCCTGACTATATCGCCCAATATCCTAGCCATCGACTCATATTTTTTGGCTGGATTATCACCGTTGTGTGTATCATTATTTTAGGCGGTATGATTCCTTTCTGGTTGAAGGGATAAAACCATGAACGGCAACATCGACACTGTTCTGTACCATGCCAACTGATTTGACGGCTTGGGTGCTGCATGGTTAGTGCATTGCCACTTTCCCCAGTGCTTCATCTATTCCTGTCCAATATGGACCAGACCTACCTGATGACACATATTTTTTAAATATGGATATATTGATCACGGACTTCAGCTATCCGAAAGAAATTCTAGAATCTATCCGAAGCCAAGCCAAGAGCCTCAAACTCCTCAACGACTACGAACACCGACTACTCGTCAGCCCCAGCTACAGAGGATAATGGTGCACCCTCACAATTCAGGCCCACCAAACTCCACCACCTGACTAAACGACTCAGCAGGCGGATCGGCAATCGGCTCATTAACCGGATCAGTCCACCGGCCTAACTGCCGTAATTGCAGAGCCCAAAGATCCCGGACCTCCTCTACACAATGGGCCATAGCATCAGCCCAATGCGGCCACCGCCCCCGCAACGCAAAGAACCGCTGCTGATAATATAGCGACTCCGCATTATGCGGCAAATTCGGATCATGCTTCACCGCACATACCGGACACACGTCCTTCCCCGGTGGCAACAACATCATATTAACCATCCACTCCCAAATCGATGACCCCACTGCTCAGTCGCAGGCTCATCCCGCCAATCCCGAACGCCATCGGTACTCATATATCACTCCTCAAGAGTAAAGAACAAAATAGTCCCACGCTCCTGTTACATAAAAAGTCAATACGGTAAATCGACCCATGCAGGAGGACCCAAAATTAACCGGAGGGACCCATCGAGATCACCGGGGGACCCAATAAAATTCCGGGGGGACCCAATCAAATTCCGGGGGGACCCAATCAAATGAGCGACCTAGAAAAGAAACCAGCCCCTAATAATGCACCCACCTATGCCACCGCCATGTACCCCGAACTGGCCCAAATTGCCCGTTCCCACGGCTAGACACTGGCCGTCCACGGGAGTCTGGCCCGTGACCTCGACCTAATAGCAATCCCATGGGTCGAAGAAGCGGGAAAATCACAAGACGTATTGCACGAAATACTGGTCACTTTCGCCGTCAACCTCATCGTAACCGTAGGCCACAAACCCCACGGACGCACCGCCTACACCCTGAGCGTCGGCTGGGGTCACTGTGCAATCGACCTACAGTTCATGTGGTAATAATGCAAATCAAAATCAAAGCCCAATGGCACCTGAACCTGACCCAAGAGGAACTCAACCTCATTGGCCTAGTTCTAGTGGGGAAGATCCCCACGAAACGCATGGAAGAAGCAAAGGCCCTCAATCGGGAAATGCTGGCACAGATCAAAAGCACAACATGAAGAACATGTGCGAATGTCGAAGGGGCATTGAAACCAATGGAAAGCACACCCGATGCCCCGAAATCCCCCACCTCCGAACGTCTGTTCTTTGACGAGTAATAATTCCTCCATATAGTCGCGTCACACGGAAAAATATATTCGAGGGGGAGAGTCACCTGGCCATATAGGATGGGTCCCCCCTATAATCCCCCTACCAATACTTAGGGGTTGGGGGGGTATACCCGGTTCAGTAGGATCACCCTGGTCGGTGGTGTACGTCCAATGGTCGCCGGGGTCTCAGTTGGCCCGGCGATTGAGTGTGGCGGGAGGGGTGGGGGTTAAATGAACGGTGCTGAATTCTTTCTATAAATCCCGATAGAATCATTCCAAAATTCACACGTAGTAGCATCGATATAATGTTCAATTAGGGTAATATCATATGTTTTATGTCTGCCCCATTTTTCTAAAGCTTTCCAACTGTCGAGGTAAAACCTCCAATTATCAACCGGGTAACCATGGTATGGTCCGTTTGATGGTACTTGTATGTATATCAATCCATCGGGCTTAGTAACCCTACACATTTCTAAAAACGTCTCCCAAAACATATCATCATGTTCAAAGCAAGATGATGAGATTACTATGTCAAAATAATTATCTGTGAATGGTATTTTGTGTGCTCGTAAGAGTATATCAACATTTGGCCCAGGAGCTACATCTAAACCTATGTATTCTGAGGTTTCGAATAGTGGTTTAAGAGTTCCATTGACATTATAAGATCCGACATCTAGAACTTTTTTACCTACTAAACAATGGCAATACTTATTAACAAATTTTTCGCAATTTACATAAGCTGAGTGATGCATATTGTTTCCGTTGTGCTTTCCACGTTATTTTAATGCCATAAAATCATTTCCATCGATAAATATGAACATCGGAGTAATATATGTTAGCTGAATGGCGTGGCCTAGAATATGTTTTCGAGATATTGCGAGTTCTCCATCGCAATCCGGGCAGATATGATTCAAAGGAAATTGCAAACCTTATCCAAGCAGATAATAGAATTCAGGCCACGGTAAGCTACGTCCAAAAAATCCTCCCACGTATGGTTAAAGTTTGCTTATTACAGTCATCTGGCGGTGGATACCGCCTAAATCGGCAAGCGAACGAAATCATGGTTAGCGAAGTATTGGAGATCTGCACGATGCCAACACCGGACAGCCCTTTACATAAGGTCTGCCAACAACTAAAAGCGGCTGTATCGCTAACAAGCGTTGATGAATTCTATGATTTTAACTGATATCACCCCCGGCACAACGGTTTATGTTCCATTTTGGATTGTGCTTGAATATTTGGATGTTTCACCGCCTGAGCCATTTATCAAAAGCACAGTTATCACTATCGGGAGAAAGATTCTCCAAAGCCCAACGGGTCCTATCGATGGTATTGTGTGTGATCTTGGTCTGGGTAAAGACGGGTTAGTTGCGTACTCAATCCCACTCGATTACGTGATTCGTAAAGAAGAACTGCAATCGTGGGCAGAACGGATAGCGAAGTGGTTTGCTGATTTTCCCAGTACCGAAACATAGAAGATAACGGCATTACCGAGTTATTGGACGTAACAATTCTTTAGGAATTAATCAGTGGTTGTTATAGATCCTCATTTACATCTTGGCGGTTGTATCCCACCAGAATTTGTCTGGCAAGTGATTCAAGATCTCAATTTGAAACATTTGGCAGAATCCTATGAGGATGTATGCAGTCAGATGATGTTCACTGATGGAGAACCGCGTGATTTTCACCGGTTTCTCGATAAATTCAGGATTTTGGATGAACTGCGATGGACTGAGGCATTAATCGATCAGTCCATCGCAGCCGTCTGTAGATTTCTCGACGCACAAGGCGTTGGTTATGCTTGGATCGATTTCTCGATTAACAAGTACATGAACATAGGATGGCATAAACATCAAGCCATCCATTTTATTCACGAATCATTCGAACGCCATCGACCCGGTGGTGTTGGACTAATTCTGTCCATCAAATACGAAAGCACGCGGGCTAGCCAAAAGCAATACGCTAAACTCATCGAGAACGCTGAAGTAGCTGAATGTTTATTGGGAATCGATCTTGTAGGGGATGAGGCTTACTTCGATAGTAAGTTTTATAAGCCGTTATTTCATGATTGGCATGCTGCCGGAAAAATCACACGAGCACATGTTGGCGAATCACAATCAGCAGCGAATATTTTCCATTCGATAATGGAGTTAGGGGTATCAAATATTGCCCATGGCATCAAGATTGTTGATTATCCGGAATTTGTCCAAGCTGCAATCGAGCGAGGAATTACATTTGATCTATCGTTGACCAGTAATTATGTAACAGGCGTCTGGCCGCATCCAGCATTTCATCCAATTACTAAAATGTTGCAAGCCGGATTACGAACTACATTGGGTAGCGACGATCCGGTTCAATGTGGAACTACGCTGGCTAAAGAATTTGAATATGCCAAATCATTCGGGATTACCGAATGGCAATGTGAATTTATGCGGCAGATTGCATATGATAATACTATCAATGCATTAAAACGGCAATCTTTAGAGATCCCGCCTAGTCTTCAGACTTAAATCTGGCAATTTCTCGCTCTACAGAGTCAAGCTGATGCAGCAAAGGCCGGGAACGTTCGGCGTACTGCTTTCCCCAGCGGGCGACGATATGATTGTATCTGCCTTCTTGGTCGAGGCTGTCTAATTCTTGGCATTGCTTTCGCACTGTGTCACCTTTGATGACATTGGTGCCGATCAACATAGAATCGAGCTTATTTCGTATATCTCTCCAAGCACGTTCATGTTGTTCTATCTGCTTTTCGCTGGGTGTGGAACGAGCACCTACCAATTGTTCAATACCTGTGCTAATGTTGCTTTTTGCCATGTGATCCCCAATTAGATCGTTTCACGAACGACGTTCACTTCGGTGGCACCATCCTTGAGAACAATTTGCCCATCCTTGACTTCGCACATTTTATTTACGACATCAAGGAATTCTTGTTCAAATACAATATCCGTACCAATCTTGCCGTGTCTAATTGGTACAACGTAATGAACGCCTCCGCGTGCTCCGGTGTATTGTCTGTTAATCTCCTTAACCAACAACTGAATCCGCAATGTTTCCATGTCGCCGACTTCGACATAGAACACGGCTCTAAGGGGCAGATTGGCTACAGAGGGGTCAATTTGAATTTCTGGAATGGCCCTTTGTCGATTATCAATAATTTGAGGGCCAGGCTTAGCACTTTTCTTATTGACTTGTTGTTGCTTCATATTCTTCCTTCAGTAGATACATTCGTCTCAACAAGGAGCTTATAATGCCGAAGACCATTCTATTTACATTTGAAAATGATCTCTTGCGAGATAAGTTTTTGTTTCAAGTCAGGGGATTAGCCACCGGATCGATTGTTCCAGCGTATGCGGACAATGACTTGATTCTAAAAACTTTGGACACCATTCGTCTCGACCCTCCTATTAAGACCGACGCAGAACGATCAGCGGCATTATTTGTTTCTGGCAAGAAGCTAGTTGAAGGCTCATTGTCGGATATGCAAAAACGCTTTGATCAGGAAATGGCTTCACATTCTGCATCCCTTGAAATCCGTGAATTGCGAGAAGGCGAATGGAAGACAATCCGATCAAGGAAGCAACAGCGGTTGTAGGCCAACCGCCAGCAGTTCGGCTGGGCGAACTAAAATTCGACTCGTCTAATACCAAGCCTCTTGGCGGGATAAATCCTTATAATCCAGTTTTTGATGTTATTGGGAAGCAATATCATCGTCTGCTGATCGAGCATGCCGGTCTTCATTCTGGCTCTAAAATTCTCGATATCGGTTGCGGAACCGGGCGACTAGCCAAACAGTTAATCGACTTTCTTGATAAGGGTCGATACACCGGCCTTGACAATAATAAAGGTTACATTGATTATTGTCGAGAAACATATCCAAAATCATTTACATTCGACCAATTTGACGTTCAACATGATGAATTCAACCCATCTGGCGTAATTGACCCGGTAACGGTCGAACTTCCGTATGCCAATCGCCAATTTGATTTGGTTGTTGCGTTAGGATTGTTCAATCATTTCCAATTCAAATGGGCCGCACAATATATTAGGCAAGTATCGAGAATATTGAGACCTAAAGGAATCTTCTTTGGCACATTCGTTCTATTAAACCAACAATCTATGACATTTCTTGAATCTGGAAAGGCCAAACGACCATTTCGATTTCAATATCATCACGATGACGGTTGGTTTGAATATGAAGACCGACCGTTACTGAATGTCGCACTGCCAGAACAGGCATTACGACGAGTTTTCATCCGTAGTTCGTTGATGATAAAGGAGCCAATTCGATATGGTCAATGGTGTGATTCTAAACTGGCACTAACTGGGCACGATATTATCATCGCCAGAAAGGGAGGCTGGCAATGAACCATTTAGCTATAATTACAGCATTTACACCGGATTTTATCACTGATTTTACTTTGCTATATAAATCTATCCGAAGATTCAGTAGTGTGAAGCTTATAGCAATACCATTGGGATTCGACGCTGAACCGCAATTACCACAAGATATATTAATCTTTCATATACCTAGCGATGAGCAAAAAGCCATTGCCGAAAAATTCGGAAATAGGTGGGTACAATGGTATAAGCCTAATTTGATACAGATGGCTGCAGATCATTTTAATGCTAACGTGATTTTATGGTTAGATTCTGATATAGTGATAGTTGGCGATCCGCACCCAATGCTCGAAAAAATAGTTGACGATTTCTTTGTGGTTAGAGATTATTTTGCGCCAGAAACATGCTTGAATGATGAATCTCTTTATGCTGAATTTATACCACATAGAGAATTTACTAAAGAAGAAAATGAATTATCATTAAATTCTGGCGTAGTTGGTATGATGTTACCACGTGATAAGTTTATTGTTGATATGTGGAAATATAAAGTTGAAATAATATCGAATAGGTCAGATTTAAGAGAAAAAGTGAAATTATATGATCAAGGTGCTTTGTTGTGGGCTATGCGAGATCTAGATATATTGAATAAGATTATAAAAAAACCACAATGGAACCATAATCCCAAACGAAATGCGTATGATGCGTATAAACAATATAGGTGGCCATATGGACCAAAAAGCATGGGCGGAGATACAATTGATCAAGTAGCCTATGATAATCAAGGTGTGGTTATCGCACATTTTGCCGGTCTGCCAAAGTTGTCGCATTTAACAAAAGTCGATAGTCAACCAGCAAAACAATTTAGACATAATGTTCATAAAAATGATGAACCAGCACATATTTTTGGAGTAGGTTTAGAAAGAGCTGGTACACACACTCTTGCGGAGATATTTCGGAATTCGTGTAGGCATAGTTGTTGGGTAAGACATGAGTATAGTCATGGGATGTCAAAAGCAGCTTTAGCTAAATGGTTGGGTGAATCGTCTGATGGGTTTATTGAAGCATGTTGTGATATCTATAATAGATTAGATGTTCAATTTATTTGTGAGGTTAATCATAGATTAAGCTTTTTTGTCCCAGAAATTAAGGAAAAAGTTAGGAATTCCAAATTTGTTTTATTGTTACGAAATCCATTTGATTTGATTAGATCAAGACTTCGTAATTTTTCATGCTGGGGTAATCAATTGCATAAATTTCCAGTGCATTATCAACTTAGTGCTTATACATTACATCGAGATTTTGGTGACGGTTCTTATGAGCAGAATCATTATAGAATTTGTCCAAATTGTGATATGTCTCCTATTGAAATGCATGTTTGGGAAATTGTTAATACTTTAAGATATGTTTTAAGAGATTTAAAACGATTACCTGATTCTGAATATAGAATAATTTGGATTGAGGATCTTAGTAAATCAATAAAATTAATTCGACAGTTAGTACCAAATCATTATTTTGATTGGGACAAAATGAAAGATATTTCGAGCATTCGTTATGGACCTAGCAAATTGCCAGCCGATCGAATTGCTGAGTGGATTGAAGATGAGATCAATATTAATTTTGAATTTATTTCTAAGAGTTTTTTTAGTATATTACGAGAATTTGACATTGAAATAAAAATCCACAGCTATTTATAAAGAAATATGTGAAATTTCGCGTTGGTTGCGGTAGTGGGCTTTCGCCTCGTCCGAGATGGCCATCCAGGCGGTTGGGTTAACCCCAACCGCCCCGTGAGGGTTGTCACTCCGCACCAACGGGCGTCAGAGTGTGTTGCCGCTGAGTGCGCTGTTGCTTGGCTTTCATCAGTTTGGCACATTCCGGACCGATGCCGCTCTCGATCGACTCTGGGACGGTGAGCATCCGTCCGCATCGTCCGCATTTCCCTTCGTGCTGGAGCTTGTAGCCGGAGGGGAATTCCTTGCTGTTCCAGACGATGCCCAAAGCCCATCGGATGACGCGAACCGGGGTGCTGTCCTCTGCGAACTTGCTGTTGCGGGTGAGTCGTACCGTCCCTTCGGTCGGGTTGAGCATGCCCATGTAGGTGTAGTCGCTGGTGTTATCTGGTCCGGTGAGGAGGGCGACGAACCACGTCGCGGGGTAGGTTCCGCTGGCCTCTTTGTGGGTCACGCGGAACGTGTAACGCTCGCCTTTGCCATTCGACACGGTGAAGCTGGCCTTGCCAGCGGTGATGAAGTCGCGTGTGATCATTGGTCCTGGTCCTTTCGGTTTTGAATGGTCTTCCCGATACCCAGATGTGGCAGGAGGAGACCCCCGGTTAATACGACCCTCTTCGTCCCCGTCCCCGTCCTCGTCCCCGTCCTCGTCATCCTCGCCGAGCGTGGAGCAGAACCGACGCGAGACGCGGCGAAGTTCAGAATTGACCGAACCCCCGGTGCCTGCCACAAAAGGGCATCGGGGACGGGTGATCCTCGAAGAAAACCTCAAGGAGAAAGACCAGAATGACCAACGCAGAAGCCGCACAACACTTTGCCTCACTTCCGCCAGCCGGGGACGCGGAAGTCCTCGTCGTGAATGGCTGCTCCGGCAGTGCAGAGCGATTTGTCATCGAGCCACCGGGAACCAATCTCGAAGACATTGACTCCGATGCTCTGACCGAAAACGATGAAAAGCTCGTGACCATCTTCATGAAATGGTGACGCACCCGATTTGACCGCCCCCCGATTCCCTGCCACAACAGGGAATCGGGGAGATTTCGAAACCAAAACCAGGAGACCGCAATGCGACACGCCGGAAAACTGCTCGTTGAAGACCGCGACACCGCTTATTTGTTTCTTGAAGGATGCTGTGACAGCATCCCGGAAGCACAAGAAGGACAAGCCGTCGAGATTGACGTTGCCGACGTCGACGACTGGGAAGACGAAAACGCTGCTGTCTGGCTCACAGACCCTGACTCATGGAAAAACTGCGTTGCCAAGCTGCGAGTTGTGCCACGAGACACGGTGTTCAGCGATGAGCCGCAACCGCTGATCGATTTCGACAAAGAGGGCTTTCCGATCCCGACGCCCATCATCATCGCGACCGTCGACGACTGGAACGAACACAAAGCCGATTTCTGGTGAAATCGACGACGGCACACGAAGCAGCCGGACGAGGAGAACCCTTGCCCGGCTGCTTTCGGGTGTGTTTCCTGTCTGGAAATGCCGTCTGCGGTCGTCACCATTTTGGTTCCCGGCTAATTGATGGTGAGCGATGCAGCCATTGCTTGCGTTCGTTGAGTAGTGCTGTCCACTTGCGAATGAACGCGATCAGTTCGCGGTGCTGGCGAATGGTAGACTTGCAGCCGCGTCGCAGTCCATCGGCTGCAGTGCCACTGTTAAAAAACTCCAAACACTCGCACGCCGTCCGCAGCAACTTTGTAACGTTCCAATCGCTGGGGTCGTCGCCGTCCTCGCGTGACATATCCATTGCCTCGGACAGCTCGCTGCACTTGTCCGCGTCACGCATGCAGGCTGCTCGCCATTCAGCCTTATCGAGTTCAATCGTTCGCTTTGCCATCGCTTTAACTCCCACAAAGGGCGGCTATCGAGTTTATAACATCGATGAAGTCAATGTCCGAGCAGGACAAATGTGGCAAACGACTCTCCATAGTTAACAGAGGGGGAGGGGTGGGACCAGCACCCCTCCCCGGACCAGGAGAGACGATTACCAGCCGATGCAGCGGACTCGGCGGACTGTGGTGTATTGGTTAATTGTCTCGTCGGTTGCTCGTTCTGCTTCGTGCATCGGCGATGTGGCGGCGGCTGTTCGCCGGTTAACCGGGGAATCGCCAGTTAACCGCCCTTTTCCTTCTGCCACAGGTGCGTATCGGGACGAGTGATCCCGAGACAGGACCGAAACCCAAACCAGGAGAGACCAATGCTCACGATCAGCCAAAAGAAACTCTGGGCGGTGTTGAGTGGCGTTGACGACGACGACGACGACGTGGGCGTCGATCAAGCCACGATGG